GATTATTGTTACAGTTTCTATTTTAGCAGAATGAGCATCTCCGACGATTATAACATCTCCAACTTGAAAATTTGAAGGATCGGAGACTTCTATCTTTTTTTTACCTTCGGTAGTATTGGTGTTAACGCTTCCAGTACCTGCGGCAGTGGCGTCATCATTGTTTCCGCTATACGGAGTTCCGTTTCCTGCGTTCCCGGTAGATGTGGCTTTTTTTGAATTGCCGGAGGGAGTAGTGTTGCCGCTACTGTCTGAGCCACTACTGCCAGAGGATTCGCTATAAGTTGTCAATATATGATTAAGGCTTCGAGGATAGAAATTTCTTATCGATTCCGTTTTAGCCAGCAGGTATGCTCGGTTAAGCGAAAAGGTTCCTCCATCTAAGTCCCCAGATTCAATAAGGGAGCTGTTGTTTTTAAAAATAAGATCTCCGTTTTCATCAACGAATGATTTAAAGTCAGCTACGCGATCAATCAGGTCTATAAATTTCTTTGGCATAGATATCTTTACACTTAAACCGGGGTAGGTAAATATTTTTTGATCTTTATTTGTTTTAAGTGTATTATTTATAGTAAAGAACTCACCATGGCGAATACAACAATACGACAATTGGGAGATGCCTCCTCACTCAAGGCTAATGACTATTTATTGATAGCCCAAGAAGATGGAACTACAAAAAAGGTTCCCCTTAATAGATTAATTTCCGAAGGCATGGTCGCCTCAGATTCTAGCGGAGAAACTACAATGGTTACCCGTGCGAAAATTTGGGTTGGACACAGCTCTTCATTAACAGATTTACAGGGCGTAGAAAGGTCGGCATCAAACAATTGGGACGATAAATCGTGGAACCTAATACATCCCGGTAGAGGAAACACTCCGGAAGATATTAAGGCTACAGATTTTTGTCATTTCACGGCAGTGGATCAACCAGTCCCTATGTTTGTGCTCAATAGGCCCTTCCTGGACCTACATGAGGCTATGACTTGGGCTAGGTACAATGTGCCCGGAGGCTGGGATTTGCAATTCGATTTCGTTGGCTCCACCCACTGCTTTCATCAAGCGGACAAGCTTCATCAATTCAGCCCCAACTTCACAGGGGGAATGAATTTAAATGTCATATCTTTTATACCGAAACACAGATTTATCGGCTCCTACAATTCAACCACCAAAGTCTGGGACTTAGGAAAAGCGCATCCAAACGATAAGTGGGCTCATAACCGCTGGGCGCCAGACTATGATACCGCAGGAGGGCCCAATAGTACGGGTGTCGCTCGAAGCACATATGTAACGGCAGACCTTGGCGTAAATGACTCCGCCTGTCGGGTGGACCGCCGAATGGAACCTCGCGAAGGCCAGGCCATTGGTGACGTGTATATCCACATGGGTGGCGGGAGCGGCTTAAGAATTTGGTTTAGGGACATCCCTAAGATCTATATCTCCGGCTTGGTATGGGCAGACACACATTATAGTCGACAGATTGGAAACCAAAGGTTTTTCAGGGTCAGTAACGGCAGGATGCATTTGTTTGGGGAAAATTGCCTTAATCTAGAGGCTGCGATTCACGTTCAGGCAAACCAAAGAGGGGTCACCTTCATGTCAAAGCACGGATGCTCAACTATATTTGAAGTAATTGAAGGAGGCAGTGTTTACATTATGTGCAACATTCGCCATTATTCCGTTGGAACCACCACGTCAGCGTGGCAGCATCAAATCACACATCATCTCAGTCACATGCAGCAGAACGCAGTCGCTTTGGCTTCAGAAGAAGCCTTGTGGCATGCCGCACCCAAGCAAATCGTACAATTAGCGAGAGTAGGAATCAACGACTCCGGGGTGGCGGGCGTATCAACATGCTGCTGGGACCCCTTATATCATGGGTGGTATAGGGCATTGGGCTTAATAACCTTAGATTCGAATACTTTACTTTACCACAATGGAACAACCCTTAAGAGTGGCGGCGCAACAAACAAGGCAAATACCTCTGGCACCGGCTTCATCAACTGGGGAGACTTCAACCATCATTCTTGGTTAGTTAATGCCCATGGGAATATTAATGACCCGAACTGGGAGCATTACGATGTCGATAGCTTAAATTGGTATTATCGAGGAGTAACGCCGACCAAATCTTACACCGATGGCGGCACCGTACGTGAAGCAAACTTTTGGAACGTCGCGGGAACGAGTAAAGAAATACCGTGGCAAGGATGGAAAACTTGCACGGTTACTAACGGTGGGGTTTTCTCGGAGTGTCTCCCTGGAGTCATAAAGGGTCAATACATTTCCAACGGTGACACTAATTTTACTGGAACCGCAATGGGGGCTCCTAGCGACGGCGACGGAACCTATTCCTATTTTGACGCAAGAGGTTTCCGACACTGGCAGAAGAAGACAATTTCAAATACACAGGTACAGGCCTTAACTCCCATCCCGTCGGAACCCGGCTTCTCAGAGGGAGGCTACAATTTCGTACAACATTATCCTAATGGCAAAAATTGCCGCATAGGGGCCACGATCAACAGTCCATGCGAGTCGGCGTATTCCTTTTGCTCTGCAGACGCAAGAATTTATTTAGCCAAGCAGTACTCAACAATGAATTACATTGGTGATCGGGGTTGGATGTGGATGGCTGAATACTCAGAATTTTTTAACGATCAATACGGTGGAGGAATTACCGATCATAGTTTCCATGCGGCAATACATAACGGCGCACATGTCTGGAGTCTGCATGGTGGTACGTTCCCGGCCCCAAACACGCAAACCAATAGCCGGGGAATATTTAAATATAAAAACGGCAATGGATCAATGGATCACTTCACGCTTACCAGCGGCGAAGTCAAGAATTGGCCGATTATAGGTGGATGTAACTTTTTAAATCAAAGCGAATATCCAGGGACCCCGCTCGAGGATCGCACTGGAGCGGCTGGGGTCGGATACGGGAAAAGCTACCTTCATAATATGGGTACGATGGGTGCTTTAACAAGCACTGGTACGGATCTATGGGGCTTTCCTTCGCTTCAGTTTTCTCATCAGCAACTGAAGCCCGGAGGTACGGGGTCGGTCTTCACCCTCGCGTATAATCCTCCGGGAATCGGCGTGGAAGTCGTGGGTGAGCATAATTCAATTTTTCCACTGGAGACATGTTATGTTAACAATGGCGGGGTATATGATGACTGGATACAGTGTTACTTTATTGACCTTGAGGCTCGCCCGGCAATCCATAATTTCGTTGAGGGGATCAATGGAAGAAAGCAGCCTTATTGGTGGGATGAAGGTACGCCCTATTATTATAATCAATGGCACACATCACCATACACCCCTACAAACTGGGGAGATGGGTACTAATTCCTACAAGCTAAAAAACAATTTTTTATGAGTGAAGAACAACAAAACCCAACTGTCCCGATGATCCATCCGGATCCCGCAATGGAGCTACTCGACCCCTTCGCCATGCTGGAGGCCTTAGAGACCATAGATGAAGTTTCCACTAATCTAATTAACGGAGAGGACGCTTCGACGTTCGCAAAAATCGCAGACGCAGTGAAAAGAAGGAATGAATTATTGAGTGCAACTGATTGGCTTGTGGTTGGAGATAGCCCCTTAACGGATAGCGAAGAACTTGCGATCAGAGCGTGGAGACAGGAGCTCAGAGATGCCCCGCAGGGCGATGAGTGGAGAGATCCCAGTGCGCCCGGATTTTTGAACGTACCCCCAATGCCAGAGACAAAGTACACCCGCAATATCCTCCAAAGCCTTGGATACATAAACGAGGATTTTGGGGAAACAGGGGAGATTGAGAGCTTATCTCGCGAGGAGCACCCCGGACATGATATTGGAGAGTATTCGGCTACGTGGAGAGATGTAGATGGAGACCCCGGCTTGAACGCGGGGCTTATTCAACCCGAGCCCAAGACCGAATCCGAATCAAAGCCGCCCGAAGAATAACACTTGACAAATCCTTACCGATATGGTAAGGTTATAATATGTCAAATTTATTGTATAGAACCAAGACATATTTAGTTGGGCACATGCAGTACCTCTCAGGAAGGAACTGGAGGGCTGAAGTCACCGATAGATTAAAGTCGCTCGGGGTCACCTGCTTTGACCCATATAATAAACCTTTCATGAAAGATGTAGAGGAGGACGAAGGTACGAGAGAAGAAATGGATACGTGGATGAAAACTAAACAGTATGACCGGGTAACCGAAAGAATGAAGACAGTGAGGGCATATGACCTTAACCTTGTAGATAGAAGCGATTTTATTATAGCTCATCTTGTTCCTGATGTTGCTAGCTGGGGAAGCGCAGAAGAGATTGTAACCGCAGTAAGAATGAAGAAGCCCGTCTTCGTAAGCATGGAGGGAGGCAAAACAAAGACCCCGCTTTGGATGTTAGGAATGTTTCCACATAAATATATTTATAATTCTCTTGACGAAATCGTTGATATGTTATATGCTATTAATGATGGCACAAAAACAATCGACTCCGATAGGTGGAGACTACTAAGAAAGGAATTCAGATGATCGAACTATTAGCAGCAGCAAATTCAACTTACCCAGAATTTTTTCCGGGAGACTGGATTGTGGGCGCCGCCGGACTTTGTATATCTTGGTGCATCAGGGATGGTATTGGGTTTTTCACAAGTGAATAAGGCTTGTGTTAAACCTAAGCTTAGCTTACAGTACAAACCGCGCCCCTCTGCGGTAGATTTTCAGCTGGACAGAGATAAACCCTGCGTCTTTAAAGACGCTATAGATAACGAGCTAGCAAGAACGTTAAATTTTGATAATTTTAAACAAAGATTGCCAGACAAGGAGATTAAGCTAAAGCGCTCGCTCTGTCAAAATGAGGAGCAGATCACAGCAACCCTACATCAATATATAGACTATATTATTGAGGGCAGTCCGCTCAAGAATGCAATGGTTTACCACCCTTCGTCAGGAGATACGACTTTTAGCGATTTCACTATAGAAGATAAACTATATTGCCTTGCGTTAAATTGCGAGCACCTAGAAGATTTCATAAAGCACGTCTCTTGCCCGTCATTTTTTGGAGATTGGTTCGACAGATATTTACCTACCTTCAGGGATGCGGTAGTATACGGGCATATGCACACTTGGTTTTTTATAGGCCCCAAAGGAACACTTAGCGAATTACACAGCGACCATGACGATATTCACACGACGATTCAGCAGTGCTGTGGCATTAAAAGGTTTTTTATTATTCCTCCAGATCAACAGATATTTCTTGAGGGTAAGTTTGATAATCCCTTACTGGAATCGTTAAGGTTTTCTTTAGAGGGGGACAGCATTAGAATTGTTTCTCAATTGAATTCCACCGAAGCAGGTAAACTTTTAGAAGTTATGAGCTCGATCGATGTTTATGTTAATGATATCCAGGCCGGAGACGTTATATATGTTCCATCAATGACGGGGCATTACGCAGAAAGCCTTACGAATTCAATTAGCGTGAGTAGGGACTTTATAGATGATAGAAATATAGATGCTTATTTATTTTCTGGATTGTTCAAGAGTGATCTTTTCAGTCGGGCAGTTCATCTGGCACATTTCGGAACCATTAACTCCCTTATCAATCGACAATATGAAACTGTTTAAATACTCAGATGTTTGCCTAGTCCCTAGGTATAGTGATTGCAGTTCTCGCTCAGAATGCGACACCTCAGTCTCCCTTTTCAATGGAGATTCGTTCAAGCTGCCCATCATTCCCGCAAACATGAAGTCGGTCATAGATGAGGGTTTGGCGCGGTGGCTATCAGAGAATCATTATTTCTACATCATGCATAGATTTAATATAGATATTGTAGACTTTGTGCGTAAAGCAAATAAAGAAAATTGGAAGACAATTTCAATTAGCATTGGAGTACAAACAGAAGATGAGCATATAATTAAACAAATTTCAAACGAAAATCTTAGAGTAGATTATATTACAATCGATATTGCACATGGCCATTGCAGGAAAATGGAAAAAATGATTAAGTTCCTACTCCAGCAGGCGCCCGCCTGTTTTATGGATGGGTGCAAAATCATTGCGGGCAATGTAACGACAGAGTTGGCGGTAAGGGACTTATATAAATGGGGAGCGTCTATAGTTAAGGTGGGCATCGGACAAGGAAGTCCTTGTACTACAAAAGATAAGACAGGATTCACAATGCCAATGTTTTCTTGTGTGCAAAAATGTGCTGGAGTATATGCCGGAACGGGCGACGACAAAGTTCCAATTATTGCCGATGGGGGCATAACTTCCTCCGGGGATATTGCTAAGGCAATTCATGCGGGCGCCTTTATGGTTATGGCTGGCGCTTTATTTGCGGGTTGCAACGACAGTCCGGCGAAGACGATTCTTTGTGCCGATGGCTTAAAACGAAAAGCTTATTTTGGTTCTGCCAGCGCAGAGAATAAAGGTCACAGAAATCACGTCGAGGGAGTTCAGAGAGAGATTACTGCAAGCGGGTTCTCGTATTCTGAAAAACTTTTAGAGATTGAACAAGACCTCCAGAGCGCAATTAGTTATGCTGGAGGTGGAGATCTATCATCGCTATTGGAGGTGGATTGTGAAGTTATTACCTAATGATAGATTAATGAGGGAGGCCACTCTGGCGGATGAGGTAGAAATAAAGGATTTACTCCTTGCGGCGTTCAATGAAAACGAGGGCCTCCATCTTCCACTCAAGGCAACAAGAAAGAATGTAGATAATTTTTTCTCACTAGAGGTCAGACCTACGCTAATCAATCAAGATCCGGCATACCTTGTCTCCGCAGGCCCCTTTGAGGAGCCCAGTGTTCCAATTGCCTTTAGCTGCGCATCTACATGCCTCAATCAAGTATATGATCTCGATAAAAAAATCGCAGTGGGAGTTATTACGGTCATTGCAAAGGCTTATAGGAATCAAGGCCTTGCGACGAAATTACACGCGAAGGTTCTTGAAGCCCTCAGGATTAAAGGTATTGAATTTGTATTAACGGAAATATCCACAAACAATAAACCCTCATTTAATAGCTGTTTAAATATTGCAAAGAAATCCAAACTAGATTACGAGATTGTAGCGAATAAATATGAATGTAGAATATAATTTTTTTAAAACAATATTTTCTCATTTAAACATAGAGACGGAAGACGAAAGAGTTTACGAGCTATGCAGCACGATTTGCTCAAGCTTTATTGAGTTTCCGGAACCTGCAGAGCCGCCGAGTTCTTGCGTGGTTGCGCTTGCGGCGAATTGCGGGGCCTCATTTCCTAGCGCTGCAGCAGCAGGGCTAAATTGCGTAAGCGACAAGCATTTATTAATCAATGAGATAGCATATTTTATCGAGGAAAATTACCAACGCTCCCCCGATGTTGTCTACGGAGAATATCATTGCGCCGACCAAAGGGTTCCGGGCTTTGGGCATCCTTCAATTAGGGGCGGAGATCCCCGCGTAAAATTCTTAATACGCTCATTCCCGGATCTTATTAGGGAGCGAATGAGGTTTTGTCTTACCCTGGAAGAGATGTTGCCGGTACATATGAATGTTGGTTGCGCTATGTCCGCTTTACTTTTAGATGCGGAAGTTCCCAGAGACTATATATCATACTTTCCGATGGTGGGAAGATTGTTTGGGTGGCTTAAAATATTTAATACTACAAAAAATAATTTCAACAAGGTAGTACCGTCTCAGGTATTACTTAAGTCTTTTTCGAAAAGTGAAAATTGAAGTCCAAGATGATTTTCTGCCGACGCGCCTCGCTGACTTTTGTGCAAGCGATATTACTCGTCGCTATAAACTTAGAAAATTCAAATCGAAAATTCTACACGACAGCGTTAAAAATATAAATAATAAATTTTTCAACAGGCTTTCTGCTCGTATTCTTGAGGACCTTGGATACGAAGACCCCTTGCCTGACCACGGGTGTCTCGTAAATTCCTTTTCCGCCAAGAGCATACCCCTGGGCCCTCATGATTACCAGCAGTATGACGGCAGAGATATTAATAAACACGTCATATATTTTTTGTCCGAGGGCGCCAACTTTACGGGGGGCTCTCTTTTTTATTCCCCTAATGAGATCCTACCTCTGCAATTACGACAAGAAGCAAAGTATCATAGGTGTCACCCCAAACATAATAGGTTAGTGAGCGCGCCGCCCAAGGCAGATAGGTTTTTCGACATACTCCTCGAATGTGACGCCCCGATGATTCAGGTAAATGTTTTTTGCTTCAATGAATAAAAAAATATTATCCATAGATATAGATTATTGCCTGGACACACATGATATGGTCGAGGTTTTCGATTTATTTATTAAAGCGCTGCATGGGATAAAAGATAAGTCTAGGGTGGCATTGGCACAGTATCATGCAGATATACTAGATATGCTTAACGGCATCGACGGAGAGCTCGACATCTATAACGTAGATCTCCATCATGATATTTTTTATGAGAAGGAAGCATCAATTGCCGAAGTTCGAGCGGGCATAGCAGGCTCATCAGATTGGGTATTATGGTCTGCGCTAAACTTAAATCTTAATTCTTATACCTGGATCAAGCAGCCCTATTCAGAGGAATTCTCAGAAGAGATGGTGGAATTGTTCTGTGAAGCGTATTACAAGGACAGAAGCTATGACATTATTGATGCGAGAAATGTTCTTTTTACTAGCAAGCTTGCCTTTACGCACGATAGCGAGGATTTTTGCATCAAGCAGAAGCCCTCAATATTTGTTGAGACTAGATTAAACAAAGAAATACTTAGCATAGATTTTGACTATCTTTTTGTTTGTCTTTCCCCTGAGTATACCCCTAAAGAGAATTATTTTTTCTATGAAATCTGCAAATCAGCATACTCGACTCATTTTAATATAACGTAAGATTGAAAAAAATTTTTCGACAAAAAAACAAAGACAGTGGACGACATACTTAATCACCTCCATAAAACTTTCTCGCGCGAGGAGTTCAAGGAGTTTGGGGATTATTGCAGGCAATTCAAAATTGTCCACAGGTGCCTGGATGGAGTAGGAATTAATTATACGCGCGACAAGATCATCTCCATCAAGGGATACTGCAAAATACTAGACGAATTTCCAAAATTTTCAGATCGCTTTTTGAGGGGCTTCACAAGTAGCTCGAGATATAAATCAGCCCTATTAAATCTTTGCTCAAATAGCTCCGCTTGCCTGGGGAACAGGGACACTGGCCTTGCGGGCGTCAATCTCGGGCTCAAATTTAATATTGAATCCCAAGTAATTACAAAGTCAGCATATATTAAGACTTGCCCAAAGAAAGTGAACGTAATAAGCTTCGCTGGCGATCAGGTGAGCGAAGATAGATACTCATATATCTTCAGCAGGCCATTAATATTTTTCTTAAATAAATTTTTCCAACTTCACATACCCAAAAACCCTCACGGGATTGAGTTTTCCAGGCGGAAGGCAGGAACGTTTGCTACGGTCTATCCTATTTTTCCGTCAAAGACAAGAGAGAAGATTGCAATTAAGTATCTCACTCTTTTCAACAGTCTTCACAGTGTTGATCCATGGAAAATAGAACACAACCTCTTAAGGGTTATCTCAGGTGAGTTTCCAAATTGGTCTCCGATTACGAAGGGGTATGAGTCAGGCGGAGACTCTAGAAAGATATATTTGGGAAGGTTTTCCTATAATCATTCGTCTTTTGACTACTTTAAGTATTAAATTGAGCCTATAATCCTTTGAAAGTTATGGTAACCTATACTTCTCACACTAACGTTTCCTGCGTGACCGCCGAACCTATATCGAATTGTTTTGCCGTACTCCTTTTCGTAGTCCAATATGTCCTTTATAAAGTCAAATGCGCCGCGCTCCTTGAGCCATTTATAATAGTAGTCCTGCATTACGGGTTTTGCCTCCAGAATTATGTCCATCTTTTTAAAGGTGGCAGCATAAAGCGTTATATCCCTAAACAGCGTCACCGATGAAGGCGGTTCAGTGAGTTCAGAATCAATTAAAAGCAACACATCCCAATTTACACAAAAAAAGTTCTTGACATTCTATTCAAAATAACCTATACTATATCCTTAACAATTAAAAACTATGAGTGAAACAAAAGAAAACACTAATTCAGAATGGCGTGAACGAGAGCTCGGAGCTTTGTGGGTACGCCAGGGCAAAGGCCAGAAGTACCTCACTGGTCATGTCGAAATCGAAACCATGCCTGGGGTAACAGAAAAGGTGAAGGTAGTAGTCTTTTCCAATAAGGGCAAGACAGAAAACGAGCGTGCGCCCGATTACGTGATGTATCGTTCGGTATCTCCTGAGGCTGCGGCATCAACAACCTCGGACCAGGCGTCCACAGAAAGCACGGAGAAAGCTTCCGAAGAACTTCCCGCTGCTTTGGTGTAATATTAATCTAGGGAAAATCCTTTGGGGGTGTCCCGGATTCGATTGTTATTTGAAAGTATTACAGCAACACGAAGAGATGCCCGGCTTCGTTAAAAGGCATACAGCGATAAATGCTAATAACATTGTTCGTTTTGAGGACTTCACTGCTTGCGGGGAAGAACTCGCCCTAGCAGCTTAAACAACTGCTACCTCTTACTTCTTGACGCAGATAGGGAGGATAAGGGGTCATTAATCTGCAAAGCACAGACAACCGACATCGGAGAAGAAACTGTGTTGAAATAAATAATAGATCCGAACCTAAGATGCTTATATCCAAAGGCAAAAGAAAATAAGCTATTGTTGTAGACCTAATATGGAATAATATACAAGACGCGGGTTCGACTCCCGCCACCTCCACCAATTTATGTTCGAGAAACTAAAGTCCTTCTTCAAGTCAAAAGATTCCCCAGGAGATGCGCCTAATATTGGCGCGACTGTGGAAGGAAAAAGGATTGTTTCCAAAAAAGACAACACAACCATTGTAGCTCAAATAGGAACCTTAGTTTGCAATCATGCGGATATTTTGTCGCTCGAGCAAGAGTTGTCTCGGGAAGATTTCAAATCTTTCAATAGGGCTTATAAAGATTTCTTAGGAGCGACGAGAACCTATGGTGTTCCCATGAAGGAGTCACGAAAAACGCTTCAGAGAAATAAAATTTCTAAATTTCTAAACTTATTACTAATGCACGGGGAAAAGATACGAATTAAGCGTGTACTCAAGAGTAATAAGCAATGAGTCTTTTTTTAGTTAAATACGAGCTAGATGGGGACAAGTCCCCTCACAAAAGATATTATCACGCACTGGATAAGCAAACAGCAAGAGCAATGTTTAATGAGACCTGCAGGAGCGGGTCCCTGACGGGATGCATCGCGAAAGTTTTAGAGATAAATACTGCTCAAGAAAAAAACAAAAAAAATGAAAAATAAATTTTATAAAGTGCATCTTAGATTCTATAATTAAATTGAACATTAACCCAATAACTTAACTACATATGAACGATACAGATAAAAATAAAGTCACATTGGCCCTCGCCAACTCCTTCCTACAGCAAGCCACCTTGCAGCAAACCCTTCAAATTGTACAAGAGAAGGCGCTCGAGAGAGCAAAGGAAGAGGTAGAAGGCATGGAGGACGCCCAAATTGAGGAGGTCTTGACAAATATTCGCGCGCAAGAAATTGCCCAAGAGTTGAGGGAATCCGGAGATGGTCCTGGCGAGGAGGAAACCACTGGTGAAACGTCAGAAGAAACCACTGACGAAACGTCAGAAGAAACCACTGACGAAACGTCAGAAGAAACCACAACGACAACGGCATAGTTACGTTGGCAAAAATGCCTAAAATTTCTAGCGTCTTTGTTGTTACTCGAAACGGCAGAAGGGTCGAGGACATAAATTATTCTTCTCGTAAATCCGCCCAGGAAAGAGCGGCAAAATTACGGAGCGCACTAGCTTTATCTCACAAAACCCTTGGTCTGTCAAAGGAAGATAGCGAAATAATCGTCAAGGAAGTCGAAAAACCTAATAAAATTTGGTAACCTAAAATGGAAGTCATAGAGCCGGAAGCAAAAAGTTTCCTCGATTTGGCCCTAGATAGGGGGTACAAAATAGAAAAGTGCTCCAGAGAGATGTCAAGAAAGGGAATAGACTTCAACATGAAGGGAGTCTATAAGGCAAGAAATAAAGAGGTGCATATGCTTGTCGCGGTCAAGCGAAGGAAGTCCCCGAAACCCTCAAAGTATTTGGACAGATGGATCTGGATTGAATTTAAAGGTAGCGGAGGGGTAGATGGCTGGATTTATGGAATTGCACACTTTATTGCTTTTGAACGAAGCCATGACTACATTGTGGTGAGCAGGAAAGCCTTACTTGATTACGTTAATTCTTCCAAGGGCAAAATCAGGTGGGATCTACCTTTTGTAGCTACGCCGCGAGAAGCGAAATACAGAATTTACCAAAACCCTAAAACTCGATGTCAAATTACGCAGATCCTTTCCAAGGATATTATTCAACTTGAAGGCGCACAGGTTTGGGAGAAGTGACAGATTTTTTTCAATTTATTTTCAGTAGCTTCTGGGTGTGGCTTGGGACATTAGTAATTATATATGTTATAGGACACGCCCTTGCACTTCCCTTTTTTTGGTGGTATAAAGTAAAGCAATTTAAAATGAATCGCCAGACATGGGAAATTAATTAATATGCCGTCGCAGGCAGATTTTGATAGGGCCTATTTAGACATGGCGAATACTTGGGGACAACTTTCTAAAGCCTTAAGAAGAAAAGTGGGTTGTCTAATTGTTAAGGATGGAGCAATTATTTCAGATGGATACAACGGAACCCCTTCGGGATTTAATAATGAGTGCGAAATCAAGGTTCCTTCTCCTAAGTTGGTCGTAGATGATGAGGGTCAGTTAGTTGAGGGCACCTACAAACTTAAAACAAAGCCGGAAGTTCTTCATGCGGAGAGTAACGCAATTACTAAACTAGCGAAATCCACTCAGTCGAGTGATGGAGCAACAATGTACATAACAATATCCCCATGCGTAGAATGCTCAAAACTAATAATTCAATCAGGAATAAAAAGAGTCGTGTTTAGGGAATTTTATAAATCTCAGGAGGCGATCAATTTTTTAAAAAAGGCAAATATAACAGTGGAACAGCAATGTATATTAAATTCAAAAAATTAGACCCTAAAGCGCAGATCCCAAGCAGAGCGCATCCCACTGATGCAGGAATTGATCTTGTGGCAATTTCTAAAGAGGTAAATAAAAAATACAGCTTTATCGAGTATGGTACGGGGCTTGCAATGGAGATCCCGGCTTTCTGTGTCGGCCTTCTTTTTTCGAGGTCAAGCGTATCAAAAACAAATTTAATGCTAAGAAATTGCGTTGGCGTTATCGACGCAGGGTACAGGGGAGAAATAAAATTAAGGTTTAGTATTGACAATGATACAAATAAAGAGTATGATATACAAGATAAAATTGGACAGTTACTTGTATTTGAAATTCCATTTATGAAAATAACAGAAGACAGTAACCTCTCTGACTCCGACAGAGGAGATGGAGGCTTTGGGAGCACAGACATTTAAACATGAACAAAATTAATCTAAAAGAGACAATAAAGAGAACTATTGGGAGTTATAAAAAGTATAAACTTTCTCTTGGGGAAGAGAGTACAGTGGATACTATAGCTTCAGACATTACAGATGAACTTAATAGGAAATTTATTATAGAGCCCGCAGTGACTTGGGCGCATAAAAAACCCTCAAAAAAGAAAAAAGATGCAGGCGATTCTTGATTATTCGTTAAATAAATTCTGCCCATTAATTATTATTGGGTTTTTAATATTCTCCAATTTTAAGATTGATACGTGGGAGCCATGGGTCATTATGGGCATGGTTTTATTTGTTGAGCGTTTCAGCTTTAAGGTGGGGTATAGTGTCGCTTATTGCGAGAAGAATAATATATCCACTGAATGATACTTGGACTATCATTGGTTATCTCCGCGCTTGTCGCGGTAGTTATTTTGCTGAATGTAAAATTGCTAAGGGAAAGCGGCAAGATATCCCGGGCGGATGCGAAGCTTAAGCTTACTGACGATCAATTAGAGCAATACAAGGACGAGTTAAAGTCTTGTGCGAAATCTCAAGAAACACTTTGTTCCACGATTCTAGGCCTAAGAGAGACCCTCGCAACAGCCAACGATAACCTCAAGATAGAGAGATCTGATTTTAATAAGGAAAAAAATAAGCTTGAAGAAAGCGCGGTGGCGCTATCTAAAAAATTGACAGAGGAAACCGAGGCCAGAAAGAAGATACTATCCCAAAAGAAAAGCGGAGAGGTTAGGCTTGGGCATATAGCCGAGAAGTTGGCGCCCTTCCTTGAAGACTTTACCTACAATCCAGAGAACGCAATATTCCTAGGGCAGCCTATAGATTATGTTGTATTTGAGGATGATGAGGTGGTTTTCACAGAAATAAAAAGCGGAAAGGCCCAGCTGAGCCCAAAGCAGCGCCACATTAAAAAGTTAATAGAAAATAACTGCGTATCATGGAAAACCATTAGAATAGCGTAATTTTACTTGACAAATATAGAAATATAGACTATTATTATAACTTTATGAAAAATAAAACCAAACTAACAATATCCTTTACTGCCTTGCTTTTAGGGGCAGTAAGTTTAAACGCCGCCAACGAATCCTTTAATGGAAACGTTAGCACAAAATACACTTCGGATTATGCACGAAGGGGAGCTCTACTTTCAGAGGAAGCAGTCCAGGCACGGGTTGGATTCTCTAGTGAGTTCTCGGGAGTTGACGTGTTTGGAAACTTCCAAACGAATCAAAGCACGGCTTCTCTCGGAGGAGATACAGATGAGCTTACCCTAGGGGTGGGTACGTCCTTTATGGATAATCTTCTGAATACTTATCTTGGAGTATACAATACAGATCATAGCACGGCAGCAGATTCTGATCTTGAAGGATTCGTTTCCATCTCGCTTAATACTGCGCTTACTCCCACAATTGCATTCTATCAAAACACGGACGAGAGTCTTCAGACTTTTGAAGGGCAATTAACCTATAGCGTGGATCTCGATCTTGCAATGCTTGATCTGGGAGGAACGCTAGGATCTACTGACACGTTGGTCTCAGAAAATGAAACCTATACAGGCTTGACTGCAAAGGTTTCTCGAACGATTAACGATCAGTTTAATGTTTTTGCTGACGTAGCCTTGTCGGATACAGAATCCCGCAATAATGAGACGGTTTGGGGCATTGGCCTAAACGTAACTTTCTAAAAACAGGAACAAATTTATTATGAATAACGTAGTAGAAACAGTCAGATCCGCCGTTGGCGGTATCTTCAGCGTCCTCGTCTCTATCGTAGGCTTACTTGTGCTCGCACAAGTTGTCTTCGGTGAAGCCGCAGGAATGAACGTGATCGCAAACCTGCAATCCATTGTAAATGGATTTGTTGGTGAAGGAGCAAGTTTGGCTGGGCTAATTACCCTCCTACTTGTTGTGGCTTTACTTCAAAAGCAAAACAATAACACCGAGTAAAACCACAAAGGTTACTCATGAATAAAAGGGGCGGCATTGTGCTGCCCCTTTTTTTTGGCGGGAGTAGCTCAGCAGGATAGAGCAACGGTCTTCTAAACCGTAGGTCGAGGGTTCAAATCCCTCCTCCCGCGCCAGTTTTAAATTTAACTTGAATAACATCTCGCGTATATATAATATATAATACAGGAGTGTAATATTATAAATGAGCATTGATGATGATTTCTATATTGACGGACCCCAAGATTACGACGAGCAAACGGACGCGTTTCGCTTTGAGCTTGATAATATGGTCGAGCGGTACTTGGAGGAGTTTGATATTAATACTTTCGTAATGATTGGGGCGTTGAGGGAGAAAATGCAGGAGTTGATTGATGCGGGGAATATAGACATCGGAGACGAGATGCTCGGAGAGGGAGAATGAAAGCGTGGAGATATTTAAACGGGAGGGGCAAGCTTTTGATTGTTCTTTGCGTTATAAATGTTTTTCTTGCAATAAATTCAGCTATTCATGGAGATCCGTTTTGTTTTTTTAGTTTTGGAGTGGCGTTATTTTGTGGCGTGGGAACCTATTCAAATAAGTGCGATAGGAATAAGTGTAAAGAAGATAGTGAAGTATTTTGATTTTGTTTCCGTTGGGATTTTTATTTTTGCATTTATAATAGCAATTCATATTTATGAGCTACAAGATGAGAATGAGGAGCTAAAGTCTATTATTGAGAGTCAGAAGACCCTTCTAGACACACAGAGAAAATACATCAAAGAGGTACAATATATTTTCGATCAACTTCCAGCCAATAACGCTGCCCCCAATATATTTTATTATCGAGAAAAACATCCTCCAGCTTACAATGATCCGTTATGACTTTAAGAGATTTAATTTACGCATGTAGCTACAAATCGGTATTTAATATTATCCATAAGACTTATTACAAAGATAAGTCAAATGAAGAGATCAGCGATGCGGACGTGAGCTTTCTTGGAGCGTGGCAAAATCTCTACAAGCTTCAAAAGAATCCCAATAAAGATTGGAAGGTTTATATTACGGAGAAAGAAGATGATAATCAAAAGTTTATTGATGTTTGCTGGTATAACGAAGTAGAGGATGAACTTTATGCAATAGATCTTGTTGAGTGGGAAGAATTAATTGATAGTGAAATATATAAAGCGGTGACGATGGACAATACAACAGCTGCTGCTCACATTTTATGGGAGATAACCTTTTTCGGCTTCTCAGCTTCAGCAGTTAGAAAGGAGGGGGGCAAGCTTAGGAAGCTTCAAGAGAGAATAGAGAGTGGTGAAGAAAAATTAATTCCATGGAACCCAGAAGCGACTTGACATTATTAACCTATTAGTGTATTATATTTTAGTATGAAAAAATTAATCGTAATCATAATGACCTTGCTTTTCTTGACTGGTTGTAAATGTGCTCTATTAACACACAAATGCAATGGTGATAAAATCTGTCGTTGCGAAGCAGGCGCTTGTAACTCAAATTGTCAAGACTGCAAATGCAAATAACAAGGGCTGAGGCTATATGTCAGGAATTTTGCAGCGAAGTTTCGGCTTCGCGCGTTCTAAGTGGAACGCTTGAAGACCTAAAGGAAACGGACGAAATAAGATGTGAGCTTGAAATGGAATTTTTCCCCGAGCTTTGTATTCGTATGCTAGACTTAGGGTATCGGTGCCAACAAGTACAAAAGGATCAAAAGAATAATAGGTGCATAGCCTGGTTTATATGATGAAAAATTCTAAAAAAAAATCAGAAAATCAAATTATTTCTGAGTTCCACGACAAATACAATCGAAAGGACGGAGGAGCAGGAAAGGGAGATTCGCCGAGAAGTATTTTCTCAGAGAAATACCAAAACAATTACGACGACATAAACTGGGGTGAGCCTAAGACCCAAAAAAAAATATTCAAGAAAAAGAAGCAATAGTGGACGATAGACAAAAGAAATACGCAGGGAGCGATAAAGGTAAAGAGGCGCGCTTGCGTGCGCGCAAGAAATACGATGATGCAGATATAGAGAGAAGGCGCAGACAAAAAAGAGAGTATATGCGTCGGAAAAGAGAAGAAAATCCAAATTACTGCAAATGGAAATAATAGCGCATAGAGGGGTTTTCCTTTTTGTCGCCTTTAGCCTATTGGCAGGGAGCTGCCTTGGGGTCAAAAGAGTTAGGTATATTTGCCCCGAGCAACAGCAAAAGCACGAAGAGTATTGTAGAAAAATAAAGCCTTCTCCGACTTGCGGGCACCTCATTAATTGCTTTATGGATGATTGCCCCGCCAGAGAAAAACCACAAACAAGGCCCTACCCTAAGGAAATAGGGGATGCATATAACCAATATAGACTGAAAAAAGAAAGTGAAATTGAAAACGCTATATTGTCCAGTTTTAAGGATTTTGGCCTTACCTACGTTACCCTGACCGACTCCTCAGCAATCGACAATTCCCCAAATTGGAGGCGTAGTGGTTGGCTAGGAAATTTCTATCAATCAAATAAGATATGGATGTATCACGAACATTTGGGGTGGATTTTCCCAAAAAGATCAGGGGAGGGGTTTTGGCTATGGAGAGAAGGATTAAACTGGATTTGGACAAAACAAGGGGTATTCCCCTTTATTTATTCGAGCGATCTTTCCACCTGGATGTATTTCTATGGTCTCAATAGAGGTGGCATCGCCTTTTACCAATATTCAAATTCCTCAATAATTATTGTCCCGTAAATAACATACAACAAGATAAGAAAGTGTAATCATAAATAATGAAATATCTAACCATACTATTATTCGCCGCCTTTGCGTCTAGCGCATTAGGCGAAAGACCAAAAATTAAACCTAAACCAGAACAGGGCAAACCCGAAATTTCACGCCCCTCGAACAAACCCTTTCCGCCCCACTGGGGGCGCCCACCTGCAGTACAGACTAAGGATTTCAAGAAACTTCCTTTTGGGTTTGGCATGGGAAGCAGTACGTTAGCGAAATGGATTTTAAATAACGTAAAGAAAGATAAGGCTCGACCGCCGCGCCCAGATAAACCTAAGCCTTCGCCAGAAATACAGGCGAAAATCAAGATTCTACATGAAAAGAAAAAAGAAATGAATGAGCAGCGCAATAAATTACGCACAGATCTTAAAGGTAAGTCCAAGGAGGACGTTATAGAATTAATTAAAGCCTTTAAGGAGGCAAATAAAGACAAACATCAAGCAATTAAAGAAGCGCAAAAAGCGCTTTTAGAAGAAGTAAGATCAAAGCGTCAAACGGGAGACAAGAGAGAATAAGTGTAACATAATATGTGCTGAAATATTTTGTATTATTATTGATGACAGGCTGCGTTGTCGCGGATACGCCCCAGCCGTCCGACACCGCATTCGACGAAAATAAGCGAGACTGGATTGAGGTATATAAAAATGAAATGAGGATCGCTATAGATAATGAAGACGAAGCGGCGTATCATTTCTATTTCCAGGAATATATGCGATTAAGAATAAAGGAATATAAAGAATCTAAAAAAAATAAACCTTGACATTTATCTCTAAATATGAGAAGATCTATTCTAGATGAGCGAGACACATATTATTGAAGTCAAGGAATTAGAAGACTCCACTGGGGATTTATTTATTGAAATTCCACCCGTACTCTTAAATAAGCTGCGCTGGAAGGAGGGGGACGACGTAAAATTTACAACGACGCCAGCAGGCTCAATCCAAATACGTAAAGTTAAGATGGAGACCGTGGAGCTTGACTTCAATGATGATGAATTATTTAAATACATGCAATTCGCACACCAAAAAGGAATAAGCTTCAACGAACTTTGCAACGAAGCCCTGAAGGACCACCTTAACTTCGACAACCCCCACCTTGCGGATCACCCCTTTAACCCCCTGGGTCACGAGCAAACAAAATGAAGATTGGAATTACGGCAATTCTCGACGAGACTTCCTTTTGGCACGCTGGGGCCCCGCAGCACGCATACTACCTTTATAAATTAATAGATTATCTAGGGTACGATATCATTGCGATTACAAATAGCGACAACATTCCCAAAGGGGTGAGGCATGCCCCGCCGTCCCTAGAATTATATAAAAGCCTTGACCTTATAATTTGCTTTGGATTTCTACCAAGGCACCAGTGGAGAAAGGAGATCTTCAATGAGACAAAGATCGTTTTGCACTCGACATACAATGAGTATTGCGGAGACGTTGCCGAAATGATTTATTGCAACTTGGGTGACGTAGATTATAGAGGGGGGAGGGAATATATCCACGAAATATGGACGTTGGCCCACCATAGTTTAGCGAATGATTATTTTAAAACAATTTATAATACAGAGAGGGTTTTTACGGTTCCGTTTCTCTATGAGAGGGATTACCTTAGGCAAAAATGCGGTGGAGCAATACCGATAGATACGTCCAATGGCCTAGGTATAGCAATCTGCGAAATGAATAGAATATATAGTAAAAATTCACTTTTTCCATTTGCAACCGCAGCGAGGGCAAATAAGCAGGTTCCCGGATTAATTAATCATGCAGACCTATATTGTATTGAGGGAAAAATGAAGGAGTCGCAATACTTTTTAACTTTTCACAAATATGTGAGCGAAATAAACGGCCTCAAGACAAGTCTTTTCCCAAGAAGGCCACTGAATCAAATTTTTACCAATGGAACTAATTGCCTCGTTTCGCATGTCAGTGACGACTGGGGGTTGAACTACATCAACTTTGACGCAATGCACCTTGGCATACCCCTTGTGCATAATTCTAGATTTATTAAAGATTTCGGCTATTATTACAATTGCATGGATATGAATTCAGCAATAGATCATTTAGAGGAAATAAAAAACTCCTTTAATCAAATAGAATACAGGGAGATAGGGGCGGAGCATTTGCAGAAATTTTCCATAAACAACGAAAAGGTCCAGCAGAAAATCATAAACAGATTAGAGAATGTTTTTTAATGAAAAAAGATCAATCACCATTTGATCCTTATAAGTATTTTTTGAAAGTTTATTTTATTATTTATTTTTTAATGTTAGCTATCGTAATTATATGCAATATATGAAATATTTATTTTTGCCATTATTCTTACTTACTTCGGGATGCCTCACTCAGACTGCGACCATGGAAGCGTTTGAATATCCCGAAATAAGCCCTGTCTTAATGGAAATAAACAGCGTTCCACAGCCTTTTGACCTAAATGGCAGGTCGCCTTATGTACTTTGGGTGAATGGCTCTAGAGTGGACCTCCCAATGGAAGATTTAGCATATCTAGTGAATAAAATAGGAGCGAAAAATATCAGACCTATAGAAATTGCTGATATTCATCAGGGTTGGCTTTTTCCTCATTTTGTAAAACTCAGAGAGCTTGATTCCCCACAAAACAAACGAATACGGATTGTGAAATGACCGAAGGCAGTCCAAATAAACTTTCACTTAAGGGTTATACCGTAAACGTAGATACTGAAGATTTAATTAATATTCACGCAAAAGAATGGGTATTAGCGTGGTGCGAGAAGCATCACCCGCATAAATTCAAAGAGGCAAGAGCGTTAATATCTAATGTATTAAAGGAGCCACAGAAGGAAGAGACTATTGGTTTATTCTTAGACAAAAAGGCCTAAATAAACCTTGACTTGCCTCAAATATTATGTTAATATTGTATTATTATGAATAATTTACATGTTTTAGATCTCGGCAAAAACGTCGCCACTCTAGCCCATAGGGGTATAAACAAGGAAATGGCTCCAGATGAGCTTGAGTTGGCAGAAAACGAAGTTAGGACTTTAACGCATAAAGAAGTATTAAATCTACCTAATGAGCTTCAACCTGGCAGTGCTATAGTGGTTGAAGATGCCCACATGGGGAGGCCGCGAACAGAGCTTTCTTTAGCGCAGCCATTTGAGGAGCCCGAACTGCTGGCGTTTTATGATTTGTGTGAGAAAAGAAATATCACCCTGCGGCTATTTCCTCAACAATTAACGCCACGCGCCCTTAATTTTAGTCACCCCGATGGAGTAGAAGCGAAATCCGACAAGATTGATGTTTTGGCATTATATAATTTTTTAATTCATTTCCCCGAGCTCGCATTGAAGAAGCCTATGTCCTCTTTTGAGAATGATCCCCGCAAGGAAGAGGGGTGGGCATACAAAAGGAAAACGAACTTTATTTTAAACACCGAGCGGAATGTCCAGTATAAAGGAACAAAAATGAGATCCCTCCTTAACGGAATGATTCCTAAAATTGTTTTGGAAATACCAAAAGAGTCACTGGAAGTCTTTGGTCTTACCGATGACAATAAATACAAGCAAGATTGCAAGGGAGGGAAGAAAGGCGAATATAATTCCAATAAAATTGACATCATGGGCTTAATGAGTATGCTTTCGCTGCTTGTGGATAATGACCTCAAGCCCAGAGTAAGGAGCTGGACCCAGCGCCTGCCAGGATTGGATTTTGCCAAGGAATTTGGATTACCCATGTCCCCGTTTCGTGGCAAAGGTGGGGTGCCACGCAGCAACTTTGTACACCATAATGGGAGGCGGTACATTAGAGGTAAATGGAGACAAGAGAATCCAAATAATCTAGCGTTTGCGAAAAAGTCCAATAGGGGACTATTTACCCCTGAGGAAGACGCTCATTTTAAAAAATATAGAAGGAAGTGGCGCAGGGCGTTGATTGATATGTTTCAAGCAATGAAGCGAATCCTTGAAAGAGAATAATTTAAAGTGCTGTCGGAGTTTAACAAGTCATGGCGTTCAGTCGTCGTTTAGAACTTAACTCCGAAGCACCCCTTTATGAAACCAAATAATTTAAAACACTGTCGGAGTTTAGCTAGTCATGGCGTTCAGTCGCCGTTTATATCTTAACTCCGAAGTGTCGCTTTACATCATGAAAATTACTAAAGAACTAAAATACGCAACCTTCGAATGGGACGAAGAAACGAAATCCTTTATGATTACAGAAGAGGACGGGAATAGGGTCATTCTAAATAAAGTATACGCTTTTGCGTTCATGCGTTTCGTTGTTCGCATGGCACAGCGAAACTGGTTGCGAAATCAAAAAAAACCAAATAAGCGAAATCAAGATGCGACTCAAACAATTGAAGAGCGAGAGATATACGACCCCAATCAGCTCACGTTCTGCGAGTATGAAGTTGGAGAATCTTAATAATTATGGATAGAAATAAAGAGTGGCTTGCACAAATGCGACAGAGTTTTCGTTCAGAAGAAGAAACGGCAACGAATGCAATTTTTAATGCTTCATCATTCGATCTAGTCTATGCTAGCGAATGGGAGGAATTCTTTTATAAAGAAACAGATGAGTGCGTCCCAGAAGGGGAACCCATCGGACTTGATTGCTGGAATACAGACGGGAATATATGTGATCTTGTATTATTTAAAGATATTTACTGGAACCCTAGCTGGATTTAACCAAATATTCGCCAATATGTTTACGAAAGAACTCAAATTGATCCATAAGTTCTTCTTTTTTAATTTGATCTTTTTCGGCTTTTGCTTTATTGTATATATCCAGAACGAAATCATCAGTAATTTTATGTTTAACTTTAACAACCTTTAATGGCATGACAAATACAAATACACTTGGAGACAACGACAAAGTCCAAAAGGCTATCGACGAGGAGTTTAATAAAAAGAAACCTAAATTTAACTTAAGTACTCCAGACGGGATTAAGTATCATTTCCGTCATTACAGTAAAGAGGTTCAAGATGTTGCAATAAATTATTTATTAACTCCGCATGGCAAAGGTAAAACAAGAGAGAATCTAACTGTAATAATTAAGGCTGTTTTAGAGCATTATTCGCCTGCGAGTGATATAATTAATCCAGACCTTAAAGTAGACTTTACTGCGTTAGACGAAAACTCGGAGATCCTTAAGGACTTCGGCATGGATTCCCTTTCCTTGATGGAAATTGCATTTTTTATTGAAGAGGTTTTTGATTTAAGAATTGAAAATGAGAAAATATTAGAAATTGTAACGCTTGGGGATGTAATAAATATGGTAGAATTAACCCAAAAAGAGCAAGAAGGCGTTGATTGGCCAGAAGTTCACCTAGGGGGAGCCTCAGCGCAGAATCCAGGGCCAAATGACCCTGCTTTAGCACATAAAAAATATAAGATAGGATGGGTACCAAACCCAGAGAATACCACGGCATTCCTAGAGTGCAATGCTCCCGTTTTAGATATGTCTGACGCAGAGACCATTAATAAATTCAAAAAAGCCAGCGACGAGGGGAGAATAAAAACCACAGAAGATATGCAAAAATTCATAAAGGATGAACTTGCCCCGAAGCCCAAGCGCAAGTATACAAAAAAATCAGATTATTGGAAAAAGAAAAAGAAAAAGAAGTGATAGCATTTAATAAAGGGTACGAGTTAAGCTCTTTTACGAGTGACGATTTAAAGGAAATTCTTTCTAAGATTTTAGCAAATAAGGGTAAATTCAATAAAGGGACGACATTCGGAGGACTCCATCCCGACCAAATTCAAGACGTCATTGCCTTCCTTATGTTTCAGGAAGGAAATCATTCAGTGCAGTTCACAGTCTCTCTTGAGGATGACGACTACCATTTAATGCTTACAATTGATAAAAAACAAAAAAAACCTTGACATTCCCGCCAGGTTCTGCCAGACTTAAACCATCATGAAAAATACAGAATTCATAGAACTAACAGAAATGTGGCATGATGGACTCTATACTAAAGTAGGGGACATAATTAATAACGAAGGCTGGAGCAGGTCTAGAGTGGCGGAGTTTTGCCTATACTTTAATAGATATGTGGGCGGAGGACAACTAGAAGTCCTCTATAAGTTTCTATAACATGGACACGCTAGCAGTATCGGAACACCATCTGAAGGTTGAGGCAGATCCCTTCCGTATGAAGGTGATCGCGGAAGCGATATCAGATTACGTTCTCAAGCATCAATTAGAGGATGACACAACTTTGAACGATTTCAGATATAATATGGAGGCAATTTACCAAGATTATCATTGCCTTATGCCCGACAATTGGAATTATATTGAAGAAGATCGTCAAGTAGTTTACGGAGCATTTTAATGAGCGATCTAGAAACCTTATGGGATACTCACGATTTTGCCTTAAGCAAGGTCGCCATGCTTGAAGATGAGTATCATTTCTTAGTTGGTCAAGTTCATGACTATTTCGCTCAAGAGGCGGGCGAGTCATTTGAGGCGCCCATAAATAAGGATGATTTGTTGTCTCAGTTTAATGAAGTTGAGCAAGGGCTTGATAATTATTATAATAAGCAGCTTACAACCATCATGGAGCTTGAAGAATTTTACGAAGAGAACGCTTTTTCAATTCCCCCCGAAAGGGAGGTTTCCGCAGCAAGCTTTAAAGAATTAAAGTTAGTTACGGCGAACCTAAGGGATGCACTCAAGGAATCTTCAGAAGAAATTAAAATTATCTTGACTTCTGATAATTAATCAGGTAATGTATATTTACCATGAGCAGAGGAAGACCAAAGGGGTATTCACCCTATATTGAAATATCGTACGAAGAACTTGGGGATTATGTTGGGCGCAAGTCTCTAGTTAAGGTTGGGAAAGCGTGGCTAGAGTCACTTATATCCCAAACGACTACTTACTCTAACGCCGTTCAAGAATCCAAGCCTCCTAAGGAGGAACCTAAAATAGAATATCAACTCACTAATTTTGATGAAGACTAATTATTTCCCAGACCTTATCGGACAAGGTGCCGTAAAGAAGAAACTATCGTTTTACTTGGATGCTTTTAATAAAACTGGAGTATGCCCATTTTTACTTCTTACTGGAGCAAAGGGGCTAGGCAAAACTCAATTCGCAAAAGAGTTTGCAAAAAATCTCAAAAATAGAGATGAAAGCAAGCGGGCGTTCCTTGAGCTAAACTGCTCCACCATTAAAAATAATGAACAGTTTTTTGAGCAAATATTCCTACCCTTAGTAGCAGATAATGAGATTACAATTTTGTTTGATGAGTGCCACGCTTTACCTAAGGACTTAACCATGGCGTTTCTAACAGTTTTTAATACGGAAACGTCTACAACTAAATCCTTGGAATGGAACGAGCAAACCTTTACTTTTGATTTTAAAAAGCAGACCTTTATTTTCGCTACGACTGAGAGCGATAAGATCTTTCCCCCGCTTAAAGATAGATTAACAAATGTTGATTTCGCCCCTTACTCAGAAGACGAACTAGGTGATATTCTCAAGTTGTGTTCCCCAGAAGTAGTCATCAGCAAAAGGTGCCTTCCAGAAGTTGCGAAAACCGTACGAAACAACGCAAGAAGTGCAGTCATGAGGGCTAAGGAAATATCTCTCTATTGTGGGGCAAAAAGAAATTATATGTTTAACCTTGACAATTTCAAGGAATTATGCGATAATGTCTCCATATTACCGCATGGAATAACTTATACTGAAAAGCAAATTTTGGACGCTCTCAATAATCATGGCTCAGCCACCCTTACTGGTCTTGCTGCGAAGATTGGGTTAAGCAAAACTGCGCTTCAGAAAGATCATGAGCTATACCTTTTAAATAAAAACTTTATAGAAATAGACGGAAAGCGAAAGATAACAAGTGGAGGAATGGCGGTGTGCAAGGAGATGGAATTACAATGTACTTAACAATACCAGATAATAGTGGGGACATATATCATGTTCCGATACATAACGTTTCGTATCTCAAGGAAAGCGTCCCAATAGGTAAGGCGAATATAGTTTACAAGATTGTGTTGGTTTGTGAAAAGCAAATTCTCGTCACAGAACAACAGTTTATGATTGTTCAAAAAGCGCTAGGAGAAGTGTAATATACTGCATGGAGAGTGCAGGCAAACACTTCAAGGCATATCAAGAGGGCATTGTTCGGGCGAGATTAATCAGGAAAGACTTAAAAAACCATCCAACAGAATATTACCCCGAAAAAGTAAGAGGACTAAACAAGGCATACATTCAAACCGTAAAGGAAATTATTCGCCAAGGAGAATCTTATCTAGATAAAACCCAAGACCTTGAGGCTGGATTAGAGGTTGCGAGGGCAATAGAGAGCTATAAGGCATTTTTAACCACACTCCCCAAACGAGATGAAACTAAATGAAGAAGAAAGGCATATATTCTTAAAATGCGCCGAAGAGCTAAACGAATTGGCTGCAGAACTATTAAAGGCTGTAAATAAACCCAATAAAAATAATTGGGGTAAAATTTTCGATGAGCTGGACGATGCCAATAAGTGGGTAAAACTATTAAGAGAATTAAGAGAAGATGACCGATGACCCCTTTTTCTATATTGCTATTTTTTTGGTAATGTGCATGGTTTACGATATGGTTGTCTAATCGACACATTAGAAATATATGTTTACAAAATAGCAAAACATCGACATGAAAATTAAACTAGGAATAAGAGGTAACTCAGATCAAGTATCTGCAATCATCATTAAACTTGATGATCTTACGCTTGTAACTGCCGACAACTTGTTTCTTAGTGGTACAGAGAGTAGAACCAATATCGGGAAAAGCATAGTCTCACTACTTGAGTCTTTATCTTGCGTTGACAATCAAATAGAAATAGGAGAAACCTTAATCCCTATGATAGAAGATGAATTATATATAGAAAAAGGAACTTTAAATAAATTTATAAATGAGTCTTAAAGAGACAGAGGGTTGGAAAAACCAAGAGAGGGCATACGAGCAAGGCTTGAGTGTGGGCAAAAAGCTTGCGCAAAATAAAGTGCTTAAACTTATGGATGAAGTAATGGAGGAGTATGAATCCCAAAAGCCTAAAAACGCTAACGATACTTTTGCTAAACAATCTAAATTAAATGCAATAAAATATACAAAGAATTTGATAGAGGAGCAAATAACATGAGTAAAACAAAAAAATATAAAATGAAATGGATTGACATAGAAGATGAAGCTCCCGAGAAAGGCAAGAGATTGCTTTATTTCCACGACATGACAGGCGTTAGCCTTGGATTCTACTTTGGTATAGATGACGAATATTGCGCCGAAACTGGTCATGTTTTTGGTGGTCAATTTGGCTTTCTAACAGGAGATGCGACTCACTGGACATACATTCCCGACTATCCCGAGGGATTTGAAGATATTGATATAGCTGATAAGGAATGGGCAAGCGAAGTAGAAAAAGAAATCAATGAAGTAAAAAAACCTATTGGCGGTGAAATGAGCAACGAACAAGCGTTATCGGAGTCCACGGGAGGGAGAAGCGAAATGACCCAAGAACAACTAGATGCGATTAGAGAGTCAAATTTTTCAAAATAATTAAATGTTTAATGATGGAATACATAATGACTTTGAGGCCGCTCACCAAAAAGGCTTACATAGAGGCTTTGATCTGGGTTGGTCTTATAAGGGGAGATTTGATCGCTCAATAATAGAGGATATGATCAAGACCCTTGATAAGCAATGCGAGAAATGCCCAAGGTCAGAGGGCAGGCTGAAAATACTTGCCCAAAAAGAGATTCTAAGGCAAATATTAAAAGAAATGAAAGAGCACTCAAATAATAGAGAAAACATAACCTTCAACAGTTGGTAGATGAACTTTTTAAGACATAAGTATATAAATACTAGAGAGTTAGTACTTCAAGCTCAAGGTAGTAAAAGGTTTTTTAAGTTCATCACTCTTCCAGAATTAAAAATATTTAAAACAATTGGCTTTATTATTAGTGTGTTGCTTTGAATGACGAGGGGTGTACCATGAAGCATGAAGAACAAAATAATTGACTATCTTACAGTCCAGTTCATAAGCGATAAAACTTTTAAAGCACATTACGCACAAAGAATTCGCTCGGCATGGATTTGCGCAGAAAAAAAATATAGAGCCTTAACAAAACAAGAAAAAATAGAAATTTTAAAAGAAATAGATAAGAAAAAATAAGCCACCTTAGCTCAGCTGGTAGAGCACCTCACTTGTAATGAGGATGTCGTCGGTTCGATCCCGACAGGTGGCTCCATCAAAAATAAAATAAATGAAAGTATTTTTAAGTAAGATTCTTTACTACATTGGAGATTTTATTTCTCAGTTTTTGCGCCTTAACTGCTTTGCTTGGTTGTACCCTCTATACAGCAAAGTGATGTTTTGGAGTTGCGACCTTGATAAAGACGGCAAAGTTTGGAAAATAGTTAAAAAGAGAAAATTACATGATGAATAGTCAAGGTAGTAGGAGAGGTGACAGAGAGGCTTATTGTGCAACATTGGAAATGTTGTGTTGCGGAAACGCAACCGTGGGTTCAAATCCCACCTTCTCCGCCATTTTTTTTGCGGATGTGGCGGAATCGGTAGACGCTACGGACTTAAAATCCGTTGCCCGTAGGGCGTGTGGGTTCAAGTCCCACCATCCGCACTAATTTAGGGTTCAAGCCCCTGCGAACCCACTATTTTTTTTCTTGACATAATACTTATTATAGTCTACCTTTGTTTAAACGATGCAAAAAGAAATCAAAGTTATTAGCGGAAATCTCTTAGACTTTCCGACTCACTGCGGAACTGACCCTGACAAATATGTTGGGATAAATGTCATTGCGCATTCTTGCAACTGTCAAAATGTTATGGGCGCAGGTATCGCAAAGCAAATAAAGGATCGCTATCCGCAAGCCTTTGAAGCAGATAGAGAGCGATGGGATAATGAATACAATGATGGCGGGAATTGGAGATGTCAAATAGGGGATTACTCTAAAGCCGAAATTAAGAGTATGTTTCTACCAAATAATAAAGGAAGGATTTATAATCTCTATACCCAATCGGGATATTCAGTGAGGAAAAGAGAAGTCAACTATGAATATTTTTGGAAAGCATTGAAAGCAATGCAAGAAGACTTGCTTTTCATTCAACATGAGACAGGCGAACCGCAAGTGCTAGGTTTGCCTTATGGAATCTCTTGTGGGCTTGCAGGAGGTAATTGGAAAATAATAAAAGCAATAATTGAGGATATTTTTCTTGACTCTTTAATCGAATGCTATATAGTTAAGTATGATGATCTAGGAAAAGATTCCCCAGCTGATTGGCAGAAGTCAGCATTTGAAAGGACAACATGAAATACGACAGATTTAAATTAGAAGAATGTATACAATCTTTGTATCAAGTGAATGAAGACTTGAGTGCCATGATGCATAAAGAGTTCGACACAAAAGAGGGCTTAACTGAAGACCAAAAGATGAATATAATTATTGGCATGATGGAACTTCATGAACTTCGTTGCGATGCGACTTTTGAATGTATGGAAGAATTAATAAAACAAGGAGATTTAAAATGACCGATCCCAGCGAATCCAACATAACTAACAACATGAAGTGTCCAGTAACGGACAGAACAGATGTAATAGATGATTGTTATATTACTATTGAATTTGGTTATGGCAGTGATAAAGATATGACCACCTACAACTTCAATACCGTCCACGACAATGTAGGGAAAAAGGTCTTAGAGGCTATTCAGTCTATGATGCCGAAGGGTAGATCTGTTGAAGATTTCGGCAGAAATGTCATGGGGGAGCTTTTTGATGAAAACTGGTGGGATAAGCTTTCTGACGAGCAAAGAGCAGATTACAAGAAACAATGGGGAATTGAATAATTTCCTTGACAAGAGGATCAAAATGTAGTAGAGTATAACGCAATGAGCAATAAACCAAAAGATTTAACACGACCGCCTTTTCAAAATAAAAAAAGAAACAAGAACAGGAGAAGGAAAAAACCTTACAATTTGAGCCCCCGAAGCAAGCTAGAGCGTTGGTTTGATAGGCATAATCATAAAATGGAGTTCCTGCGAACTCTATTCGGGCTTGCAACGGTAGCCTTGCAAGTGATCATTTTACTTAAACTATTTCAATTTATTTAAACATGGCGAATAAATATCCACAAGAACAAAAAAGGGTTGTCGAAGAGATTACTACTTCTACGCAAAAAAAATGCACCCATCCCCAACGGCAACGCAGACAGGAAAGTGCAAAGAAATGCGCAGAAGCAAGAGCTAAACGCTCAGACAAGCAACAACTTGCCCACTTGGATAAACTTTTAGGAAAAAACAAAGGAGCGAAGAAAGAACGCGCCAGACTTAAAGCAAGAATAACAAAGAAATGAATAAAATATATAAAAATTGGTTTGTACACAATATGTTCGCGCATCCATTGAGCGAGATCGTATATTGGTTAGTTCGTCCTCTTGGAGATAAGAAAGCGAGTGGTATTTCGGGAGTTATCCATGATAGCACTGTGCCCGAATCAGAAAAAGCTAGAGTGTTGGGGAGAGGATGAAAATAACGATTGAATCATATGGAGGCACCTTCAGTTGGGAAAGCGAAGGTGACGATCTAAATTTAGCGGAACTAATTCCTCAAATAAAAGGGTTATTGGTTTCTGTGGGGTATCACCCCAAAAGTGTTGACGAGTGTTTTTCGCCAGATGCCTTTGAGTGGTTTCCAGAAGTCAGAGGGGTAGAGGATTATTTAAAATCAGAAGGGTTTAAAGAGCAATGAAACGAGCAGACATAATTATTTTAATCGCAATCCTAATGGTGGGTTGCGTCGCAACGGAAAAACCCGTAGTAACCTCTCCTATTCCTATGGAGAACTATGACGAAGATGTTCTGAGGGCGAAGGCTTCAGATTTAAATATGAGACTTGTAGACTATCTCCATGCACTCTCAAATGGTAAAATCGCAGACCTAAGAAAACAACCCTTTATTTTATATCAAGCATATGATGAGAGATGGGGTAATGACCCTTTTATCAATCCCGTATTTGCGACGAAAGCAGAAGCAGAAGAATATGCAAAACGAAATAATATGAATGATCTTAAGACAGGTCATTCCTATATTGTGCGTGAAGTTAATTATCGTTATGAGGTTCGCCAAGTAAACGATGCAGGAAATGATTTACTGTTCACTTGTAGAACTCATAACGAAGCTTACGAATATGTTGTGGAGTATAGCTCATCTCATTCAGATCTCGTAATATACGATCTTAAAACGGGGAGGTCTTTTGAGGAGACTCCGTGAGCAATATACATTAGAAGTTGTGCTAAAGCGTACTGGCACCAAAGTTTACGCAGAGAAGTATCACTCCATAAATGACGCTCTTTTTTCTTTTGCGGAAAAATGGGATTACCCGAAATGCAAATCTAATTACAGAATGACCATACAAGGCAACGGGAATCTATTCTATCAATGGGGATAATCTTACTTAATTTATAAAAAAACCTTGACAAGCCCCAAGAATTAGTCTAACATTAAACCATAATGAAAAATATTACTCAAGAAGAACTCGACAGGTTAGACTCCTGTCAGTCCCCCCAAGATTGGAGGGATGCGTGTGACGCAATCAAAGAGGCAAGAGCGGGTATGTACCCAGATGATTGGTGGCAGAAGGTTAAGCAAAGCGGAATGATGGACAGGATTCTTTCCCGATGGGACGAAGATTCCGATCTTAAAACTATCCATTTTACTGACGCAAGCAGTTTATGCAAATATATGGCTGACGGCAAATACAGGAGCGAATAAGATGCCTAACTGGACGCATAATACATTTAGAATCGAAGCTTCTAAGAAAAAAATAAAGGAACTTAAAAAGAAATTTAAATCCAAGGATAATGTCTTTGATTTTAATAAAATCATACCCATGCCCAAAAACTCAAAGAAGTTTCAAGCGAAGGGTGGAGTAAATAGTGACGACATGGAGATGGTCGATGGCGACCTTGTTATCAAAGAAGGCAAGCCTAATAATTGGTATGTATGGAGTTTGGATAATTGGGGTACGAAATGGAACTCTCAGGACGCAGAAATTGCCAATGAATCCGACACTCATGTAGAGTATTGTTTTAGAACGGCATGGAGTCCGCCACTTGGAATAACTAAATCCTTTTTTGACGATGACTGCGATACCCTCAAGGGAGTTACTCATGTAGAATGGTATTGCACTCAAGAATTTGAGGACGAAGTGCATCATATAATACGCACAGAGAGAAACAAGGATAAAAAGGAAACGAAATGATTAAAGTAGTAAAAAATCCTAGCTTTAATGGTTATTATGAAATATATGACGGGCTATATGTGGTCGAAGAAGTTCAAGGAAGAACAAAGGCACGAAGAACCGCCGTGAAATTAGCAAAAGCGTCCAAACAGTCTTTTATAGTTTTCTTGGGAGAGACTGTCGATATTGATTAGTGTAAATATGCTCAATGGAGGACGCAGACAATTACCTCATTCGTAAAATAGACGAATTAAAGCGTTCCATCGCAACCAAGGGCATAGGTCAGTTTACAACATCTAACCTAGAAAAAATACGCCAACTAGAATCACTAATAGCAAAGCTAGACAATGAAGGGGGAGACTAAAAATAAAAGGTACGAGGTTGAGTTTTCGGTTCTAAAAAGAGAATCAGTTGAAATTAACGCAACCTCAGTACAAGAAGCAAAGAGTAAAGCATGGGAGTGCATGGAAATGTCTGACGAACATGGAAGAGGAAGCTCAGATTGGACGCATGGTTGGGAAATAACCTATGTCGGAGAATTGGATCACGATAGCCAAGATGTCCCCTTTTAAGTCGTATGAATGATGATTAAGAAGAATAAAAATGAAAACTAAATGGTATCAAGTAGAAATAAGTAGCACGACATATCGCCATTATGACATCAAAGCAGAATCCAAAGAAAAAGCAGAGGAGTTAGCCCTTGATGCAGTCGATGAAGATTGGGAAATCAGCAAGACATGGAAACAAAATGCTGAAGTTGCATACTGCGAGGAATTTAAATATAACAAAGATTAGGTAAAAAATACTAGCGTGTGTGATTCAAATAATAAGCCCATGCACATCAGCGAAGCCATCGACCTAGTGGTGGAAGGTTGTAAAATGCACATGAACCAACTTGACAATGATGGATATTGTGCAGAAAGCGATAACTATGTAGTTGCTCTTTCGGTGTTCGATGACTGGATGGAATATATTCATGAGCAAGAGGAGCAAGATGTATTTAGAGAATTAAAGGAAAATAAGGTTGACAAATAAAGCGATACCTGCCATGATTATTTCACAATGAAATACGGAACCGCAAAACCACAGAACGCATTAACGAGCAACCAAGCTAGCAAGGGTAATGGAACTTATAATGCCAACTACTATACCCCAAATATACCACTCTTTCAACAACATAAAAACATAGCCGATTTTGTCAAAAGCCCTTTGGCAGTACATTACCCAAAGAAGAAAATAAGGAGAAGACTTTCGTATCAATTTTGGTCTAATGTCACAAATAGTATATCAATGTTGCCAAATAAGGAGAGAATTAGGGTGATATATAATATGTGGCTACAAATGGATGGAAGGCACGCCTTCGGAACATATAAACAGGCAGGATTTGAATTAGAGTCGGCGGTACTATCATTAATAGACTTAAAAGAGAAACAAGATGGAACTAAATAAAATAATTTTAGAAGTATTAAATAAACATATCAGACAACGAGGTGGGGGATTTAATAGACGAAGACTTGCAAGTGAAATCGAAAAGGAAGTGGACAAATATTGCATGACCTTAATGGAGGCAGTTGTTTGTGGTACTTCACCAAATAATGACTACGAATAAAGACTTTTGCAACGATAAAGACTTATTAAAAAGTTTTAATAAATTAAGCAAAGAAGAGTTTCTTGAAACTCATGAATATATTCACGAATTAGAATATAATGCGACAAGAAGAAAATTAAATAATAACATAAAAAATATGAACGAAGATTACAGTATTTCAATACCTTTTAGCAACGAAGAACTTGAAGAAATGTTGCATGAAAATAAAAGCTTTTTATGGGTTTTTCCCACTAATGAAAATGAAAATGTTCAAATAACAATCCACCTGCATAAAGAAGAATAAGCAATGATTGAGGGAAGTAAAATAATCAAGGTTCGCCAGATGACCGATGAGGAATACCAAAAGGAGGGATGGTATAAATGCCCCCATAAGAATACGCCTGTTTTGGAGTTAGATAATGGGTGTTTAATATATCCAAGTAAGGATGCAGAGGGTAATGATTCTGGAGCATTATTCGGCGTTGATGCAGAACGAAAAAACTTTTTTACTGTTGCGTAAATAATGAGAACGACATCAAGAGAAATAAGAAAGACCGAACCTACGACAGAGGATATGCGTTTTGACCTAGCAGAACTAGAAGCAATGAATATGAACACATCTGATATTATTAATATGCTTATTGATGGATTTGAGGGTCTTGAAAATATGCCCGATATTGATATTCGTGACGAGTGGAATGCTCTTTTTGGAGAAAAAGGCAGTTATGGAGAAGGCTGAATTACCGCACGACAAATACCTTGAATATATTTCTTTTATTGCAAATAAATTAGAAAAAGGAGACCAAATAACAATCTGGAAGGATGAGTATCAAGTCCATATCGAAGGTATGGGAACTTCTAATTTTTCCATTGAAAGTATTAAATATAAATACGATGACCCTTATGACCATATAGAGGAAAGGGAAAGGGACATAATGCTTGCAGAAGATGAAATAAATATAGCATCAGCGAATTGCGAACGAGAAAAGACCAAATAAGCAAAGAATCGCTATCTCCTTGAGCAACAAGCGGATATAATTTTTTTAAAAAAAAGGCTTGACAGGTTGGAGGAAATCTGTCAATCTTAAACCATGTCGAACGAAAAAAGCATGAAAGATATACTCTTAGCTGAACTTAATAAGGAAGTCCAGAAAGGATTAATTAAAAGAAGTGATGCAGTTCTAGCCCTTGATATATTTGATGAAGAAATGGAAGAAGGGTATTCCGATTGCGAGGCATTGTATAAAGCGTTGGATGAAATTAAAATGATAAAAATCGAACGACAATGAACAAACAGTTAAGAGACTTGACTCTCAAAATAAAAGACCTAGAAGCGGAGCTTGATTATTACAATCTGTATGAACCCGATGACAGGGAAAGTGCAGACAGGCTCAAGAGGTTGATTGATAAAACCTATGATGAGTACGATGACCTTAAGAAAAGAAAAGAAAAGCCAATTTTCAATGGAGACAATGAAAATGAGTGCGAGGAGTGGGCAAACAGGGAGTAAGATGGAATATAACGAAGAAAATATAGAAAAAGTCGCACAACACATTGTTGATGATATGAGTTTGGATGATTTGATGAGGTATGTTTATGACGACCTTGTTGAGCTTTTCTGGAAATCTGACGCTCATTTTATTGAGACTTTAGAAGCTTGCGGTATAGAGGAAGAAGATTTTGTTGACTCTAAAAAGTTATCACCCGAAGAAGAATCCCAAATGAGAGGTGGGCATCACCAAAAATATCAATGAATGGTTACGACTACAAACTAAAAGAGAGACAAGTAAATAACATAAGCGATATTGCATCGTGCATTGATGATTTGCGGTCAGACTTTAATCACAATTCTGAAAATAGTGCAAAAAGAATTGATAACGGACTAGGTGATGTTTGTACTTTCATTGAAGCTTTAACCTCGCAAGTTGTTATTTTAAATAAAACAATGGAGCGAATTGCGAATACGATTGAGACAAATAAGTAAAGCCTTAATAATGAATTGGAAAATCGAAACAAGAAAGAAAGGTTCAGAAATATATGTGACCTGCGAAACTGATGCTATTTTTGTCGGGGAAGGATATACCAAAGAAGAACAAACCAGAAGCCTCCACCTTGCAAATATAATCGTTAAGGCATTAAATAAACATGACAAATAAACTATTATTTATAGGACAGGAAAGAAGTCGGCTTGCTCAAGAGCGTGGAGTATATTGGGAAGATGAAGCACAATGTGCAAATCAATTATTTAGAGCATTAAGAGCGAATGGGATTGACCCAAATAATTGTGCATTTCTTAATCTATTTACAGACGATTCGGATGGCAAGAAATATGCCGACAAAAATATTGACCAAAAATCTCTAAATAAGATAAATAAATGGGAGGGAGAGAAAATAGGAATGGGCAACATTGTAGGAAGAATGTTGACTCACCTCAAAATTGACCATACGCAAATCGTCCACCCTTCAGCGAGGGGAAAAATCCGTGCGAAAGCCCTTTATATTCAACACATTAGGGAAAAATTGAAAAAAGTCAAAAAAAATGCTTGACAGGTGGGGCGAAACCTGTCAGTATTAAACCATGCTTAAATTAAAAAAGTTATACAAGATTGACTCTCTAGGGAAACTTAGGGAATGGACGATGCACATAGAAGGAGACTCTTTTTATGCGGTCAAGGGATTGGTCGGAAAGAAGTTGACTCAAGATAAACCCACACACGCAACTGCGAAGAATGTTGGCAGAAGCAATGAAACCTCTGATGAGGAACAGGCAGAACTTGAGGCTAAGGCTCGTTGGGACAAGAAACTAAAAGAAGGATACGCACTCACTCCAGAAGATGCGGAGAGCAAGAAGTATTACGAACCGATGCTCGCCCAAAAGTTTGAGGACAGACTTGATAGGGTAAACGCAGAATGGAAAGATGATGGATTTGTATATTCTCAGCCAAAGTTGGATGGGATTCGTTGCATCGTTCGCCTTGAAAATGGTGAAGTTGTAGCAAGGACTCGCAAGGGTAGAACAATTACAACTATCCCACATATTTTAAAGACTCTTGAGCCAACTTTTGTTGATAACGAAAAACTCGTTTTTGATGGAGAATTATATAATCACGACTTGAAGCATGATTTCAATAAAATAGTTTCATTAGTGAGAAAGCAAAAACCAGTTCGCTCAAAAAGTGATACAGATAAAAGTTTTCAAAAGAAACTGGATAAGTTCGTTGACGCATTGGTGGAATCTAAGAAATTGGTTCAGTATTGGATATATGATATACCAAGAACAACCAAGAAAAACGAATCGAGTAATTTCTCTGAAAGATTCTTCAATAGAATGGATTCGGATTCACCGATGCTACCACTTAGTACGCATTGCCAATTTGTCTCTACTTCAGAAGTTTTCAATGAAGAACAACTGACAAATCTCTATTCAAAATATATTGAGGAAGGATACGAGGGGCAAATGATTCGGATAGATTCTCCATACGAGCAAAAGAGGAGTGCAACGCTATTGAAGAGAAAAGACTTCATGGACGCTGAGTATAAAGTTGTTGACATTGAGGAAGGTAATGGAAATCGTGCAGGAACGGCAAAGCATCTTGTATGCTATTGTAGCGAGACAGACCAAACCTTTAATTCAAATATAAAAGGCACTTTCGAGTATCTTGCCGAAATCTTGAACAATCGAGAAAAATATATTAATAAGGAAGCTACGATTAAGTTCTTTGAGCTTACGCCAGATGGCATACCAAGATTCCCTTATGCGATTGCTTTCAGAGATTACGAATAAACTTTTTGCGTCATAACTAATTATTAATGAGAAACTTACGAGTCTTGTAAAAAAAAAGCTTGACTTTCAAGCCTTTTTCCTCAAGACTTATTATCATCATGGAAAACACACTAGAAAATCTAACTGAGAAATCAGTAGGCATTAACCTTACTACGGCATTTGACCAAATGCTAATTCCTTTCAAGAATACTCTTGAAAAGGCAAAGGCAGTTGCGAAGGTAAGTCAACTTAAAAAGGTTGACAGTTTCTTCGACAACCTCACCTTGAAGCTAGTCAAGACTGAAACCGATTATTGGGACAACCTTACTGTCACTTCGGATGCAGAACGCTTTAATCGTTGGGTATTCGCCATTATGAGCGTTCACACAACTTGGGAAAGCAATGTACGAGGGTACAATTTGGCAATGAAAGATTTGTCTTGGACAATCGACAAGGATAAGTTGGAGCAAATGGTCTTTGATGCGAGAGTCGGAATGTACGAACGAAGGAACAAAGGCTTATGGCAACTTGCACAAAAGTTTCGGGAGAATCCAGAGCAATTTAAAAGGCAAGAGGATGAGACTTGGCAAGAATGTCGGAATCGTTTAATTGGAACTATATACGGACTAGGAAACGCTAAAACGACCTACGCTCTTTCGTTGAGTGACCCAACGGAATCACAACTTTGTTGCTTGGATGTTCACCTTCTTCGCTTCATGGGACATGACCTCTCAAATGGTCATGCCAGTAGTCTCAAGGTTTACGAGCAAATGGAAAACGAGTGGCTTGACCGATGCAACAAGTACGGAGTTGCTCCAAATGTAGCAAGAGAAATATATTGGAATAAGGTACAAGGCAGACGCAACTCAAGGTACTGGTCATATTGCCTTGAGAATTAATGAATATAAAAAGAGAAGAACTACTTTGTAGCGATTTAGCGTATGGCAATGCAATAGTTGCAAAACTATGCGGTTATCCAAAGGTATTTTTAAAATTAGAAAAGAAAACTAGCGTTCATAACAAAAAGCGAAAAATAGGAAAAAGACTTTTAGTTAGAAGAAATGCAAACAAGTATGCACATGAACTTACAGGATAAAATAAAATTAGGAGTGGAAGCATTAGAGGACTTCAAGGATATTAAAAGAATTGATATGTCAAATGCAGGGACAAGAAAAATGATTGTCCAACATATATTTCACTATATAGAATATATTAATCACACAATCCCAAAAGGAAAAGACGACAAAAGGCACATAGTATGAATTATTGGCAAACAAAACGAATCCATTGGTACGATTATACTCCACAGGATATATTCGTCAAGAATAATAATGTCACCAGACAATTTGCAAACGAAATCCAAACTTGTTCATATAAAACAAAGCATGATTTCTACGAACAGGTTGTTGAAAGACAAGGGAAAACGGATACTGGAGTATGCGTAAAGTTTTCGCATCTCAAGGATGAGTTCCCTCTTGCGGAAATTGACTTCTTAAAATATAAAATGGAAAAGAGATTCTCAACTGGAGATTTTCGTTGGACAAGTCCAAACGCAATTTGCTACATTCATTCCCATCACAACACCTATCAATGGAAACAGAAGGCAGGTGGAGGATGGGATGCCATAAAGCAAAATCAAGTTTCAGCAGGAGACGAGGAAGGTTATCAAGTCGCATTTAGTGCGAACCAATCCCAATTCGGTGGAGACAGGAGAGAGTGCCAAGAAATGATGGATATATCTTTTGCAGTAATAGATTTCTTAGTCGAAAGAATCTTGCCATTAAAGCGAAAAAAAGCCTTGACAATGGTTGCGTAATCTGTCAGTATTATTCTTATGACAAACGAAAAGGAAACAGAAATTAATGATTTAAGAGGAGAACTCTGCCTTGCGGAACTTCGCCAAAATCGTGCGAATCGCATAGAATCTCTCAAGAATACTATTTCAGAACTGAATCCAGAAGCAATGCTCGCAGATGGGTTTGACGATTCCTTGGCAGGGTTCGATTCTCATGGTCGGGCGATTTACTTTGCAGACAGTATTATACAGACATTAATTGAGCGTGACGGCATGGAAAGCGAGGAAGCAATGGAATACTTTTCCTTCAACATTGAATGTGCTTTCGTTGGCGATTATACTCCAATATATATGTGGGAAGAATAACTTTAAAAAGTGTAATTATATTAAGAAATGAACGAGCTAAAAGAATTAATTAATTTAAAGATAGAGGAGATAGAAAACTACTCAATCGACACACAAGAAAACGAGGAGAGATACATCCACGAAATCCAATGCTTGATATATTCTAAGTATTTGTTATTCGGAGACGAAAATCTTCTCGTAGACTAAAAAAAGACTTGACAAAACCAATCTAACCTGTCAAACTTATAGAATAACAATCAAGAACCACACATAGTAAAAAAATGATTATTGCAGAAGATAAAAAGAAAAGAGTCATATCCTCACACGATTTTGATTCAGTAGAATGTACCATTGATGCCGAAGATATGCGTTATGTCGCATCACTCTTGCGGAACAATTACTCAAATCCTCAACTTGCGGTTGTCCGAGAAATTACGGCAAACGCACTTGACGCAAACATTGAAGCAAAGGCAAAACGGAAAGTCGAAATCTCGATTCCTTCTCGCTTTAGCCCCAACTTTTGCGTTAGGGACTTTGGAAGTGGCTTGAGCCAAGAAGATGTCTTTGGATTATATTCTAAGTACGGAAAAAGTACCAAACGGAACTCTAATTCATATATTGGAGCATTTGGAATCGGGAAGTTTGCACCATTGTCTTATGGGAATAATTTCACTTGTGTTTCATTTCATGGTGGAAAGAAAACTTCTTACAATGTATTTGTTGATGAAAATGATGATACTAAAATCGTCAAACTAGATGAAGAACCATCTAGCGAACCAACTGGATTGTCTATTGAAGTTGCTATTGCTGATTCAGATATAAACAACTTTAAAGATATTTGCAAAAGTTTCTTTAAGTTCTTTACAGATGATGAGATGCCGATTTTTCGTGGAATAGGTGAGGATGAACAATTCCTTACCGAATGGAAAACTGTTATGGAATCAAAGGATTCCACTTGGCAAATTATATCCGACAATGAAGATTATTGGGCAAGGACTCACCATGAGGCTCATGCCTTTATGGGAAGAGTGCATTATCCTATTAATACTGGTTCGATTGATTTTAATGAATTATGCAAATCCGAAGATGATGATACTCAATCGGATGCAGGATATTTGCGTGAACTTTGTCAACAAGATAATTTATATATACGATTCGACATTGGAGAACTCAAACTCCACCATAGTCGTGAGTCGTTAGAATATAACAAGCAGACACAACTTGCGATTATTGACAAGTTGCGACAAATTAAAGCTGATATTGAAGAAATTGCAAAGGAAAAACTTGATAGTGCAACTTGCCTATGGGATGCCAAATGCAAGTATGCTCAAGTAATGAATGCTTTACCACATACTTTGCAAGGACTGTTTCGTAACTCATTTGAATGGGAAGGAATTAAAATCACTAGCCCATCTTTTGATAGAGACTATAAGCTTACTGACGATATTCTTATTACTGAATATACTAAATTAACAGATGGAGATGCAACTGATGGGTATAGAGTAAAGTCCAGTAAGCAACGCAGGGTATTATGTCACGACAAAAGTATTCTTGCAGTACAAGATGGTGGAAGTTCCTACGGAAACGCATTAAAGGCGAGGACGCTATTTAACGAGAACGAAGATGTTACGGAAGTTTATGTCGTTTATGCCTCAACAGAGGATGGAGAAGAACACCTTTGGACTGATACCGATGGTATGAGGTTCGATTTAATCTCTCCAGACAACATCAATTTGCTTTCTAAGGTTGAAAAAGCCAAGTTAAAAGCAGGGACTAGGCATAGTGGCGAAAGTCGGGCAGATGTTCCTGTCTTTGGGTTCATAACGGATGAAAAACGCCATCGTTACAGGAATACAGACTATTGGGAAAATGCCTTGGGACTTGATGACCTTGAATCTTTAGGAGACGATGTGCCTCTAGTATATGTTCCCATTGCTAATTATAAAATAGTTAATGAAAATGGCAAAAGCCAAGAGTCCATAATGGACTTGAAAGACCTCAAGATACAATATTTTAAGATGAGGAATATCGACAAAAAGAACTTTCCGATTGTTTATGGTATTCGGCGTAAAGATTGTGCCAATCTTGATAAAAGCGTATGGATGAATTGGGAAGATTTTAGGATTCATTTTGCTCAAACGCATCTTGTAAAGCATAGAAAAAAGCTTAAAGCAGGAGAGAAGAAGGTTGCGTTCAAGGAACATGAGCATGAGATGAAAAACTATCGTGCTATCGAATCCGTATTGAACAATCGAGGGTCAGTTACTCTTTTGAAACTTCTCAAGGATTCATTAGGCAAAGACCATGACTTTATTATTGCTTCAACTATTTGCAGAGAAGGAACGGCAAATGATGAAGTCGTTACGACTCTCTACAATCTATTGCAATTCTTGAGGGAAAAATCTCCAGAATGGGTAAAAAAGAACTTTCCCGATACATACAACTGGAAAGAATATGATTACTTGTGCAAAGATATTCAAGACAGATACCCATTACTGGTGAATATATCTAAAGAAATCTACCAATGGCAGAATATGCAAGAAGGAAACTTCGGCAAAAACATTGGTGAATATATTTCTATGTGTGATGAGGGGGTTAAGGTTTGATTCCTTGCCCCCGAATCTTTTTAAAAAAAAGGCTTGACAACTAACACCAGATAGTCTACTATATATAACTTAATCACGAATAAAAAGAGAAAAAAATTATGAGCGAAAAATTAGCGTACAACTTGAGCGAAACCTCGATTACTGTCTTTTATGAGGGCAAGCCTTATACAGTCAGAAACGATAATGCGAACTTTAGTAGGTTGCGGAGAGCATTGCTTGACGCACGATACGATGATGTCGGAGAACTGTTGGATATAAAAAGTGCAGTAGAAGATTTCGTTGAAGGTTCACTAGAAGTGAAAGACGAGGTAGTTTATTACAACGGACATCGTTTGCATGGAGTTGTGGTAGATAAACTGCTTGATATGTTGCGAGCAGGATTGAAGGATTCAACTCCTTTGACCAATTACATTAGTAGGCTTTTGGAGAACCCTTCCGCAAACTCTGTTGAGGAACTTTATACTTTCCTTGGGTACAAATCATTACCGATTACGCCAGAAGGCAAGGTTTTGGGGTACAAGGGAGTGCAGAAAGATTTTTGGTCGTCTACTGGCAATGCTGATACCATTGTCTTGCAAGGAGAGACTAACGAAAGGCATCAGATTCTTAATGAAGTGGGTGCGACTGTTGAAGTTCAACGCCGATGCGTGGACGATAACAAGGACAGGCATTGCTCTCATGGACTGCATATTGGGTCTTATGACTATGCAGATGGTTGGGCAGGTAGTAATGGTCGCTTGTTGCTTGTGGAGTTTGACCCACAAGATGCGGTTTCCGTTCCTACGGATTGCTCCTTCCAGAAGTTGCGAGTCAGCAAATACACAGTCGTTGCAGACCTTACAGATTCCAGAGTGGAGTTGAACAAGATTGTCTATCAACCGAATAAGCCTATCTATGGCTCAAATGAGGACGATGGAGAATGTGAAGGTTCTTGCGATGATTGCGAATGCGATTACGAAGAAGATTTTGATTACGAGGATGAGGTAACTGATGAAGATATTTCAAGACTTGAACTTCGTAACTATATTGAAAATAAATTGGATGAAGGAATACAACCTTCGCTTAATTTAATTGCATCACTCAAGGTATGCAGGGATGAAGGATGGAGATGCAAGGATGTTGCGGTAATCGTACAAGACCTTGGTTTCACCTTAAATGAATCCGATGATGTTGCGTTATCAGCATGGACAGTATCTTAATCAATAGGGAACTTTATCATGGAAACACTACAAAGAAATCTTTTGACCGACTCTATCCTAGAGGCACAGGAATCTCAAGTAGACGCATTGTGGGCGATTTTAAAGTATAAGGAAATCGGAATCTATCGCAAGGTTGCTTGTATGTGTGAGGTCTTAAATCTTGACTTTACGGAAGCTTTAAACGCTATGCCTCAAGATGATGAGGGAAGGTTACTAGACTATAAAACTCGTCACCTCATCCATGATGCGTTGATGGAAGTCTCCTAATGGGTGAGCAGGAGTTAATCAACGAACTCCAGAATACGCTTTCCGAAATGCTCGAAAAAATTGGCGAACAATATCCAAATCATACCTCTACTGAATATATAGTAAGATATTTGGATACATTAGTTGCCAGTTGTAATTTTTGGAGTCAAGCGAATAATGGACGGAGAATTATATATGACATTGATAATGCTATTGCCCATTTTAGTTCATGTTTCCCTGTAAACGATTTTTAAATGTTAGGAAACTTTGAGCATCCGTTCTTTGATGAACTTAAAAAAATGAGAGCAGAAATCAATCCAAGTGAACCAGAAGATTTGGTTAGACTTGAAAAGCTTTCAGAAGAATATATTAAAACATTAATCGCAGATGGAGCAAAGACTAGAAAACTGAGATTATCTGACTTGAATAAATATATGCAAGAATTGGATAATGAAGATTTTGATGACTTAGCTTTAACTATTTTAAATATATTAAAAGAAGAAAGAGGAGAGGACTAATGCCAGAATTATTTGAAGTAATAAAATTGATTTCCGTTTTTGGACTTATGTTTTGCGTTCTTATTTTTATCGGACATATTGCAACTGCATACCTAGATGACGATGAATGAGATTAGGTATTACTACCACAAACAAATTAAGAAGTTAAAGGAAGAAGCAGAAATGAAATCCGAAAACATTTCACTCAACAACGAGCAAGATTATTTAAAGTATATCGCAACACAGAATAAGCTGATGCCAAAGAGCGAGAGAAGCTCGATTAAAGATGGCGATTTGTTAATGGACATGGAGCATCAGAAGGTTCTCGTAAGCGATTTAAATGCCGTGCTAGAGGTCGCAACGCTTTCTTTTGAAAGGCAAGAGCGACTCTTTAAAGCCCATCCCGAAACATATGATGGTGATAAGCTCAAAGCATTACAAGACTCTATTAATAACATACAAGAGTATAAAGATAAACTTAATAACCAATATACAGAAGAAGATAGCATTAATAAGATTGATTAAATAATTGATTTTTTTCTATGTTGTTGATAAATAAAGAAGTTAAGTGGTGGAGCATAGTGGAGGAAAATGGGTCAGAGTGGGTATTCGGTCTTCTATTTATATAAATAATAGTAAAAATATAAATGTCCTTCATACAAATAAGACTTTATTTCACTCAATTTCAACCAATTAAAGATTCTATCGCACTTTTTAATATATTTTTATTGATTTTAATAAATTAATTTCAATTTAGATTATTTTTGACTTGACTTTTGTTGGAATATCGCCCATACTCATTCAATAACAATCGGAAACCGACTATGCAAACTGACAATACGCCAATTTCGACATATATTTTAATTGATACAAATAATAATAAGCAAATTAATAAAGTTAAATTGAGTGAGCTTGAAGTTCTTAATAAGAATCTAGCCTTTGGATTGAACTATACTAAATATAAATACATTAAAAAAGAAGAAATAAAGAATTATGAATAAGATTGCTATAAATATATTGATTGTTATTACTATTTTAACAAATAATGGATGTATGACTACTGAGGGGATTGATTACAACCCTGCAAATAATAATACTGATAAATATGCTTCAATAAAAGAACGCAACTTCCAAATATGGCTCAAAAATCAGAACGCTATTGGTGGAAATAAACAATTCTATACTGAGGTAGACTGCCCAAGTCACATGGGTCACGGCTTTCATTAATATATAATTACTTATATAAATATATGAATGAACAAGCTCGAAATATAAATGCTTTACTAGATAAATATAATAACACGAAACAAGCAAATAAGAATAAGTCTGAACTAAATAATATAAAAGAAGAACTAACAAAATTAATGAATAATGTTACTTCTGTTAGAGATATGTTTACTAATCAATATTATTTAAATGATCCAAATGAAGATAGACGATGTTCCAAATAACCAATACCCTGCTCCTCCAAGTAAAATATATAAAGGAGAGTTGATAGTGTTGGAAACAGGCAAGACAGGGTCAATTATGAACGATTCCGACCTAAATAAAGTTATAGCTTGGTGCGAGAAGTGCAGAAGCAAGACGAAAGGGTATCGAATCACTGGTGAAAATATTTATCTATACGAAGGAACTCCACTACCAGAGCGAGATCCGAAGAAAGTTGAAAAAAAGGGTTGACACAGAGGGCAAAACCTGTCAGTATTATAGTTATGAAAATCAGATTAGATGAAAAAATATTGAGATTGGGTGATTACTCCATCGTGCGAGTAGATGACTACAATCTTGAGTTGCAGAACGCAGAAGGAGAGTTGATTGGGCATTATGGTTTTATGTGCCATGCGGTCAAACAGGCTTTTCTTCTTACTATAAATGATGTACGCAAACAGGGCGTTTTTACGGATGTCTTGGGTGACGAGAAGGATGTCGCAGGATGTGCCAAGGAAGTCTTTAATGATGTTCCCTTGAACGCAGTATTCGATTTCTCTTCTCAAGCCAAAGAACAACTTGCGAAAGAGCGAAGCAGAGAAGCAGACTTTCCGCAAGAATACTCCGTCCCATACCTACCCATCATTGATTCCGAAGAGTTTCACAGTAACTAAAACACAATTAATTAATATAAAATTATGAGTATTGCATCAAACGCACGAGCATCAAGCATTATGTCGAAAGCCTCTAAAGGGGTTTATGTTAAACAATCTAAGTTCGCCAATTATGGCTCAGTAGTTGAGGATAGTATCTTCGCCCAACAAGCTGAAGCGGATAAGAGGTTGGCAGAACTACAAGCTCAAAGAAAATTGAGAAAAGTTCCAAATATTGCTTGACTTTTAATCAAATATATAGTATTATTATTACATAATCAAAATCGAGTTTAGTGGGTTCTCGATAACCGAAAGGAAAAACCCACAGGTATTTTTTGTTCTTTAATATTTTAGTCTTTAGGAAGCTCGACGGAGATTCCTACGGGGAAACTTGTAAACAGGGTATGTAGATGCCCTGCAAGTGCAATAGTCATCACCTCTCCCGAGGGAGTCCAAAGTCAAATGACGGAGGATTGGGTCGCCAGACCTTATGACTGGCACATTGCTATGTGCGTGATTGCAATTTGTCGTGAGCGATGGTTTACACGCCGATGGAGTTCTAACGCCCAAGTGGGAAAAGGGATTTTAAGGTAAGTCTGTGGTGGACGGCAAAGGTACTTGGGATTAACTCAGAAACTATTATAATAGTCTGCCCCAAGTTGTGAGTAAAGGCTGAGAAGTCGTGTCTCATTCTTCTTCGGAAGGTCGCATAACCCAAGCAAATAGTTAATGTTGGTGGAGTACCAACTTTCCATCCCCCATCTATTTTATGTCGGCATAACTCTGCATCGTGAATATAATTCGGGCTTCGGAGTTCGTAAGACCGACTCCAATTTTTGTGCGTCCCTTCTCGTCGTACTGGGTAATGTAGCGGAGTTTATTGACTCTGGTCACTATCATCACCATTGAGGTAACTACATAAAAGCCTCTTCTAAAAGCCTCCCCGAAAAGGGGAGGTTTTTTTGTTGACAAGACCAAGGTAATCTGTCAGTATTAAAGGTATGAAATTGCTAAAAGAAATCATTGAACAATGGGGATTTGTTACTGCGGAGCAATGTGCTGAACTCGCAGAATACTTCCCTAAAACAGAACTCATCATCCAATGGGGTGGAAAACCAAGAGAGGCTTGCCGTGCGATGTATGTCGCAGGACGCATTAAGGTTGTGGAAGATAGCGGAGAAGACTATGTTAGGCAGGTCTTCATTAAGTCCGAATCATTTCGTAAATTAAAATCAGTACTGGGTGTCGAGCTTGACTCTGGCAACCCGATGTTGTAATGAAATACGAAAACGAAACTGAAATGGTTGAAGGATTCTTGATTGACCTCGATAACGACATTCTAGATTGGGAGTTTGAAGGCGAGATGCCTTTTCACCAATTGAATAAAATAAAAACAACAAGGGAAGAAATCAAATCTCTACTGAGGAGAAGATATCCACTAAAGGCTAAGAAGAAAGTAAAAGATTTAGAATCATTTATATATAATTGTAATAGACATAACTCATATAATTATTTTGATGAATTGCAACGAGAATACGGTTACCAATATTAATCATGATTAATCCAGCAAAAGTAAAGAACTACAATAGAACTGAATCTGAATTAGAAGAGTTTTTATTGTTTGGTATAAATGTAGCAGGTAAGAAGTCTGCGGTCGAAGCTCCGAAATTAGAAGCGTTTCTGAGAGGTGCGAGAAAGCTAGATGTATCTCCTTTTGAGTGGATACGACTTCTACAGAAAGACGGTGGACTAAAATCGTTTATGCAAGCAAAGAGAATTGCGCCCTATCGAGATCGGTATGATTCCTATGTTGATGTTATTAAATTAAGCAGTAGTCATTCTTTCCCTTGGAAAAGCTTGAGGGATGTTACGCTTGAAGAACTCATGAAGGTTCGTGGAATAGGAATGAAAACCGCACGATTCTTTCTCTCGAATACCAGAAAGGACTTTGATGAACCTATGTTGGATACTCACATCATGTCTTGGTTAAGAGATCAAGGATATGTGAACGCCCCTAAAAGCACTCCTGGCAGCAAAAAGGTATACGATTATTGGGCAGACATTTTTAAGGATTTAGCTCGACTTCGTAACAAAAGTGTGCGAGAATTAGACATTGAGATTTGGAAAGAATACTCTAACACAAAATAAGAAAGGATAAAATTGGAATTAGGCATAATTATATTGATTGGAATATGCTTCGGAATAAAAATTGCTATACAAGAATGGTATGAATAAATATACAAATACAAATGTGAATCATTCAAATATAAATAATGATAAAAATAATTTCACTTAAGGAGATCGCCCAAGCAACTTAACATCAACGACTTACGACGGCGCCGGCCTCCCCCTTTATGCGTAACTCTTTGGGGAGCAGTGGTTTACGGGTGTAAAAAAAAGCTTGACACGCCCATGAAAGTAGTCTAGTATTAAAGGTATGATTAAATTAAAACAAGAAGACCCAAGGTATAAACTGGATGAAAGCAAAAAGGTTTTTGTCTATAAGAATCTCCACAAGGATTGTTGGAGCATCAAGCAAGACGGTCTCGTTAAGGCTCATTCTGACGGAAAACCAATACATTTATATTCAGCAATGATGAAGGTGAACACGAAAGGGAGAGAAAGGGTTCTTCGGGAGAAAAGGAAAAATGTCCATGCAGGCATCAGCGGATACATCGCTCATCCTGATCCTTCATTTGCGTGCTGGGATGACATAGGATGGTGGGAAATGACTGCTATCACATACAATCCTTACAAGCATTCATCTTTTGTTGATGTGAGTACGCAAAAACCAAGATGGTTCGCTTCGTTCGTGAAGTTTTATACAAAAGAAGTTCTTGCAATCTAAAAAAAAAGCTTGACTTTAGGGCATTTTTCTGTCAAAATTAAGGCTTAACAATCGAGAAAGAGAAAGATAAAAAATGGGATTAGACCAATACGGATACGCAAAGACCTCTGAGGATTCAGAGCAAGAAGAACTCGCTTACTGGCGTAAGCACAATCGTCTTCACGGATGGATGGAAGACTTGTTTCGAGACAAGGGAAATGCCGTTAGTGATTCCGATAGTGGAATTGGCAACGATTTTAATTGCGTTGAGCTTGAACTCAGCGAGTCAGACCTAGAACAACTTGAGGCTCATGTAGCGAACAAGGCATTGCCAGAAACAGGTGGGTTTTTCTTCGGAGACGATTCATTTGCTTGGGAAGATGCCGATGGAAATCCTTATGGTGATAATGACTACCATTACAAGTTGACTGACTTGAAGTTCATTCAAGATGCTCGCAAGGCAATCGCAGATGGCAAGAAGGTTTACTACAACTCTTGGTGGTAAGATGAATTATTGCATAGACGGACATGATTACATGGAAATTAAGTCTCAGTTTGAGCGAGAAAGGATGACTGAACCTTGCGACATAGCAGAAGGAGTATACGCACTCGTTGACGATGATAGTCCTTCCGAATCACCGATTTATTTTCGCTCCATTGATGGTGCAGTAAGTTGGGCAGAAGGTTCTTATCCTTATTGTAATGGAAATTGGTCGGTTTACAAAGTGGGTGCAAAAGTTTTATGACAAACGAAGAGATAAAAGAACAAATCCAAGAGAACATCATTGCGTACATGAACCCTTTACTGGATAGAGAGTACGAAATTACAAACGACAACATTGATGACCTTTGCCAAATCGTTGTTGATTGCTTTGCTGAAGATAAAAAGACAAATGATTCCGATAGGTATTTTCATCATCCCGAAGAGGTTTACAATCGGGCTTGGATGGATGCAAGCAAAGATTAATTTAACCCTTGACAAAGAAACGAAAATGTGCGATAATTATAGCATGATTAAAAACACGATAGAACAGTTCGTTGAAGATGTAGATTCAAAGGTTATGATGAAGCTTGGCATAAGCGTTCACGACCTTGCGGATTTTCCCTTCTTTGATTATTTTAACGAAAGCGATGACATAGATGGCGTTGCTTATGAAAACGCAGTTGAAACTTGTGCAGATAATTTTCTTGAGCAAGTCGAGGTTGAATACGGAGTAGTAGGATTATTTTAATGAGTAAGGAAGCAAAACAAAAGGGCGTTTCAGACCCAGTAAAACACAAACAACTTCACGATATGTGCAAGAAGTATTCTCACACGGGAAACAAACCTCTCGTTGAATCCTTGTACGACCCAAATGTAATGGTGACGCAAAAAGTCAGAAAGGCTCAAGAGTTTAATCGCAATGCTTAATTATATTCAAGAATACTGTGAACTTCCACCACTTAATCGCCCAGAATACGATGACGATACTGGAACATGGGATTTATATTTTGCTGAGAAGCAAGAGTATTGCCCATATAATTTGGAGCAAGAATTGATTTGTATTCCATTTGACACTTTGGAAGAAGCCCAAGCAACTCTCAAGCAATCATTAGAACTTTACGAAACCAAAGAACAAGAATCTAAAAAAGATATAAACGAATATGAAACTGGAAAAGAAAATGAAGAATAACAAGAACGCAACACGATGGCAAGTCGTATACAAGACTTCCGACGGAAGAACGGAACTGTATACTGTCGATAAGCCAGTACAAGAAGACCAATTTGGCAATGCCAATGAAGGTCAGAACATTGTCGGATTCACGGCATATTGCCACAACCGTGAAGGTTATCGTAGGTTTCGCTACGATAGGTTGGTAACAGTCGTAAGCTAATTATGGCACGGCACTATACTCTCTTAGCCAAGATTCGCCAGCTCGGTTATGAGCTGGCATTGGCTGAGGAGTCAGGAGCATATTGTCAGGATTGGGCTTTGAAGAAAAAGGAGCACGACAATCTACTTGAGCAGCTGTATAAACTAGAGAAGCGGATCTTCGCTTAATTATCTATCTATTGATTTTGAGAGGCAGTACTACGCCTAGTAGGTTAACCCTTGAAAGCTTCACCAAGTGTGGCGACTTGGCTCTCAATCAATTCACTTTAGCTGGCGGGCCCCCGGGCCCGTCGTAAGTTATTGACCTAGAGCAACATAAGCATTAAAAAAAATGTTAGTTTTAGTGATTTTATGCTTGCAATTACCCTAGTTTTCCTCTAGAATACTTGTATTGATAATTGAGAAAGGATTGAAGAAAAAATGAATATATTGAATAACGAAGCCTCGGACGAAAACTTGAACGCAGAGAACATCATGAAGATGTGCATGGATGTGCTATGGGAGATTTGCATTAAGCCAGTAGAAGGTGAGCTAAGTGATGAGGAAAGTGAGACTATTGGCATGGTTGGAATTACCCTTCAGCAAATTGCCCAAAAGGCTCAATGCTACGAGAACATGACTGGATTCAATGGGCAAGAAAAAAAGCCATTTGAGCAAAATTAATGCTTGACTTTTAACATATTTTCACCTATACTTATAGCTTAACAATTGATAAAAATAGAAACTCAAAAAATTATGACAGATACAATAGCAGAAACTCCTAAGTTGAACCTCCGCATTTGTGGAGCAAAAAGTTCCGTTGTGGATTTGGATACCGTTCGTCGTGTTCCGACTCCCAAGGAAACTAATCGTTGGAAACCAATTCCTCACGCAACTGTTGTCGATGTAACTCGCAACAACCTTGAAGAATCGGGTTTTGAAATCGTAAATGAATGCCACAATCTTGGTAAGCAAGCCGACCATTATTTCGGAATGTTTCAAGTTGTTCATCCAAATCGTGTTGGTTCGGATAGAGGAACAGTTGTCGGTATGCGTAACTCGCACGATAAGCTTTTCGCAGCAGGATTGTGTGCAGGTGAAGCACCATTTATTTGTGACAATCTCGTTTTTCATAACGATGTCGTCTTTACTCGCAAGCACATAGGCGAAGTAAAGCAAGAGCTACTCAAGAGAGTGGATGATATTGTCAAGGCTTTATTGCCCATGTGGGAGCATCAAGATAAGCGAGTCGAAGCTTATAGGGATATTCCTTTGAATGATAGGCAAGCTCAACACCTCATCTTCGATGTCTACGAGGCAGGAATCAAGACCAACTTAATTGGTCAATCCACCCTAGCTCAAGCTTGGGAGCAATGGAAAGATTCTGACCACAAGGTCTTTCAAGACCGCAATCTTAATTCGCTATACAATGCGTTCACGGAAGTGTCCAAAGGACGCAATGTAATGCACTTGCCTAAGCGTTCTGAGATTTTCCATAATGCTTTTGACCCTGTTGCAGGAGTTGAATCCAACTAGAAATTGAAACGAAAAGGGGTCAAATACAGCTCTTAAATAAGAAACTTCCCTCGGTCAAATATAAGGATCGAGGGGAGTTTTTTTTGTCGTTGACTATCAATGACTTATGACGGGGCCGGCTCCCCGCTTCAGCGTAAGTCGTTGGGTATTAGGGACTTGCAACACCAAACTTATGTTTATCTCATCGACACATTTGAGAAACGTGTTTACAAAACAGCAAAGCATCGACATAAAAAATGAAAAAAAAGCTTGACTTCACGGCTCATTCTGTCATACTTATAGGTATAATTATTTTAACACAATTTCAGTCCCGTGTCAGACTTGAGACATAAACCCCTCAAGACAGAAGGCTCGCAACCTTCATAAATCTGGGTGCAGTCATGTGGCACAGCACGGGACACTTTTTTTAAAAAAACCCTTGACACGAAATCCATTCTAGTATAGTATTATAGGTATGATAAAAAGATATGAAGTAATTGTAAATGAAACGCTTGACTATTTCTGGAACAAAAATCGTGAAGGTCTTGAGCAAGCTTATATGCGAGCAGAAGTCCTGATAGATGAGGCTAATCAAACTGGCGAATACCTTAATCTTGGAATCCAATTTGCCGTTTACGATTGGCACGGCAAGATGATTTCTTGTGAAGAGGTTGAGCAATGGCACATCAACGACGAAAGAGATATCGACGAAAGTATGGATGGAGATTTTGATTCTGCCATGACTTCCGCAGGATTCGGGACTGACGAAGATTACGGTTGCTTTGGAGAGCAAGAAACCTATGGAGCAGACTTTTAATGTATAAGTTTATTCACGAACACCATGCGAGGCAATTTGTCTACATGAAGCAACAAAACGGAATTGATACCATTCTCACTAAGTGCGAAGGCTATTGGTGGGTAGAAGAATTATAGAATTATGTATACATCACTAAACAAAAAAGATTTCGAGGTCATCTTAGATGTCTTGAATGTCTACGATCCTAACGACATCAACCATGTTTATCCAGAAATGGGAAGCAAGGAGTTTCTTGACGGAGTGCAAGAAGCCTTTAAGAAGGTGCTTAAAGTTGTCAAGCTCAACAAGCAATGTGATGACAAATAGACTATTATATATATTTATAGCAGTTGCCTTTGCTACTTATACTAGCCTGTGCGTTTATGTGCACGCTGTAGGTAGCTGAGTATCAACGAGTTACGGCCCGGGCGGCCTCCCCGCCGGTCCGTAAGTCCTTGGTCTAGAGGGGTTTAGATTTCTTTTGATTTTATTTTAAAAAAAGGCTTGACTTTGCCCCTAGAATCTGCCATAATTAAGGCATGAATAGTAAAGAAAGAATGAAAGAATGGAAAAAGCTTCCCGAGAATACGATTGCTTGGGAAACTTTCAAACGCTTGGTTTCTCAGTTCGGCATGGAAAAAGGAATTGAAAAAGCAAAGAAAATTGTTGACAAGAAAGCAGAATTAAGATAGTATTAAGGCATGATTAAGACAACTCTACTCACGGCAGGAAATGCCAAAATCGTAAAAGGCGAAGCTTTTGGCTTCATGACTAAGGGCATTCATCTTGCTCCAGCAAATCTTTCGGGGTACGAAGCTTGCCAATGGAGAAGCAAAGGTTGCACGATGGCTTGCTTGAATACTGCTGGTCGTGGACGAATGGACAAAATCCAAGACTCTCGCATTGCCAAGACAAAGTTATTCTTTGAACAAAAGCTTGCGTTCATGGAAAAGCTCGCAAAGGAAATTGCTTCAGGCATTAAGTCAGCAGTTAAGAAAGAAATGACTGCGGTTTTTCGCCCTAATCTCACAAGCGATTTGGAATGGGAAAACATTGAAGATGCAAATGGTCAAACGCTTATGCAAAAGTTTCCCGAAACGCAATTTTATGATTATACCAAGTCGTTTCAACGCATGGCAAAGTTCGTCAATCAAGCTAAGGATTTTCCGAGCAACTATCATTTGACTTTTTCTCGCTCAGAGCATAACGATACGCTTTGCGATATGGTTTTGCAAATGGGTGGAAATGTCGCCGTGGTTTTCCGTGATAGGTTACCTAAAACTTGGAAAGGTCACGAAGTTATCAATGGCGATGAAAGTGATTTGCGTTTCCGTGACAAGCAAGGCGTTATTGTCGGGCTTATCGAAAAGGGTATGGCAAAAAAGGATGAGACAGGATTCGTACAGGAAGGGATAAACTCTTGAGATACCGAACTGAAATCTTGCCCAATGGTCTAATGCGAGTGCATGATTACGCTTGCAAATGGGATTTGCTTTACCGTAAAGAAAAGGGAAAATGGGTTGCTCATGGGTTAAACTCAGGCTTGCCAGCTTACGAGCATCTCTTGAGAATCCTAAACGGCAGATAGTCAAGGACTTAGGGCTGGGCCGGCCCCCGGCGTCAGCGTAAGTCGTTGAGCTTCAGTATGTTGCGAGCGAAAGAAAAAGCTTGACATCAAGGCTTAATTAATCTAGTATAAAGGGATGAAATTAAAACGAGACAAAAGCCTTTTACTCTCACTTTCAAACGATGGCGTGATAGTCATTGCAGAGGTGGACAGAAAAGCGGAAGAACAGAAGAAGAAGAAAACGCCTTGGTTGCGAGAGTATTATATCAGCGAAGATTGCTTGCGAGCCAATTTAGAAAAGAGAACCTTTACAAACATTTCCAGCCAAGTTGATTACAACGGAAGAATATTTGCCCTAACGGAAGATTTATAAAAAAAAGCCTTGACAAAAACCCTATTATCTGTCAGAATATATTTATGATTGAAACACAAAAGACGAAAACCTTCTCCGATTTGGAGTTTAACGACCACGCAAACCATCCAGATGCAATCCAAGCTAGACTTGATTTAGGAAACGGATTTCAGATTTCCGTTGTCTCTATGAAGAACAAAGAAAAGCAATTCGGTGGGCTTTATGGCAACGCATCGCAAGGAACTTACGAAGTCGCAATGTTCCACAACGACAAGATGCTTCCGCTTGCTAAGTTCGATGATGTTCTCGGTTGGCAAGATGAAGTTGCGATTACTCGCCTAATGCGTGAGGCTCAAACGAATGGCGTTGCTTGGGTTGACCTTCTCAATGAACTCCGAAACGATTACACCCAATCTCTTTTATCAGACTAATGAGCTATTCAACAATAGAAGGAATGATTAGACAATCAACAAACAATCCTGTGAAAAACTACGAGGTTTTGAAGAACGGAAAGTCAATCGGTCTTGAAGGAACGCTTCAAGTAGTTATTGAACTTATTCGAGATTTGGAATCTGATTTGAACAGAGCGACAGAACACTCTCCTTATACGATTGGACTTGTAAATGAGTAATGAAATAGAATTAACAGGAGCAACGCTTCTAATGTATCTTATGAGTCGTTTTAACATGACCAGACAAGAGGCATTGCGAAACATGGAACAACACGGACACGATATATCAAAATTATGAGTTATAACGGATGGAAAAATCACGCAACTTGGAATGTCGCCCTATGGATAGGCAATGACGAAGGTCTTTACAATTTCGCAAGAGAGTGCGAGAATTATCATGACTTCGCTTGTCAAATGCGAGACTGCTTTGAGTCTACCGAAACACCAGACAGAGTTGCTTGGAATGATTCGGGGCTTGACTATGAGCGATTAGACGAGCTAATTGAGGAACTTAAATAGCTAAATAGTAAATACTAAATAGCTAAATAGTTTTATTATTGGTTAGCCTGTTACCCGTTGTAGGTCAATGACTTACGACGGGCCGGGGTCCCCCCTTGTAGCGTAAGTCGCTGATGCTTAAGGATTTGCGCGAATGTATTTTTCCGATTGCTCTCTGAGACTTTGAGATATATCTTTGACTATCTCACGGAGTCCTGAAATGCCGTCTCTGACTTCGGCAACTGTACGGCGAACTGACTTGTTTTCTATGCAGTCAACGGATTCATCGACCACACTTTTGCCTGTGGCAAACTTCAATTTGCCTTGCATTCCAGAAAGCGGAATCAAAACCTCATTGAATAACCTTGAGCAAGCCTCGTTTGAGATGTTCATTGAATGTCCAATTGCTTCCCATTTCTCGTCGATTAGTGCAATATTTTTGTTTTTATTTTTACTCATAATTCTTAAAAATTGGTGGAGATGTGCGGAGTTGAACCGCAGTCTTTGCCCCGATGAAGCAGTGCAAATCGAATCCAATCATCCCCATTGGTTGGCAATCCTATCCAATAGCCATTGGGCGTGGACAACAATCTGTTGAGACTGAACACAACCCTCGTTTGCGTCACCGACATTTTGGTCGATGATTTCTTGAAGTTCCTTTTTGGTGAGACTTATTCCGTTTTTCATTATGCCTACTATAATAGACTAAATCTCATTTTGAGTCAAACACTTTTTTACAAATGAATAAAAATAGTTATAAACTATTGATAATCAATTAAATAGAAATAGAGAAATTACTTGATTTTTGAAGCCAAATAGGGTCAAATATTCATCTCGAATCATTCTGGGTCATAACAGTATGAGTATCAACGACTTATGACTTAGGGGGGAGCCCGGCCAAGCGTAACTCTTTGGCAATCAGTTAGTTGCGACGCTGAGAAGGCAACCAAGGTAAAACCCTGCGACCATTAGCGTGGCGACTGCGCAGTATAAGATTCCGCAGATGATTAGATTTCTATATTCTCTCATTAGTTTATTTTATTGAGTTGAAACGATTCTCTGGCGAGCGAAGTCTGGCGAGCAATCGGGATTTACTTCGCCCCAATTTGCTCCGCTGTGGATTGATTCATCAACCCAGATTATGACAACATTCTCGTGACTGTCAGCCTCTTGCTTTGCTTCATCTAGCTTGAGAAACTTGTGAGCGTGCCACTGATTTGTCCAATTTGCTCCGCTCATGGTTTTTTGAAGGAAACGCCTTTCTGGCGAAACTCCGACTTTTAAGATTTCAAAGTGTTTCATTTATTTTTTCAGTGTTGGGCTTATTGCTTCCCTCAAGCCTGCGAGGCAAAAGGTAACGAGTAAAATGATTCCAATTTCCATTAAGAAAGTTGCCTTTCTAGGTCTTGGATTTTGTTGTCGATGTCAACCTGCACCGATTGGATTTGCAAAGCTTCTCTTTGCTTGCCGTTTCTAATTGCTTCCAACTTTTGCAAGGTCAATGCCTGCAAAACGGAAACGAGTCTTTCGATTTCTTGTTTAATCATGCCTCTATACTAGTCTTTTTTCTGATTTTTGTCAAGCCTTTTCTGTAACTTTTTTTGCATTTCTATCAGTTTAGCGAAAACATTCTTTTTGCCTTTGGCTTTCATTATCTTTGCAAGTTTTGTTTTATTCATGGTAATTTTTACACTTTTTTAGCTTTAAGGTTTAGCTCTTGGGCAAGCTCAATGTTTCGAGCATCATCATCGAAAAACCAAACCTTGTCAAAGTTTTCAATGATTGCAAGCAAGACTTGTCTTTTTGCTTTTGCAATGTCTGTATCTTTTTCGCCTACGCAATGGACTTCTCTGGCAACAATGCCGAAGTCTGTAAGCCATTCAGCAATCGCAGAAGAAACGCAATCGTTGCGAGCAGTTAAGATAAACACAGAATGCCCTTCTTCAAAAACATCTTTTGCCAAGTCAATTAGCTTGCTTGGTTTGCCGTCACGGATAAAGCTTGCCCTGTCGAAGTCTGAGAAGTCGAAGCTTTCGCCTTCCTTTAATTTTACATCATTGAACTGTTTAGGGGTCAAGCTTGCGACCACTTGACTCTTGAACCGACTCAGCACATGAACTCTTGCATCGGTGAACGCAAGAGTGTCGTCAAAGTCAAAAACGAAAGCTTTAGTTTTTCTCTTAATCATACCTATACAATACCACAGAAAAGCCCTTTTGTCAAGGCTAAGATTCGCTTAACGTTTTGCACAATTCTCTCGCGCTAACTCCTTGGTTTTCAATGAGTTACGCTAACGCCGGGGGCCCGCCGGCCCGTAACTAGCTGACAGTCAGTGACTTAGGCGGTGGTGGCAACGCTTGCGAATCACCTTGAGCAGTCTTGACGAACCAGTCGGATGAGTCAATCGGTTCACCATTTAGGCAAGCCTGATGGTTGACCTGATGAAAGCCCATTCCTGTGATTCCGTTGACTCTTTCTCTCGTGGTTGGAGTGTTCCAACCTGCGAGCGTAGCAAAGACCAAACCGCTCACATCACGGCGAACAATTTCATTCCCATGCAAGAAAACGCTTGTTCCATCCGTCTCGGTGTTTCCGACTTTTTTAGATTCGCCTTGCTCAAAGGCTTGCTTGATTTGTTCTGTGACTTTTCTCATAATTTTTTTACTCTCCAAAGATTTCACGCATCGAGCCAGAGATTTGACTCATGTCAACGAGGTTTTCATCATTGTCGAAATCGTCGTCTTCGTTGTCATTTTCAACTGCATCGAGAGAAACGAACTCGGCTTTCACTTCATCATCTGAAGCGTGTTGCGTTCCATGCTCAACCGTAAAGTCTTCGGCAAGCTTTTGACCTTGTAGGTCGGCGAGCAAGTCAGCGAACTGGTCGGAAACTTTGTTTCCGTTGGCGTTAGCCAAAGCGACAGCTTCGGCGATGTGAGAGAGGTCTTTTTCAATTTTCATATCTACAATTTAATCTATTTTTAAGGAAAAGTCAAGTTTTTTTTTCAATTATTTTCAAGAGAAAAACGGATGCTTTTTTACCTGCCAAGGCATGAAAGCGAAACGCTTTTGCGAACGGTACAAACGGCAAAGGATTTGTTTGCCTAGTCGGTCAGTCTTAAAGTCTGCATCGACAACTTGAAAAATGCGACCTCTGCGGTCTACTACTACATCTTTGTTTTTAATCATACCTATACTATACCACAGAAACACCTGTTTGTCAAGGCTAACTTTCAACTAATGTTTTGCACGATTCTCTCACGTTAACTCCTTGGTCTTCAATGAGTTACGCTAACGCCGGGGGCCCGCCGGCGCGTAAGTCGTTGACTATTAGCACCTTGTGAGCCGTACCGCTCGAACCGCTCGCAGTGTTTGCAGTTCTTCTTCTAGCGTTTTGACCTGCAAGGCTCTAGCTACAAGAAACGACTGTTTGCGTGACTTATTCAGTTTTTCCTTCCACTCGGAAAGGGCTTTTTTCTTTTGTGCAATTTTTGCATCAATTAGTGCTGGAGTTTGTGGAATGTACATTTCTATTTTTTGTTTGCGTTAAACTCTTCGGAAATCATTTTGCCTTCGGCTCTTGCAATCTTGCGAGCGATTTTCAATGCGTTAGCTTTTCCCTTGATTTGGTCAAGTAGCGTTTCGCCACTAATGAGAGAAAACCAGTTTTTGAGATTTGGGTTTTGAATTATTCTAATCATGCTTTTATTTTGTCAGATTTTTGCGTTTTTGTCAAGCGTTTTTTTAGTGATAGGTTGAAAAGTTTTTTGCGTCCTCGTGGAGTGAGTAATCGACAAGATTGTTGTGAGTAAACATTCTTTTGTGATCTTTACGCCAGACAGTTGTTTTTCCAAGATCTTTGCAATTTCTTGCGAAGTCCTCGGCAGATTTTAAGCTCCAAAAGTATTTCACCTTTGAAAAGCCCACAAAGTAGCGAGTTCGTAAAAGAGTTTGAAAAAAGAATCTTTTTAACATTAAACTCCCTTTCCTACGAGATTCCAAGCGATGTGACCTTTTGGAGCAACGCAAGACTGTACGCCAAGATCACGGAAAGAAATGTCTGCGACATCCCAAACATCAGAAACCTTGGCGAACCATTGCCCTTTGCTTGGTGCGTTCTTTTGGAACGGCAAAGTTTGAACCGTGCCAAGCTTATCGCCATTGGCAAGGGTCATTTGGATTTTCGCTTGGCGAAAGTGAATCATGGGGACATTTTTCTGTGTCCAGAAGTCTTTTTTTATCTTAATCATACCTATATACTAAACCAGTTTTGCGATAATTGCAAGCTTTTTCTTTTGCATTATTCTACTTTTGTTTGTGCCTTATTGCACGACTTTACGAAGCCCACGAGAGTCGCCGAAGTCGCCGACGACAAGGTGAAAGATTTGGGAACTTCCCCAACGGCGAACTTCTGCAAGCTCTCCGCTTTGGATTGTGCCAAGCACAACAAACAAACCGCCGAAACGGTCGAGAACGATATCGTCTTTTTCAATCTTAATCATACCTATACAATAGCACAGAAAGCAGAGAAAGTCAAGTTTTTTTTTCACTTTTTTTCACTTTTTTTACTCTGTAACCTATTGCCATTCAAGGACTTACGGAGACGGGGGGACGCCGCCGGCGCGTAAGTCTTTGGTTATTAGGGGCTTAGGAACCCGATATCAGCCAAACCAAGCAACACCACAGATTGGTGACCACAAGCAAGGCGAGCAACATTATGATTAGATCAGTCATTAGTTTGTTTAATCTCCGTTATAAACGCCGGGGCGATAATCGGAGGCAATTCTGCGAGCGGTTGCGACTTTAAGGTCAACCTCTTCTTGGGTCAATTCTCTAGTCGAGCGAATCTCAACTTCTGTTCGATCTTTTAAGTAAGCCCAAGCATCAAAGCAAGCTTGCTCGTTCTCAAACATATCTTTTCGCAAGAGTTGGTTTTTAATGTCTAAACGATTGCCATCTCGATCTAGATTGTGGAGGATGTATGTAATTTCTATCATTTTATTCTATTATTTTATTCTAAAAAGTGGTTTTTGTCAAGGGTTTTTTTAGCGAAGTTTCGCAATGTCTTTCCATTTGATACCGCCAAACTTTCCTGCGTTCTTTCGAGCGAAGGAAACTTCGATTCCCATTTCCTTGAAGTGGGCAAGCTCATTTTTGAGAATCTTGTACAATCCGTCAAGGCGTCCAGTTGTGCGGACTCGTGGAAACAAGCCTCCATCTAGAATCTTGACAGAAACAAAGGAGTTGAATTCGTGAATTAGTATTGTAATGCCGTGCATAATTTTTTTTGGTTTTTGGGTTAAAGTCTTTCTCGATTGTCTATGGTTCCCATTATGACAGAATTTGACGAAAAGACGAGCTTTTTTTTCAAAAGAGAAGATTATTGTCCTAAGTTGTTGATTATCAGCGAGAAGAAAATGCATTTTTTTTTAACTTTTTTTTATGTAATTGCGGAAAAAATCTCATCTCGACTTTTTTTTATGCGTAACTAACAGAGCATCAAGTACTTAGGGAGATATTTTTCGTTAAAAAACTGTAACCTGCTGAGCACCAAGGACATAGGGGGCCCGCCCGGAGGGGGCCGGTGGCGTAAGTCCTTGACTACCAAGGAGCTCTGTCTTGAGCTTGACCAGCGAGCAGATCGCCTGCCTGAGTGGACTTGTCACATACGCAAGAGTATACTGCAACCACCTTAGTGCATTGCCATATCCAACTGCCCTTGTTATCAAGACCCTTGTAGTAGCGTAGCACAGCCTGCCAAGGGTTCTTGCCGTGACCTACTACCCTAAAGGCATGGTCGCAAGTTCTGTTCTGAACATAAAGCACATAGGTGTTGCCAGTAGTGTGAGCTTGCCAGCGTGCGTGCATACGCTTAGCTGCACAGGCTTGGTCACGAGTCAATGGCGTTGGTACTAGATTGAAGTCACCCGAAACATTTATCTTCGCAAGGTTGGCTGGAGTGGTTGCATCCAGTACTATCTTCAACACATCTAGGTTTATGTTCTTATTGTTATTCATACCTATAAGATACCACAGAAAGAGCCATTTGTCAAGGCTAAGATTCAACTAATGTTTTGCACTATACTCGTATGCTAAGGGCATGAGTACCAACGAGTTACGTATACAGGGGCTGCCGGCCGGCTCGTAAGTCTTTGCTACTCAGTAGCTTAGTGAGGTCTCAGCGAGCAGAGTATAATGGGAAACAGTAGTATTAGCCCAGCTATTAGTATGCTTTCAATCATCTTATGCAGTAATGCGTTGCTTGTGTTTGGCCTTGCGTGGTAGAGTATTACGCTTGACCTTGTGAGGTCTTGACTTGGTAAACAAAACCTTTAGACGGATTTTTGGTTGCGTTGTACTCATTTAACTTTGACAAGGCGAAAGCGTCTTGCTCCTGTGGCATTGGCAACACGAGAGCGGTAAAGCTTCTCAGCTTGCTTCTTCAGCATTGGGATGGATTCGATAACCCAACCAGATTTTGAGGCGAAAGGAATTGATTCTATTCTGAACATAATTTTTTTGTGTTTTTATTATTAATTAAAGTTATTCGGCTGATGAATCGAGCCACCAAGTTTCTGGCTCATCGTCTGGCGTAAAGTAGCCCATTGCTTGCAGTTGGTCAAAGGCTTCAGCCTTCTCGGTATCTGAACCAAAGTTGAGCAAGTCGAGCCAGTGGTCTATGATGTCCATTTTCTTAGCTTTCGATAGTGTCGAAAAGGTCAGCGAATGAACCGCTTACGCAATCCATATCAACGAGATTCTCGTCGTTCTCGTCGATGTCGTCCTTGTCGGACTCGACTGCATCGAGGGAAACGAACTCGGCTTTCACCTCATCATCTGAAGCGTGTTGCGTGCCATGCTCAACCGTGAAATCTTCGGCAAGCTTTTGACCTTGTAGGTCAGCGAGCAAGTCAGCGAACTGTGGAGCAACTGCGTTGTTGCTGGCGTTAGCCAAGGCGATTGCCTCAGCGATGTGGGAGAAGTCTTTCTCAATTTTCATACCCTTATTATGACAGAAATCTGACATTTTACGAGCTTATTCGTATTTTAAGCAGTAGCATATGCGTAACTCATTGGTATTCAACGAGAAAAAAAAGAAGTTTTTTTTCATGTCGTGCGGAGGAAAAACGGGCAAAAACCAATTCTCGACTTTTTTTTATGCGTAAACACTTGGTAATCATTTACTAAGGGAGATTTTTTTCGTTACAAAGTTGTAAGTCGTTGGGCCTCAAGAACTTACCCCCCGGGGGGGGAGCAACCCTACCCATTTTGTGAATTGAATATGGTACCGACATCTGAGTTTTCGAGGGGGGGTGGTATTTTTCAATATCTAAATCGATCGAAAATGGACAACAAATGATCCAATCAAAAAAAAATCCGACGTGTAAATAACTATATGCGAAAAACGCCAGACGACGAGAGTGGCAGCGGAAATCAACCGTGGCCAGAGGATTCTATATTCGGAAACAAATTACAACTAGAACTTAATAAAAAAACAAAGCAAATAACTGAGCTTTATGTAGTTATAGACACACTTCAATGCAACCTGAAAGCCGCGACATCTTACCTTGATTCAGATGAAATGGCAGCAGTAAACAACCATAGTTACAAATGGTGCGTAAACTGGAAGCCTGGGGACGAAAAAAATTAAAAGTGTATATATAGTATATGAAAATAGCCATTCGGCTCCTTGTCGCGGTAACGCTTAGCGTTTTCGGGGGAGGTTGCGGGCCGTTTTTCTACCTTTCCGAGACAGACCAGCATCGAGCGGTTCGTAAAGCCGGATACGAGCTTTGTCATTTACAGAGTTGCGGCCCTCTAGCGCTAAGCATTGCATTTAATAATTTAGGCATAAAAAAGACGCCATTTGAGATAGGAAAAGAAATACAAGACGACGATAGAACACATTATAGAGCTATTTTAGCTATAATAGATCATAAATTTTGCAGAATCACATGTCCACAAGAATTAATAAAATTTTGTAAAAAATATAATATTAAAATTAAAAAAACAAAAAGCTTAGACAATTTAACTAAAGAAGACACTGCAATAGCCTTAATTAAAGGTCCTAATGACATTCGGGATTGGCACTGGATGGCATATCCGAAATCTAATAAACTTGACATATTAACTTTCTTTGGGTATAATACCAAGCTTAAGTCTGTGTATATATTGACATTAAATGAAAAAGAATAAACATCCTAGGCCAGAAGAATATCGTATTATCTGGAGTCATTCGAATGAGGTAACTGATTCTACCCAATATTATAATGTTTATCATTCGAGCGAAGCGCTTGCAGACATCTATCATACTTTCGCCAAGGGAAAGATTCACGCAAAAACAATAATAATCTCCTCAATAGAAGAATATAATCGTTTTGCAGATTCTTGGACAGATCGAACACATGTTTGTCTGGAGCATTTTGGAAATGACTTTGATGAATTGGTTGAGGAGGGATGCTGGGTCCAGCTTTCAATAAGCGATACGGGGAAAATTATACTGTCTCGGTAGCTGTCACTATTTTTTGAGACAAAGTGGCACTTTCGCGGCATATTTCGCCGCATGAATCCGCTTAAAATAGGGCTTTTAGGTTTTGGCACGGCATCTGCAAGTATACTGGCATATGAAATACCAACCAACAAAAACGTTTTTTGAACAGCCTAGTCTGTTTAGTGTGTTTAATGATAGTATTAATTCTATTATTGATTCGAGTTTAGATTCCTATAAGTTTCGGACTACCGTGGACGAGCAGGATGACGCCTATACGGTAACCGCACAGGTACCAGGGCTAAGTAAGGATGACATCTCCATTAAAATTGAAGATGGAACTATTCTTATTGAAGGTTCGCGGCAGGTGACTAAGGACATGGAGTCTTCAATACATAAAGAATTTAGCATAGGCAGGGATATTGACGAGCTTAAGACTTCTGCAGAGGTTAAGGACGGCATATTGACTCTTACTCTACCAAAGAAGGAGAAGAAGAAAGTAAAAACTATTAAAATTAAATAGGACGTTTCTAATTAGAATTTATAATTAAAATATTCTACATCATCCTTAAATCTTCTCTCAACTATATCTCTTGAGGCAGCATCGTAGTAAGAGTGGTAGCTTTTTCTCTTGGTTTCCATTTCGTGCCCCAATTGTTTAATGTCTGCGCCAATTTCATCGCAGACGTAAGAATAATCTTGTTGAAGGTTTTCGAATCTACATATGAAGTCTACCTCTATTTCATCTTTTTTGTTTTTTAGAAATTGTTTTTGACTGCAATGTAGTAACGGGAGGCCTTCGTCTGTCGTGAGAAAAGTCTCATACCTTTCGCGGGTGACTGAATTATTGATCGATTGAAGGGGTTTTTTTGTAAATTCATAGAACGGAACATCAAGAACTTCGTAATGTAGAAAGTGGGAATAATATGAGACCCATCTATCCCAAGGGTTTCTAATGATTGAAAACTTAAAGTAGTTGTTCCAGTATTTTGCGTAAATCTCTTTTGTTTTTTTTGCCGTAAGATGCTTAAGCCGCCTTGTTTCCAGTCTATTCCACATATCGTGTCCTAGAAGGTGTTTTTCTATGCTGGTTCCTGCATTTTTTTCAATATGCAGAAATATACATTTATATTCGTGGCTTATCATGTATTGTTTTTTAAGAATTAGGTTTTTTTAATTCTTGGATTTAGAATATCTTTTAAACCGGGACCCTTGTCTCTTGGGAGATTCTTTTCTTTTTTAATTTCTTTGATTTTTGATAATTCATGTTTTATAATATTTGTTCTGCATAATATTACTTCATCATTATCACATGTAAAGCTATTATTTTCAAGATGGTTAAGGACTTGATTTGGATTTTTTTCCACATTCGGTCGGTAGATATAAACAGGGATGTTATTTTTTTTACATCTTAGACAAAACATAATGTCTTCTCCTGTTGCTGTGGTATATATATCTTCTTGAAAAAGGTACTTTAATGAAGATTTCCTAAAAACCATTCCTCCACAAAGGTAATCCGCTTGAGCAAGTATAGGCGTTTCTTTCCTGTATCTTGAATTGCATTCTTCGTATGGGCTTGAATATTTACCTACAAAATCTACTGGGCGGGGGATTTTTTGTTTTTTAAGTTGTATTTCTCCACCTGGCCTTTTATCCAATTGCCATCCGTACTGCTGTACAAGACATTCCTCATTGCGAACAATCTTGATCATGCATTCGCAATATTGTGGATTAGGGATTCTGTCGTCATCAAGCATAACGATTATTTCCGTAGGAGCTGTAAGGGCTAGTTGATATCTTCCTATATATTTAAAATTATAATCGGAATCTATAAAGCAGGCATTATCCCAGTCTTTTGTTATTTCTTGATATGTGTGCAATAATTCGTCATCTTCACACCCCATGAAGCAGCCCCATATTAATTTGGGCTTAATGGTTTGTTTTGATACAGCATTAAGTTGTTTGATCAATAATTCTTTTGACTTATTGTAATAATTTAATATAAGTGTATATTCCATAGTGTTAAGTATATTGTTCGCGAAGCTCAAGATAGAGTTCTGTCGCTTTTTCAATTAAAGGATTTTCTAAAGCTAAAATTTCGTGCTCAATTGGGTATTTATTTGATTTTACATGCTCTCCGTGCATTAAGGTGGAATTGTCTTGTTGGTCAAATTTATCGAGTCCATGATCCATTAAGGTCGGCGGTAGGAAGTATTTAATTTTATCTTCTTTATTTAAAATGAGTATTCCTAGCTTCCCCTCTAATGTATTCAGTATAGGCTTAATTGGTTTTATTTGTTGGTCATAATCAAAGAGGATTGTATTTCTTTTGCTTGATTTTTCTTTTAATTGTTTTAACATCCATTCGTAATGGTTAATATAGTTTTGTAATTTTAATGTAATTGTTTCATTTGTAACTTCTTCTTTTCCTTGTGCTTTTGATACAGAAGGTTTATCTGGGGACGCCCCTACCATTCCTACCCTTAACAGTGAAAGACAATTTGTTATTGGGTGTCGAATCGTAGATACCAGGAGGCCACATTTATAATCAATATTGTAGAATTTAATTTTTCCTTTGAATGCATAGAATTGTCTAAAGTACCTTAGGTCATGTGTCTTAATCACGTTCGCTGGATAAAAGAATCTATCTTTATTTTCTGTGTTCTCGGGGGAGAGGAGATCCTCTAGAATATTCCAGACTACGGTAGAGCCGCTGCGGGGATATGAATATTGTAGGACCTTCATTTCTATAAATTTATATTACACTAATCGAAGATTGGTAGGTTGCTTTCTTTGAATAGATGTGCATATTATATATAATATTTTTAACCTACCCGCATTGCGTTTATTCTACATATCATCTTTGAATAATTCTTGAATGACAGGAGATTTCAATAGGTCTACTCTCCAGGTCAATTTAAATACTGGAGAAGCGGGGACTTCCTGCGACGCTATTGATTTAAGTATTTCGTCTGTATATGGGGCAAAAAAATGAGGCCCTTGTCTTGTGCCAACATCGCAATCAATCTTGTTAGTCCTATCCCAAAGGAGGCTGAATTTTTCATCTTTATCGTACATTTCTTTAAATAGATTATGAAACCAAAAATATTGATCGGCCTCTTCTCTATTTTCCCAATATTTTAAGGTTTCGATCTTCCATTTATTTATAATATAGTTGTCATTTCTTCCCGCAAGAAACCAGCTCGAGACAATCCTGCCGAAGTTTTTACGAGGATTGCTAAAAGCAAAAAACTCCTGCCCTAAATTATCCCACAGCCACTCATCAAGGGGTAGATTAACGTACAATGTTGCATCTAGCCATATTCCCCCAAACTTCTCAAGAAGAAGGATTCTTATCGCGTCAGACTTCGCCTGCACAGGAATATTCCCAAGTCCATCTAAATTAATAAATTCATCTAAATTTTCGTCGGACAAAAAATGAAAGGTCCAGTCGGGGTTGATTCTGGTTAGCCTATTTCTGCACGCTCGAACTATGGTTGGGGCATTGCTCCAGCCCTTGTCCCAGTATAACCAGGCTACTTTGGGTATGCAGATTTTACTCATAATTAGCAATATCCCTTTGTATTAATTAGGTGAGATTTCTCCTTCCAGGCGGTTGTGAATAATTTTCTGTGGTCAGTATATTGTTCTCTGATGTCGCTAAATCCATCCCTTTGTTCTACGCAGGCGGGAGCGACCATGTACCATTTATCCCTTTCCTGCAATTCCCACCAATAAATATCAAATGCATATTGATTTTGACTTCGGATCCCTGATGGGTTTTCAATTAATAAATTAAGCCCTTTCTTCGAGTGCTCAAGGAATCGCTTGTAGTAATGCTTGTTAACTATATAGCCCGTTGCGGTTACGCAGTGTTTTAATTTAAACGCGTATTCGGTAATTCTCTCGTCTTTTGGCCCAATCTGCCCCCCAAGAAGTAATACATCAAAGTCATTGATCTCCTTTAGGCATTTTTTGAGCTGGCGCAAAAATAAAGCTTTATCCCTAAAGTGGATATCATCCTCTAAAATTACGGCGTAATCCAGATCTCTCGCCGCAGCCAACTCTAGCGCTCCTATGTGGCTTATCGTCGCCCCTATTCTTCCGTCAGAAGTTTTGGTTCCGGGGAATCTCTCATAAGACCAATTTAGCTCGTTGAGTTCATTCTCTACGAGCTCTTTTCGGTCTTTTCTACTGTCGAGATTAATAAAGAAGACATTGTCCATTGTTGCTTCGTGGGGATTTTCTTCGTTTTCACTCTTTGGATTGCCGGGATTACTCTCGTACCCCATAAGTTGCGCATCAAGTTTTCCAGTTGATCCTAGGAGGGAATTGTGTGAATTTATAAGAGATAGAATCCCTTCGTTGTAGTATTCGCTGTAATGATTTTCGTATTTTCCTTTGTTTCTGTGTTTCAGCTGAGCGTCAATACCTAATTTGTCGCATATTTCCATAAAGTCAGAATCTATACTCTCCATTCTACCTACATAGTCCATGTTTTGATTAATGAAATCCATTTGGCTTCGAAGGTGATACTTGAAGCCTTTATTCTTCCGTATAAACTCCTCAAAAGTGACTTTAGGTCTGCCCAGTCTTTTCCTGACCCTCAATTCGTGATGGTACTCGCTAACCCAAATCTCCCACGGATTCCTTATTATTGTAAAACAAAAATATTCTTTTTGAAAATACTCCGGATATTCTTCAAGCGTATAGTGTTGGGGTTCCATGGCAAGATCATTGTTCATGAAATATGTACTCAGTATATCTTCGGGTAATTGGTTTATTTCGTTGGCATCGCTACAATCCACGCCCTCCGCCTCAAGCAGGGATAGTTCCGTGCTGCTTCCTCCGCATTTAGGGATATGGACAAATATATATTTATGTTTATGGCTAATCATTTTTTTTCATGTTTTTAATATTTCGTATTGCTCTTCGGATAAGATATTCGATAAATATAATTTATCAATACATTGATAGTCTTTTGCTAAATATTTCTTTAAGAGAAATCTTGATTGCTGTGTTGTTTCTAACTTGTTCGCAGAATTTTTTCTAGCATGCCTGGTAACTTCAACGTCAAACAGTCTTTTCATATCTTGAGAGAGTGTTTCAGTGCATATCGCGCCAAAAACATTTTTCGGAGTCAGTTCTCTTGTTATGCCTCCAATATAATAATCGATGCCCATGCCTACATGAGAGGGGTGTCCGCATGTATAATGTTGGTGAATTTTCGAGTCAATCAATGGATTTAAGTTGCTGTTCTCGTCAAAAAGATGCTCGCATACGTTGTTCAAATCTTTATACTCTTTATAAAATTCTAGCTCTTTTCCTCCAGCTTCTTGACCGCTGAGTAATAAAAATCTGCGCCAATAGAACGCTGAAATAAAACGCTCTACTGGATTTCTCAATGCAATAAGATATTTTGAGTCAGGCTCATGCTCAGGACGTTTAAGGTGAATATGCCTAAATTTAACAGCATTATCTATCAGTGTTCTTTTGATTGTAGTGCCGCCGCATTTTCCTATGTGAATAAAAGTAATCATTTAATCTCCAAATTTATATCCGAAATACTCAATGTCTTTTGCGTATGTTTCGGCAACGATTTGCTTTGTTTCTTCATCGTAATATTCGGTATAATGTTTGTGTTCAGTTTTGTTTATATGTGGAAGTTGTGAATGTGGAATTTCAATATTGTCACACACGATATTAAAGTCTTCTTGGAGGTTTTCAAATCTTCCGATGAAATCCATGTTCACACTACCATTTGCATCTGTGATCCAGTCAAGTTGATCTGATAACATAAGAAGTTTAAATTTGTTAGGAGTATTGTAATATTTCGGGTTCTTATCATAGATATGTTTTGCCCATTCTTTAAAGGGTATGGGATTACTACCAAGCTTTGTTTGGTTTGTTTTTATTCGGTATTTGTACAAGGATAAGAATCTATCCCAACTGTTTCTTACGAAAGTGAATTTAAAATAATCGTTAGAAGATGCTTCTTTATTTAAGTCAATAATTGATTGATGTTTTTCAAATTTGTTTGAATACTTCTTTAATAACACTTCAATACTCGTACCTCCAGTTTTATTGATATGAACAAAAATAAATTTATGTTTGTGACTTATCATTTTTAATCTCCAAATTCATATCCGAAATGTTCAATATCTTTTGCGTATTTTTCGGCAACGATTTCATGGGTTTCATAGTTATAGTATTCGGTGTAGTGTTTGTGTTTGGTTGCATTTACGTGTGGAAGTTGTTGTCTTGAGATCCCTATTTTGTCGCAAACAACATTGAAGTCTTTTTGCATATGCTCAAACCTGATTATAGAATCTATCGCATATTGATTTTTATCATCTAAGCACTGGTTGTAAATTTGACCATATAAAGGGCCTCTGGCTTGTACTTTTTTTATCCAATCGCTAAATGCGGTGGGGGCAGGATTATGCATAATTTGTTGAGAGTGAAAATACAAAGATAACGCCCTGTCCCATGGATTGCGTACCGCAGTAAATGTTGTGTATGATTTGAAGTCTATATTATCATGCTTGAATATAGATTGAACCTCCCTTAAGCTTATATGGTTATAGAATGGATTTTGCTCTTCTTCGCATTTAGAATAATGCACCGACTTTATGTCACTAAATTTATCTAATGCTTTACGAGTAGAAGTGGAGCCGGTTCTGGATGACGACAGGAAGATCCATTTGTTTTTGTGCGAAATTCTCATTTTTATTTTATATGATATGACGCTCCATGCGCGCTTAACTTCTTTACACTTATATTGTTGGGACCTATAACTATTTAGTGTATAAACTATAGGAAAAAGGCATGAAAATATTAGGAAAACACGGTTATGTCAGGGATGTCATCGACTCAGATATTATCGAGCTATCATTGAATCCAAGGAACGTGGACTCGCGACATTCGGATTATCTCGGGTGGCCAAACCACGAAAAGCATGTTTATGAAACCTTCAACAGATCAATTCGAACAATTAGCTTTTGCTTAAAAGACGAAACATATATCGGCTCCACCGGGGTCGCCCATTCCCCTCAAGAACGCATAGGTCAGGTCTGGGTGCTCGGCTCTAGGAATTCTCTGGACATGATTAAATCTAAGAGCGACTTTTTTAAGTCATTTGGCAACCTTAAAGCTATGTTTGCAGTATATGAATTTATGAGAATATCCAGAGAGCATTTTGATTGGCTGTTTGGGGAAGAATTTGATCATTTGGTTAATATTGTTGAGGCGGATAATAGCCTCGGTATTAGATGGCTAAAGTTTATGGGTGGAAAAATAGAACCCATAGACGATAAATATTCAAAGGTAATTTTTAGCAAGTAATGGGTGGCGTAAACATAGATTTTAATTTAAACTTTCTTTCTGCCGATCCCACGACCATATCGACAACAAGAACACTTTTCGGCGCTTCAAGGGTTGGGCTTCCTGGGGCGCTCCCCGTGTGGTACGCAAGGTTCAGGCCGTACAAAAACTATGATTTGGGGCAGGTTGTTCACAAGGTCTCTGGCGCAGACGATTTCTTGGATAGAAAATCTAGATCAAAACCAAGTCAATTTAATTTATATGTCTGCGTCCTGAAGAGTGCCGGAGCAGGAGTATCTGACGCAAACTTTAATACCTATTTTAAGAGTTTCGCTGAACTCGCACAAGACTACTCAATTAGCGAGGCCGGGAGCTTGAGGGAGGTTGATGCCAAGAGTGAATGGGCGACGGGAGGAATAATGCACGACAATGAAATTTGTTTAAATTTATCAGAGTTTATTGACATGAAATATCTAGTGTGTTATTCTTGTCTAATTCCCAAATCTGGTTCATCTAAGAACCCGATTCAATTAAGGCCCGTTTCGGAAATTTCTTTTGGGGGCGGATCCGCAAGAACGGCCTCACCGGCAACTGGGCAAGATGGGCAGATAATAGATAGATATATTGTGGATTATCCTGAATACGGGTTTGGGGACAATGATATAAGTGCGCTCCCCGACAGGAGGTTTGGATTTTCGTCAACTTCGCTTAATGCTGTTATGGGGGCTTCCTTCGATTTTTTAGATGCAAAAATGAGTGCCGAGGACAACATATCTGGGTCTAGCCAGTGGAATTCCGGCCTAACTTATTTTCCTGGCGATATAGTTAGCTATAATCCCCCATCTGGACTGGCAAACATCGATGATTTAACCAACTGGACGGAAACGTTTAATTTAATTGGATTTCCCTCCTTAGCCATGTGCAAAAAAGAGGTTGGGGCCGCTAAAACTTACCCCTCGAGCGCTTCTAATGCGAACGGATCATGGAATTCCGAAAGAACCCCATGGTACGGTTCGGAAAGCGGTGAGATTAATGAGTATTGGGTTAAGTATGACTCTCAAATTAATCGCCCAAATTCATCGCTTGCATCAATATACAAATATTTCTCTGAGAAAAAATTTGAAATCAAAAAGTTTGCCCATAATAGCTCGTACCAAGGCCAAACAAACCTAGCAGGCCAACCCGTACAGCGAGAAGCGGGCCGCATAAGAATGGCAGACTTTACTGGGTCTTCCAATATCTTCGGTCACTTATTGGTGAAATTCGCAAAACCCTTAAAAAGATATAGCAGGGATAAGTGCCGGTCATGGTATTCTGGCGCCAGCAGTGAAAGCGGCCCGTACCAAGATGGCGGATATGATATATTTATTTATACAAAAACCCTCCGAAAGGATCATGGGGGGCAGCCTAGATTGGCGGTCACCTTTGGAAGGACCACAAAGTTAAGCTCCTACAGCTCCACGTCAGGGATTAGCACATATTCTACATCCCAAATATCCAGATCCGACATAAATCGTTATCTTCAGGGAATATTGAACCCCAACAATATTAATACTGACCTGGCCTCCGAGGGAGATCTTCTACATTTTCAATATCGAGATCTTACGCCATTTTTTTATATGAGGAGGGGCTATGTTCACGCGAGGAGAAGAGGGGGTGTTCACCCCGGCTCCAATAAGGGCAGTACACAGTTAGGCAAGTATATCATGATGGTCGAGGATGTGCTTTCTCGGCAGAGAATCGAATTCGTAACGCCCCAAATTTTCAGTAATGGCAATATGTATGTCGGCGGGCATGGGGCGCTGGGCTCGATGAGCTTAGATCATGGACAACCAAAAACGAATGTAGATTATGACTACGAACTTGAGTCCAGCACCCAGGATCAGGCTTTGACCAAATTGCTCTCAATTAAGACTATAACCGGTAGCGCCTCGGTTAGTGGAGACAACCCCTGTCACTATTTAATATTAGGCAACAAGCTCGGCAGGGCAGATCAGATCGAGAATGAAGGCAAGAAATTTATCAATTCTCACGTTGACGCCGCTTTTCTGCCTATTCTAAAAAGAACTGACGAGATGTCGGATTCAGAGTTTAGTGCAGCATTAGGGTTGCTTCAGACTGGCTTTAAGGGTTTTGACGGTAGTAAGTTTAAAGATCTTACTGCCGATGGCAATCAGGTTTTGTCGACTACGATTGATGCGGATACATCGCAAAATTTATTTGAGGCAAAACACTTTATAGATTTGGGGCGATCGGACCTCCAGCAGGAATCTATTTTCAGTTTAACTGTTGATCGTACGGGAAATCCCCAGGGCAACGTTCAGACCTTGGCAAATATACCTGAATGGAATGATACCAAGGAATATTCCGGAGGCAATATGACTAGGGTCCCACGGGAAGATTGGTGGGAGGTGACCACAGCAATCGCGTGTGATGCCTGGAGACAAGAGAAAGTATATTCTGAATGGGTTTCTCCGGGAAACGAGCATAACACAGTATACGTATATCAAGACGACGGAGCAAAAATATATTACAAATCCCTAAAGAATGATAATGAAAACTTTTTTCCATTACATTTAAATTTATTCTTTAAGGCTAATGTCTCGATGGGGGCATCGGCAGATAACGATCCAATTTTAAACAAAGAGAAGTGGACCAGGCTAAGTATTCTCAGCAATACCGCGATTTCACCATTATCCATGGTTACTCAGATTACCCTCTACGATGGTTGGGTTAAAATCTTTAAGTCGTCACAGACGGGCCTATCTACTTCTCCCCCGAATAACAAATCGGGGATTACGCTAGGACTTCAGTGGTTTAATTCTCTTGATGGAGCAAGCGGACTTGGATTAATGTCTGAAAGATTGTATGATATAGCTCCGTGGGATATGGAGCAGGCCGAAAATTACAAGGTCGGAGATCTTGTCACACTTAAGGAGAAAACCCCTACTATGGTCGACCCGAATTCGGGGGAAAGCCTGACCTACCAGGAGTGGGCCGGGCGCTATCCCACAGATGAGAATACGAACCTTTTGGATAGTGCTGAGTTTTTATTTCTTAAGGCAGACGCAGCGGTCGCCTCATATTGCTTTCAGTGCATAAAGGATACAGATTCTCCTGCAGATCCGGCCGGTGTGGGGATTGTTCCTGGGATATTTCCAAAAGAGTCCGCAAGTGAGACGGCGTATTTTTTATCGAACCTAGTAGAAGATCTACAATATTCCAGATTTAGAGGAAAGAACTTATATGCCGAAACGACTTGGCTCGAAATTACCGAGAACGAATTTACCGCAGAGCGCATTGACCCTAATGTCGATCCCGCAAATAATGACAATCGAGGAAGGGCTTACGCTCAATATTACGGGTTGGAGGAATTGGATGGAAAATTCAAAATTCGACAGAGGGACCTCTTTGGTTCGGATAATTATTCATATGATCTTACCTATGAAAATTACTATCGAATTGGTGACGCCGTAAAAATGGACGACAATGAATGGCGGGTTAAAATTAAACAGTTCTGTTATGTCTCGGATGCAACTCCCCTATTGGATGATAATTTTGTTTTGGAAGGGAACTTGCAAAACTCAACCGTTATAGAGGGCCTTCAATATAAGGCTGACATTTCCGGGTATGTCGGTAAAAAAATCTACGAATTCCCCGTGTCGATAAATTCCGGGACTATGAGTGGATTTACGAGCAACTATACATTGGTTATTCGTCCTAGTGAATATTGGCAGCCGGTGGCGCGTAGGGAATTTGACCTTGATCGCACCTATCCATCTTCAGAGGAGATCGCTGCTGGCGTGGAGCCACAATACTTTTTAACTGAAGGAGATTTTGATTTTATACATAAGGCCGAAGGTTCAAGCGAATACGCCGTGTCTGAAGCCTTCAACTCTAGGCTGGATATTTTTGGGCCAAGATTAAAAACCTATGATGCCTCCGGCAACAATGCGAAGTTCTGGACTCCAAGAATAAAATATCCCACAACACATATGATAGATACTTGGGTCGGCGGCGTTCCGGATGCAGATAGCCCTTTGTTTTTGGCATCGCTTGACTATGTAAGTGTTAACTATGAGGACTGGAACGTTGATCTGAGGGCAGAAGGCGACACCCTTTCTTCGGGAGACCTTCCACACCCACTTAACGAGAATAATCAAGATGAAGATAGGCATCCTGCCATACGGGCCTTCAGGGGTTGGGTGGACTCGATTGATAGTGATATCGACTTCAATCTCGACGCAGGATTTAATCTCGATAGTCGAGGAGTGGGCGATGTAAATCCAATTAAGTTCGTTAAAGAGGATGAGTCATACCCTCCAACAATAGAGTTAACAACTGAAATATATACTGGAGGAAACGCCGATACTGGCCATCCAAATCATGGCGCAATATATGATGGTGGGGAAATCAGCATCAATTCCAATCAAACAATTAAACTAATCCCCCAGCTAAAGGGGGCGGACGGGAATAACTTTACGACCTACTCTGGGTTTATTTCCTCTATGTCCAATGCTAATGTTTTAGGAAGATACCTAAGGTTGCCGATAAACACCGGCGATTCTTATTCTGATTTTGGACTGACATACGCAGGGATTATGGAAAGTCCCTACATAAGGATCGGCGAACCATCTCAGTGGCTTTCCAACCAGGCCTACTCCGCTGACGAGGCAGTGCACGATGGCACCTATGTGTGGCAAGCCGATACTGATATCCCCGCAGGCCAAGTACCTGGCGTGAGTGAATCTTGGGTATTTGTTCGACCTGTGGAGTATGCATCAAGGATTATTAGTGAGTCGCTCCTCGATTCAGATTCTTTGTTGGGCGGCATGAATAGTAAAATTGAATACCAATACGATGAAGTGTCCCATAAAAATTCTTCAATACTCAAAATAGAAAACAACGGATCTAATATAGGACTGCTTGAGCAGCTTGGAGATAAATTGCAGGTAATGCCAAAATGGAAAAACATCAGCGGACCAGAGGGAGAGATTGCTCCCTGGACCCACGATCAATCATTCGACACCGGAGATTTCACAAAGGAACTAAATATATTATATTACGCTCGGCGCGCGTCTTCTGGCGTTCAGCCGTCTTTGTTTGAATCCATGTGGCAGCGAGTGGATGAATGGAAAAATAACTTACCCTATGAATTGGGAGATATAGTCTACGCGAAGGAAAGAGGTGTGGTGTGGAACTCCAATGAGGATTCCGGAAGTTTGCCGACGCAAAACGAGCTGAGCCAATCAAATGACGTAATGGTATTTTATTCATGCTTAGACGCTCATAATGCTTCAGGCGAACCAGCGGGAGGAGTTAGTCCCAGCGCAGAAAATATACTCGACTCCACTCATGGCGAAAGCGAATATCTTTTGAGGCCATTTGATAACATGTCAAATATATTTACCAATTCCGGCTTGAATATTAATATCTCATTCGAGATGCAAGCCGTTGATGGCCAGAGCTATATGAGTTCAACAAAAGAATTGACGTTATCCCTTTTCTCTAATGAGAACCCTGGGGGCACACAAAGGAAAGATGTTGATTTATTTAATTATGCCTTTAATTCGCCCACGGTCTTGAGGGGGAATTTAGGGTTCGTTTCAGAATTTAAATTGGGCAATTCATTTGCGGGACTACAGAACACGGCGATCCTCCCAATGTCAGTTAAGATTACAAACGTAAGTGGCGCGGCTCCGGATGTGGACGCAGATACGTATCTTGACGTAAATAATGCCGTTAGCAAAACCTATGCCGTTTCTGCTGGTTTGGGCTGGCAAAATAGATTCATGATCTCAAATAATAAGCTGTATGCCTCTGGAATGGACAGCTCCGAGTTGGGGTACCTCGGAATTAGTAATTATAAGAAAATTGACGGCAAACCTGAAACATATTACGGTTCAAATTTAGAATGGAACTTAGATACGTTTGGAAAGCATAATATGTGTGCCCCATTGAAGGACGCACAAGACGACGAGCTGCAAAGGGTAAAAATATACGCGAACGGCACGACTGATACCTTATTAGACCCAGAACCCGACATAGATTTCGTTAGGTCTGGGGGAGGTAATACCGTATTTATTACTACAGACAAGAAGCTATATGGATTCGGGAAGAACGAAAACAACTCCCTAGGCATCACAGATAAAAGCTTCAATAGCTCTAGCGACGATCCCGAAGACTGGGGAGATTGGTCTCATGATTTGATTGATGCCGAAGACAGATTCGACCTTTTATCATATGCCAACTTTAACCACGCCGCAGGCGACCCAATTGCAAGCAATAAAAACGACCCCCACCTTGCGGGGTGGGCGACGTACCTAACAAAAGATCATAACCGGGCTAACCCTGCCCCGCAATGGGAGAGGATGGCATGGGCCACATTTCCGTTAGACTGGTTCGATAAGACTAGCGCCGAGCAAGATTCCTATTTGCATAATAATGTAACATGGATTCCGGAGGAAGAGTTATATCCTGCTGGCGTGACACCTTGGTGGGCCTCTCAGGAGCAATTAAAAATCGCAGGAAGAATTCTTCCGTGGTACGACAATATAAACTTCTGGAAAGAAGGGGGGATTGAATGCGTCGGGTTTGATAAGCCTGACAACCGGGGCGTTCCCAAGGTCGTAAATACTCATTTTATTCTCAACTCTGAGGACTATATTCCATTCGCAAGACAGGCTCGATCCGGAGCGGAGGGTGCTTATGATGTCTCGTTCTCTCTCGATGGTACATCGGAGTACGCTAAGAGTCTTTCTACCATGATGATAAAGCCCGCTTGGGAATTTTATGGCGGCACAGATACCGATAATTCTGCGACGAAGAAGAGGGAACATTTTGTTGTCGCAGGGTTTGAGGGGAGCAAAGAGCGACATATGGCGGGGGCGGCCGTACAAAATGACAGAGGGTGGATGGTTCCAGCTTGGCTTTTTCCGTATCGGGATAATGCGGAAATTTCCAACAAGCTCACTTCCTGGAACGGCATCTCGTGGCCACATGGTAAATTTCAGAATTTGTACCCAACGTCTCAATGGGACGATGGGGACCGCTTTAACACTACGCGCGAATGGGGCACCCCGGATTGGAATGAGCGGAGCTGGTGGGGGCACGACAAGAAATACAATGGAGCCCGCGAAGCAGCTCCGTGGACCGATAATGAGTCCATTAGTTGGTTTAAGGAAAGGGAGCATTTGGGCGAACGATGGGTCTCCATCGAAAACGCCCTTCCGGAAGACGAGCCGGGGATTAGTCCCAAATGGGAGTACATAGGCTGGCCAGATCTAGACCTGCCTTACGGGGGATCGCACAAAAATCATTGCGTTATAGATTACTTCCACGATAGCAAGACCATGACGGTATCTGGCACTGAATGCCTCGCCCTTGCGATGTATAGGCTTAAGGATCGAGCAAATTATTCATACATGGATCGCCCGAGTCAGCACTCTCTCAATAATAACGATGACAATAATCTTAGGGCGAACTGCCTTAAATTGGCTGCAAACCGCAATGCTCCGGCGGTCCCGTTTCCGGTAAAATTAACAGATGATAATGTTGTTTGGGCGTCAACAAATGAGCATTCTACGATCTACGTCACAGAAGACGGCGATGTAAAAATCCTAGGGTCAATTATAGGGTGCAAGGACATCCCGGTGCAAGGCTTGGATTTCCACAGCGAAGCAACCCATGGCGAGGTCAGGCGAGCGGATAATGTTATGTTCCATGGTGGGAGCGATACCTTTGATTCGTTCGGAGATTTAACGGTAAATGAACTTTGGCAAAATGACAACTGGGGCCTGATTCATCATATGACGGACCGCGATCCCGACCCATTTGCGGGTGGGGAAGCCGTAAAATATGGATCGCTAATACAAGGCAATATTGCCTACGGAGAAACCTGGGAGCCATATATAGAACATATAGATTATGTTAACGGTCAATATGTATCCTACTCGGGCTCCCTTTGGAGTAAAATTGGGGATCAAGGCGCTGGAGCCCACACCTTTCCTGGAGTTATTCCTGGCGAGTGGAATAGCGTAAGCGAGAGTATCACCCCGCTGGTTACCCAGGATGCAGCCAGCACAAATTTCGATAATTTAAACAATAATTATCTCCATAAATATTGGCCAAACACGGGGCCAGCCTATGTTGCTACGGACAGCAATGGTTTAAATCCAGATGTTAAAAGGATCGCTGAAGAAGACTGGGGTTCCATTGAGTTCTTTGGTGGAAATGTAATCCGTCAGGACGGCACAACCATCAGTGACCCCAGCGTGGGGATTGCGGGATCGTACCGGAAGGTCGACCTCCCCAGTCCAACCGGTGGTTACCCGGTATATAGGCACGTTGCAAATGTAGATAATTTAATTTGGTTCTATAATGGATATTGGAGGGCGAGCACCGCAACCTATTATAATTCCAACGAATTTGATAAACAATATGCCAAGGGAGCCGTCACTACTACGGTGGACAAAACCCCCGCTGATGTTGCGGTATGGTCCGTACTGACTCAGCGAGAATCTCACAAAGAGATTAACATTTATAATACTGGGGTCCAGTTTGGGGGCCAATATTCTTCCGACAGCAAAAAGGATACCGCTTGGTCTGTGCAGCCCAACGGCGTGTTACCCGCAACGGCGAACGACCCCCTCTACCCAGCGGCCTGGATACCAAACAATCTTATTCCGGGGAACTGGCTGGATGCGCCAGAAGGAAGTAGCTGGGTGGGGGTTTGGTGGAGTGAACAAGGTGGGGTGCCGACTTTATGGCCGCAAGCCACTCCCGTTTTCTATCAAGCCTTTCACCTTGATGAAGGAATTGATGTATCACAGGTTACAGTGTCATTCGACTTCGCAGTGGATAATACAATGCTGGATATTCAAATCCACAGTGAGGCCGGGTGGCACAGCATAAATCCCGACTTGGTTACTGGTGAGGAATGGGAGACAACATCTTACCTGACTAATTGGGACTTTAATAAGTCTATGCTTGGTTATGCTGGTGGCAATGGCCACCAGTACCTTTTTGGGTGGCGACCATTATTTCCCGACAACTGGACTGCCAACGTGTGGTTATGGCTAGAGGATCATCCGGATTTTGTGGACAACAACGGCAACCCCAAGTATACCACATACTGGCACGATCATGCTCGCAAATCTGGGGAACAACAAATTTTACCCGGAGTTACAAAATGGGGGACTTTTTGGGGGGAGAATAACGACAGGGACGGGTTTGGGAATACTGCAACATCTTGGTTTGGGGCGAGTGGCTCAAACTTGGATGAGGAGCTTCGCGACCACGGGATGCATTATCCAGCGTATGAACAATTAAACCAAACGACCCACTACGTGGCTCAGACGCTAGAATTGCATCTGGATAACCACGGTAACCGTTTTGAATATCTCAGTAATTTGCTTGACAAAAGCTACGACTATAGCCGGCCAAATCATCCGACCACCTGGGACAACTCCAATAAGCCAAGCCTCTCTGATTTGGCCTGTATGGGGGTTTATAATTTCGCCAAGGTTGTAATTATACAGGACAATTGCAGTGCGTGGGGATCGCGCCAGTTGGGCTACGACACTGAGCCAGGCGTGATGCGAAGTAAATACGGGGGCGCGAATTATTATTGGGGGTTACAGTCTCATGTTGAAACAGGAGGCCTCAGTGGCGCGGCAAGATTGCACCTCGTGCCCTGGGGGTATGATTATACGCCTAACACATATGGATTCGGGGGCCATAAAGACTCCGGATCCCTCAACCCATCGGTTAATGAATACGTTCAGCTTGGAACATGGAATCCCGACAAGCTTGGCGGAGCAGGCTTCACTCAGTGGCATCAAGGATCTGAACTGAGTGCAGAAAGGTATGGGCCGAATTATCCAAAACCCCTGACGGTGGGCCAGAAATATGAGGTGCGGTTTTTTGTCTCATACCGGACCGCCTACTCCGAGCCTGATGTTGGAGCAATAATTTGGGCGTGGGAGGGAGGCGTGCCGACCGCGACTGTTGACAACTTAGAAGCGGTACAAGGAGGAAATCTAGTTAACGATTATGCAGGAAGTGGGCACCAAGCCATTGACGTCGGAGATTTGGGGTCTGGATGGACGGAAACAAAGTTTACTTTCGTCGCCACGCATACCTCTCACAGCGTAGAATTTATATGCCACACTACCTCGAGTGACTCGACAGCTTTTATATATAGCGTTTCCTGCAAGCCTGTGACCGCAGCCTGGTATGGGGGGTGGTTTGGGGAGCTTAACTCCATAGACATCGGACCCCAGGGCATCGGGGCTAGTAATATCTTTAGGGCTGGAGCTGGAGCGGCAGGAAATAATGCATTGGTGATGTATGTGAAAAATGCGGGGAACGTTAATAACCCTGCAGGACTACTGGTGACCAACCTTACCATAAACGCTCCATTATTGTTAGGATATGGCGCAGAGATATGGACTGAGGACGCGGAGGTTAAAACTGAATATCGGATCCAGCACCGGGCTGGAAATGGAATTGGTGGTGCTGCCGGAAAACTTAGTACAGATATGGTGACCGGGATACTTCCATACCCCTTAGAGGACTACGAACAAAAGGAGGATTACGCCGGTTATACTTGGTATGGCGACCAAACCGACTGGGATTATTATATGAATGTTTGGACTGACGTAGCTGATGCTAGAGAAGAACTCTACCCTTGGATGACGGGCGAAGAATATGCAAAGCTGCATTGGGCAGGGCCCCTGACGGAAGCAGATCGAGCCACTCGATACGGGGCCATCAGGCATAAGTCGACCCTTGAGCGAAGGACCCTGGCGAAAAGCGAATGGTTCCGTAATAAGTATGTCAGTCAAACCTATATGAGGGATTGGGTGGAAGACCCGATATTAGGACACACCTTCCTTGCCAGGGCCTCCCAGGCTGCAAACAATAAGCTGACGTCATTGGGCAAAACCGGCGGCAATTGGTATTATACCGCTAAATACGGACAATGGATTTACATTACTGACGCAGAGAAAACTAAGAAGGAGGACGGCGAGCGCTTCGAGTGTTTTATGAGCGGGATAGATATTGATTTTACTGAAATATCGTCTAATGCGGAAAATTATGGCGTAGGGAATGCCCTCTTCCCCGTGATTGACGGAGAGATCGTAGGGAAACTAGCTTTTACCGGCACTGGGACCGGCTGGAGGAAGGATTCAGGAATTTTCTTCCATATATACGTAAGACCTTCTTCTGGGATTGTTTTAAGAACTATTAAGCCTGAGATTTTGACCCAAGGAAGGTGGGGAGTTATGTATTCTCCGGGAAAAACGACCGATGCAAGAACCGCTGGAGATTGGAGCACTATTGTTCAAACAAGATACGGGATGATTTCGTATAATGACCATAGGGTTGTGTGGTCGATTCTCGATGACGGCCCTCCTGACGTACGAGCTTATGCCGATGGCGTTGCTGGAGAAACAGGTACGGGCTATGATCAGGACAAAGTGATGGCAGCGAGCGCTTGGACGTGGCCCGAGAATAATGGGGGAGGTCATCATGAGGACCTCGATCCACCGCTCGTACTTGCTCAAGGGTATCACACTTTTTACATGTGGGAATATGACTGGGGTCAGCCAACTGGATGGGGGTTACTGGGCGATGAGGGAAAATTCAGGTATTTGCTTTCTGCCGAAATTGGTGGTGCGGCCGTGAACGAAGAATTTCATGACAGTGGGGATATTGTCTTTCATGCGGGTTGGATACTTGATAACGACGCCATTTACGGGTCCAATTTGCCTGGCATCGGAAGTTGGGAAAATCATATAAAGTATTCGCCACGCGGGTTTTCTGGGTTTTTCGATTATACTGCGGCTGCCGGCATGGGTGAGGACCCAGAATATCAAGGCAGTACAATATCGAAATCTTCCTATAATGAGGGCGACATTGTTACCGCTCAGGTCGCTGATGGAGATGACCTTTTCGGTACTCTGGTGTTCGTTTCCATGAAGGACGACAATACTAGCGATATAGGCTTTAGCGAATCCCTTGAGCGAGTGGACGGCAAAAAATGGTCGATGCCCGCACCCAAGGCGATCACTAAAACCTATGACCTGAGCACAAATTCGCTGGCAGATATAGAGGATGAGATTAGCAGTACAACTCTTACTCCCGAGCCTCATACGCTATACGACCACGAGGATTATGGCTCTGATAAGGCGCTGCAAGTTGAGGCTGGCTCCGACCACATTCTAATAAGGACTGCCTCAGGCAAAGTGTTCGGCGTTGGGGACAATTCCCTGCAGCAAATAGATTGGAGAAACAAAACCGGGGGAATCGAAAGCGATTTCGATTTAGGCGATAGATTGGGCAGGGAGTCCGGCAAAGGTTTTTATAAGTTAGAGGGCACCGCCCCCTCTAGCCTTAACCCAATTTACGATCCTTCGTGGAGCGCAATAGAGCAACCGGCACTACCTCCTGAAAAATGGGCCTATGGTAAAACTTATCAGCCCGGAAGTCGGGTTTGGATAGACCACGTTTCTCATGTCGTTTACGTCGGCCCCGGCGAAGGCGTAGAAGGTACATTACTTCAGGAGCATCTCCAAATATCCATTCCGAGCATAACGGAGAACGGAGGACTTGAGACTCTGCCCCCTGAAACGCTCAAGTCGGATTGGGCGGATACCAACAAATTAGGGAAATGGCAGAAGCCTGACGTGGAGGTTCTCACGTTTGGCTCTATTGGTGAGGCGATGCATGCCCTTGTTAATCAGGAAAATGGCGCAGGTGGCACACTTGGGTCGACGGGTTTGTCTGGATGGTTCCCTTTGGGAAAATTAGGAATGATGCCAAACGACGGTGCTACTCACACTTTTCCTTCGTCGGAAATTAAAATGCCCCGCACTGCAAATTTCAAATTATATAAAAAAGCATTCGGTGACACGCATTTCTGCACTAGGGAAATCTTTATAAAACCGCATTTAATTTCTCATGGTAATAACAACAATCAAGCCGTGGAACTAGACGAGATTATCGCTGTCGCCGCCTCTGGTAATAATTCTCTCATTCTTTCTCAATCGGGAAATCTTTTTGGAACGGGTGAGAATAAAATATCGGGCTCTGATAGGGATGAATATGAGGGGCGCTCACTTGGGAATGCGCTCGGATTGGAATCTGAATTTTTGGATGGCCCCGAATTTATTTTTCCAAATGTAGAATTCATATCTTTACAAGGTGATTGTGCGACATTTATATCGGAAGGAAGGTCATACAAATGTGGGGGCGTTGGTTTGCGTCCTTATTTAGAGAATTACTCGTTCAAGGGGGCTCCTGCGGTAATTCTTGATGACGCAAGTGGTCGAGAGGGTGAGCCTATTATTGCAAAGCAGGTATTTATGGATTCTTTTGGCTTTTGGAGTAAACCCAAGCGGCGAATTCGAAAGTGGCCACAATTTATCGATGGCAAGTTGTGTCGTAAGGGGTCGAAGGATATTCGGGACAAGGTTCTCCCGGAAATTAATCGATTGGCTGACGCATGGGTATCAAACAAATCATACCGAACAAGCCTTCCCTCTGGGCATTCGCAGCTCCTAAACGGGCAACCAAATACACTATTTCATCACGGTTATGGTAGTGATATGGTAGCAGGGTCCAATGCCGATCAGGCGGGTTCTGCGTTTATTGGTCGCGAACCTGATTTTGTAACTCATAAAGGCACGATTTACCAATGTATTAAAGACCATTTCTTTTCCTTTGAACCTGGCAGTTCTCTTGGGGAATTGTATTGGAGGGAGTCCTCCGCGTCAATGATTAATGTTAACCCAATTCAATATTTTTACAGGGAATGGCAGCTTGATAGATGGGCAACAATTAGTTATGTAAACGAGAGCGGGGAGTTATTTTCCAAGGGCTTCCAGGTCATGTATGCCCCGGATTCCTCCGGGGATATTATTGGAGGAAAGAGCTATACCTCCCTTCGAACTAATGCGTCAACCTGGGCCGACGAAAGAATTTCAGGGTGGCACCTAGACCTTGACCATGCGGGCGTCGGCGTCACCAGTCAAGTCGATTATGGGGGGTCAGGGACTATGTATTTATATTATGGAGGGCAAGACAACGAATATCTCGGGACGGCAGGTTCGATTTTCGGAGAATCTGTCAACCCATTCTATGGCGACAGTAATACCAATATAGTGAATGAGAAGAATTTGCTCGACACCGAATATATAGATTTTACCCATAATCTATTGGGCAGTTTTGTGTCTGGCTCCAATGCGCCGACCGGTATAACTGTCACCTGGACGAACATGCTTTCCCATGTAGTGAGCTTAGCGTGGGGAGACGCGAGCTGCGGGTGGGGTTCACTAGATCCGTTCGCGCCGAGCTTTATACGGGACTTCAATTTTAAATCATGGCCCACAGCAGGTCAACTGGACTTGATCGATTTATTCTCTAATGCTTCTGAGCACGGATGGAACAATTATTACTTTCCCGGCGTAGTGAATCATGCGAATAATTCACAAAATCCTCCTGATGGCATGTATAATTGGTGGCAAGTGATGGGGGAGATGAGCGTTTCCCAATGGGCCCCAGCACTCCCTACTCACCACCCCCGAGGCGCGCTTGATGCGTTTAAATTTATGAACCGGTTTACTGGCGACGAAACTTACAGCTGGAAGCCGGCGGGTAGCATTTCCGAGGTGCCCGATATGGCAACCGCAGGGAATGAAGGAGAGTATCATCCTGACATAAAATGGCCAATATACTCCAAAATTGAGAGATACTCAGAGGCTGCGACCGATACTTGGGGCTTGCATAGCTCGTTTGGAGATTCTTTGGCGTACACTTTCGGCTACTCTATTTTCGGCGGAAATTTCAATGACAGATTTAATGATGATGCTTGGATTGTTGGCGATTTTGATACCACTAAAGCTGAGAGCTCTCAGTTTGGAGTGAAGGACGAACCAAAGAACCCAAGGCTTACTGCGGCGTCAGGACGCGGGAGTCTGACAAAAATATTGGGACTGCAGACCGGAGCGCTTACTCAAGGTTGTCCGGAGGTAATACCTGACTCTGTATTTTCTTTGCTCTTGCAGGGTCATTTGGAGTATAGAAGGATAAATTTCCCCTCAACCGCCATGTTTGGGGCCTGGATGTGCGACCCGTGGTCTTTGCCCTTCGGGGATAAGGCTCATCAAAGTTGGAAGTCGCAATTCAGTTTGCTTGTCGGGCAAGAAAACCAAGGCGTCGGCGAGAATGTGTCTTGGGGTTGGTTGGATCCGAACTCCAACACCATGACCAAATTGGGCAAGTATCACAATCACGGTTTGGTCGGCGATGCAATTTCTCACGATAATTATACATTTTTGAAGCCCGGCGATAGGTTCAACTTTGGTGGAACAGTATATAGAATGCATTGGAGGGTGGAAGAGGGTCAAGGAGGTATTGAGGGTGGTGCGCCCATTCCTAACGGCACATACATAGCTCCCGATAAAGACGGGGCCGGGGCTGGGAAAACTGGTTACAGTAGTATGTGGTCTGTGGACCGCCTCGAAAAGGAGCACAGGTGGCGAACTCAGATAGGCATAATGCACCAAACAATGGAGCTGGGCCAAAAGTGGGGCGGCGATCCGTATAAAAGGTTCCTGCGAGGTTACGCCACCTCCATTGGTCATAGCCAAATTTACACGGGTTTCGCCGAAAAAATAGGCGGCCATTGCGCGCTGGCATGGGCAGACAGGGGCGACAAGGCTGGCAAGGTGTCCCTTGCGGTGGATTATCGAAATTATTCAGCGGGCCTTGATCAACGACAACCCGACAACTTTTCCGGATTGGGGGAATTTGACGTATTCGATGTTCCAGGATGGAATCAACGAACCTCAGATAATAAAGAAACTATAGAATTGACTGATACTCAAGGCTATACTTTTATTAACCGTGAGGTTCCCTCTCCAACTTACTGGCAGAGGTATCTTCCCGCTGGGGCAGAACAATTGGAAGGCTTGGATGCGGGCAACGGTTATAGCGTTTGGGATTGGGTTTTTGCTCTTAATCAGCTTCGCCAAGGGTGGGATTGGACACAGAGATTAGAGGTATGGATTGGCGTCAATTTTGGTTCATATCCTACCTTTACGCTTGCGGGACAAGTCTTTTCTTCCGGTAATCAACTACCGCACAGACGCCAGTCGCAGGGGGCTCCACATACCGCCCCCGGAATCTCTAATTACGAGCATTGGTTAGCCTTCCTTGCTCAACAGGGAGCGGGCTCGCTCAATCGATATGCTGGTTTTTATAAATTCCCTCAGCGAGCGGTAGACTTTGGGTTTGGCCCGATGACAGATGTCATGGAAGCTTACGGCCAACTCAAAAGGCACGGAATGAATAATTTTACGATTGGGCCCGATGAGGCCCATTCCTGGCGTGGGCGAGAAAATCAAATGGACTCCTACTGCTCTCAATCGAAACGAAGTTCTCAATACAATGAATTGGCGGTCACGGATTTAACTAATATCCCCGTAGGGGAATGTATGAACTGGTTGTGGGAAAATGATATATCCGCCGGAGATATAATATCCATTCAGGATCATCGTAGCCCCAAACGTAACCGTCGCTTATGGAGGGCATACAACGACATTCCGAGCGGCACAATAAAATATGGAGATTTTCCGAAAGCCGGGACCAAGTTTATTCAATCATGGTGGACGGATTTATTTCAGGAAATACTTGATTGGGACAGTTCTACGTGGTATCGTCATGGTGATAGGGTTATATATAAAGGAAACCTATGGCTGATGCCTCACGACTGGGCTAAAGATTGGGGTGATTGGGGTGATCCTGCGACAGACAACTACAATCGAGGCCTTGGTATAAGGGGGGACGACACAATGCCTGGGACCACCGGGGTTTGGAAGAGCAGTATTGAGGACGGGGCAGGGACTAAGCCGCATTGGGTCATCGGCAATCATCACGGAGGGCCCGACAATCAGGTTTCCGACGGCGGCACTCCCGGCGACGGAGGTTGCACTTCTCATAATCAAGGCGCTGACCAGAATCCTGAGAAATTCGCGCTTTATTCCGCCAAAGATATGATTGAGAATTGGAAGGATAGGCCATATACGGCTAGACATAATCGAGAATTGAGGTTTGAACTTGCCGAAAGGTTTATAAATGCGGAGGAAATTGACGAATATAATCCGCTGGCATCGACGATTTATGCCCCGGAAATAATATGGGCGAAAGATATTGAACTGGGCAAGAGATATACCGTGGTTTTCCCTGGGTGGGATCGGGAGTGGGTCAATGGCGAGCTTCACGAGACTATTGACGATTGGGTCGATGAGTTTGGGGAGGAGTGGGAGGAGTGGACTTTTGACTTGCCCAATGGGTATTGGCCCACGGGTGCCGGTGACTCGATTAGGCAATACATGCTGAACTTCGCATCGGGGACCAGCGAACTAGGTTTGGGTATTGGCGAATTGGAGCATCGCGGAGATTCCTCTTTTATCGCCAAGAAAAGCGGATGGAATGTTCTTAGTGCAGATGCCCTTTGGTACGGTGGTCAAGTTGGCCACGATTGGGGTCTTTTTAATGTTTACAATTCCATAATGTTCTTTCATCCCTGGAGAATGTTCGACTGGAGGCCGACGTGGGGGGAATATGGAAGAGTGTCTGCAGCCGACTGGGAAACTATGACTAATGGTTTGCCTGCGATGTATCGGCCGTATTACGCGAGCGAGCCTGGAACTGCCGCCCAACCTGCTGGATCTGGACCACTAGGAGAAAGCTTATATAGAAGCGCTTATACTAACGCCAGCCTTCCTCACTGCGCGGGAGACGTAATATTGTCTGATGGAGATCTGTTCTTGGCTAAAAATTGCGGCAGTCATGGTGTGGGAGCTGCGTGGGATACCTGCGCAATTTATGCCTTTTGGCATTTGGGCTCCTACGAGCCCTTTCCCCCGCCTAGCGAAAGTAAATCTAGGTGGCAGGAGGAATATGACGACAAGATCAGTGATGGATTATCTCCTACCGTGTTGGACCCCATATATCGCAACGTACCCGGGGAGTCAACGATGGGGGGTGCTGAGGACCATCCGATGATGTGGGGAGACTATCGTATTGCCACGCAAGCGGACGTGGATGCGGGCGCAAATTCGTCGATAAACACACCCCCAACTGAGGTGGGGGACGCTTTTGGTAAGGTGGACTGGTCCGGAGCGAAGAAAGTCACCAACCAGTTCCTTCCGGATTCCTCGAATGGCCCGATGTGGTTGGGTGAGGCTTATGACCAGCCCCTTTTAAGAAAAAAGTCATGGGAACGATTACTTAGAAAGCTCCACCCCTCCCTTCAAATGTCGGGTTGGGGTTTCGGCAACAACTTAGAACCGGGGGCATGGGGCGGCTGTCAGGTGCGTCCATATTCCCCGCCCGGCTACTATAGGGGGGATTTAGTAAAAACCCAAGACGGCGGCGTTTGGAAGGTGTGGAGATTTAATGAGGAAGGGGGAAGTGCATCTGGCTACGGAACAGGAGATGATGCTCCTGGCGGAGCAAATAACAAGTGGGAATACATTGGTGAAAATGGGGATTCCCTGGGCTGGCTATTGACTGGAGCGAAGGGCGCGTTTTATTCAGAGAGCTACCTAGATTCCGGAAACAAGCAGGAGCTTACTAAATGGTACATAAACGCAGAAGCAGGAAGCGACAACATACTGAAAGGCTCTACGGATATTTATGACTCTGAGGATGTATCAATAACCTGTAGGGGGTCTAAAATGTTTGCTTCGCGCGATGCGGCGATAAACTGGGTGATACGCAGGGCAAAAGAAAGGGAGAAACTAGGGTTTTCCTGGTACGATCATAAGACGAGAAAATGGGTTGCTGGAAGAAATTGGCTATGGGAGAATATAAATCTCGAGAGAATTTGGGATTATGGAGGCTGGGAACTAAGTGAAGGAGGGAAACCTGAGGGCGCGGGAGATAATGCTGACATATACGTCACGATGACTCCGCGAACGCAATATTACCCGGGGGACCGGGCTTGGTGGAAGGGGGAGCTTTACGAATGTCAGGCGTTTCTTAGGTTAAATTCGTCCGATGAATTCACTACCCATCTTGGTGCCGGAACTTCGTATGTTGTCGGCGCCTCGAACCCGTGGAATGCTTATAATCCTGACGGCCGTTGGGGGGGTACGCCAGTGGGTGACTCGGTATTTCCGTATACTAACCACTCTCTTCCCCACGTGGACGGTGAGCATATCCCCCCTTGGTGGGTAAAGAGTGGGGGTGGAACTTTTAAATTACCTGTTGTTGGTTTTGATGATTACGACGGATCACATGATAATTCTAAACACCAAGGCGCCGCTGGCGTCCGGGAGGGCAGTAATTTAGCGGGAACAATGTCAATATTTCCCAACGATTATTTTGACACCCAAGAGGAGGCTGAAGCTTTCGCTAGAAATCCGCAGGTCGCATCGAATTATAGTGATAGCAACACTTTTCAACCCGGCGGCCCATATAAAGGCCATCCGGGATTTACGGACGCAGACCTAATTGAAATCACAACTGAATACTGCGATAAATATGGGGCCGCAGGCGTAGATGGTGATTGCGAAGTGATTTACATCGGTGGGGCTGCGCACTCGCAATGCCTGGCTAGAATGCGCGGAATATGTGATTCATGGGAAGAGAAGATAGGGAATGCCCTTCCTGGTGGAACCATAATTCCCAACGGGGAACTTTTCCTGTCGATACTGGGGTCTGCAAAATGGAAAGATTCCTGGGAAGATACTGGTAATAAAGTAGATACTGACTAATAATACAATTATGGATAACATATTATATGGAGCTCTGAGCAACACCGTAGTAGAGGTGCATTTTCTATCAAAAGCAGGCTTCATTACCCGGGGACTGTTTTCAAACTGCACGAGATTAATTCCTCAGGGGCAGGCCAGACATAAAGAATTTAGCTTTTTTGCCTGCTATGAATTTTTCAGAAAAAGGGTTGTCAAAATAGAGAACGAAGCGGAAATCACGGGGGTGCTCTTTGAGAACCCCGACGGCGTTCGACCTGGGCAGCTCATATACGGCGAATGTCAACCGTCTAAGGAGTGGGTGCGGGGGCAGGTCGATCGGTTTATTCTTGAAGCCAACCCATTTGGCAGGGGCATAATTAAAGATCTCGATGACAAGCATAAGGTTACCGCAATAGAATTTTTCTCCGGTGAAAGCTCTATTCCTGAGGGGGTGCCGCTAAATCATCTAATAGACGATTTGATTTGTAGTGAAATTTTTATAAATGTTCCCAAGGAATTATTAATTGAAAAATTTTTAAGCAAGGCTGAATCCATGCACAAGCAATGGGACCGTCTAATAGATTTATATGCGGAGCTATCTATTTCAGAAATTAGGAAAGATGAAAATATACCATTCGCCCAGAAGCCGGGCATAATTGCCAGAATCAGGAAGGCTCCTCTTCATTCGCCCACAGGCTTCAAATCCGCTCTAGATCTGAGCGAATATTGGCCTAAGGAACTAATGCCTAAGCCTTCTTCTGTTTTTTCTTAGCTTTAATTCTCTTTATCTCTTTCGGCAAAATCCTACCAACCCTTCTCGCCTCGCCGTCAAGTATCATATCTGCGGGCGAGAGCCCGTCGAGAAGATCATTTTCCGCTTTAAGCCAAGTGGTAGATTCGTACCCATTAAGATTATTGCTGAGGTAGCTCAGTATATCTCTGGTATCTTTCATTATATATAAGTACACTTTATCGTTCTGTAGTGTGTATATACATATATAGCTAATGGCTCACGATAAGTCTAAAAAAAATTTTGTTATCCCACAATTGGCACAAAGCGTTCATATCCATTCACTAAGGTTGACGGATAGGCAGAAAAGGTTTTTGTCTATCGCGTTCAACGATGATACTAAGATAATGTTTGTCGCCGGACCGGCGGGCTCCACTAAAACTTATATGGCAGTTTATTCTGCGTTGAGGCTTTTGAGTGCGTCAGATAAGATGGATTTACTATATGTCCGCACAGTCATTGAGAGCGCAGAAAAGGGGCTTGGGGCCTTGCCTGGGGATATAGATGAAAAATTCAATCCCTATATGGCGCCACTGGAGGACAAGCTTTATGAAATGCTTCCTAAAAACAATACTGCCAAAAGGGAAATGCTTGAAAGTGGCAGAATTTCTGCAATGCCGATAAATTATCTTAGAGGAGCAAACTGGAAGGATAAGATCGTAATTGCAGATGAAGCTCAAAACTTTACCTATAAGGAGCTTACGACGCTTGTCACTAGAATTGGGGAGAATTGCAAATTGTTTATTTGTGGAGACTTTATGCAGAGCGACATCAATGGAAAGAGTGGATTTCCGGCCATGTTTGACCTGTTTAACGACAGGGAAAGTGTAAAGAGAGGTATACATGCATTTAGATTTGGAAAAGAGGACATACTGAGAAGTGAAATACTTAAATATATTATCGGGAAGTTGGATAGCGCAAAAAGCTAGAGCTAAATATTTCGGAAGATGTAAATTAAACGTGCCTGATGCCCCCGTTGATTCCAGAGACTGGATCACTTCAAGGATATGGCGAGCCAGAGAGGTTGATCTAAAGGAGTTTTCCAGGCGCGACCTTACGCCTCGCGTCAAGAACCAAGGGTCAATTGGGTCTTGCGTTGGCCACAGCGGCCGCGTTGTTTACGGTTCGACGGAAGAATTCAAGGACAAGGAGCCTAGTGCTATGTGGATTTATAAAAAAGGGCAATTATATGACCCTTGGCCGGGAGAAGATTATTCCGGCACGACCATCCGTGGCGCATGCAAGGGGCTGGTCAAAGAAGGGTGCTGCGAAGAGAAATATTGGCCAGACCTCCGCAAGGAGGGGGCGCCCATGTCTCCTGAGGCTCCGGAGAACGCGCTTAAGTATAAGATTAATGGATACTATGTAATTCCCAAGGGAGATACAGACCGGATTAAGTCGGCTTTATTAAAAGAGCCTCTATGGACGTCGATTAAGGTCAGAAGGCATTTTTTTCAAACCGACAGCACGGGCGTTGTGAATTCTGATAAGTTTTTGTCCTCCGAAGTTGTCGGTGGGCATGCAGTGTCGATGATTGGCTGGAAGGAGATTGACGGGAAGCTATATTGGGAGTTTCAAAATAGCTGGGGGCGATGGTTCGGGAACAAAGGGTACTTTTTCATGGAGGATTCTTTATATCGGGATGCGATCATTAATGCCGTCGGACCCTATTATCTAGACGTTAAGTCCGAGGAGAAAGAACCTGATCCAGAACCTGATCCAGAACCTGATCCAAAGCCTGAGAAGAAAAAGTTTAATAAAAAATATTTAATTATTGCAGCAATGGCGATTACGGCCCTTTGGGCCATTATAGAAATAATGTAACTTTAATAAGGAGAAAAAATAATGGAAAAACAATTCTACCACAGCAAGAAATTTTGGGCAGCCGTAGTGGCCACCGCTGTTCCTATGCTTAATCACCATTTCGGGTGGGGCTGGGATGCGGATCATATCACGACTATTGTGACCCCCATGATAGCCTATATCTTGGGCCAGGGGCTTGCCGACCTAGGGAAAAACAAAAAATAATGGGCGCAATTCTAAATACTATTCTGGGCGCCGGAATCAAGATAGGAGCAAACATCTTGAACGCCTGGCTTGAGCAGAAGCGACAAGATCAGCTCATGCTGGCCGCAAGGGATGAGAAGATGATTGAAGCGGCTATTAAAAGTCAAGCCGCCCAAGCAAAGGATCCGTTCGTAAAAATAACTAGACGAATATTATTTATGTCTATAACATTTACTTTATGTTATTTAATGTTGTTTTATGCTCACAATCCAAATATTAGTTATGATGTTATTGTCCCTAAGGGCGAAAACACTAGGTGGGGTATATTTTCTTGGTTTTTTGGAGGAGAGGACTTTCATGTAGTGAGGCTTACGGGGGGGCTTATGCTTTCTTCGTTTTTAGACCTATGCTTTATGGTCGTAGGTTTTTATGCAATACCCAGTAGGAGGAGATGATGAATAAAATTATATTATTAATATTGTTAATATTTATGAGCACTGGCTGTAGTGGCCCGAAGATATTTAAAAGTCGAAACGCCGCACCGTCCGCTCCGGTGCCAAATGTAGTAGAGTCATTCGAAGCTGTTGATACAGATAAAAATGGGACAATAAACAGGGAGGAGTACTATTCAAATTCTGTATCAATTAATACCGATCAGCCTACATCTGGGTTAGGATGGATTGTATTAGCGGTTATTATATGTACTTTCGGATCTGCGTTTGTATACAGAAAGCAGCGCATTAATGGAGTTTGTAAGTGTAAATAAATATTATGGAAACTGAATTGCTCACAGCCATTGCCACTATCGTGTCTTCTGTTGCTACCTTAGTTGGGGTTTGGGCGAAAAAGAAATGGTCTGAGCGCCACAAGAATACGGTAGAGGGGCACGTAAGGGCGGGATCTAACGTTAATACGGCACTGAAGTATACTAAGCAGATGATGTTCTCCGGTAGGGCTTACGTTCTAGAATTTCATAATGGAGGGCATTTTTTTTCCGGAAGAGGCCAGCAAAAATTTAGCTGTACGCACGAAACTGTGGAGGCGGGGATAAGCTCTGAATGTATTCATTCTCAAGATCATAGGGTTTCTAACTATAGCGAATATATTACGGAATTAGTCTCGGTTGGGTCTTTTTCTTGCTTGGATATTAATGAAATTCGAGACAGCGGTTTCAGGTCCTTGTTGAACTCTAAGGGTGTGCAGGCAATTTATAATGTTCCGATTACGACTTTAAATGGTAAGGTTATCGGAATATTGGGCGTGGATTATATCTCAAAAATCGAAGCATTTCCTGGGGATGTGGAGGGCATGACGACGGAAGAGTTTATGCAAAACCAGGCAAAGCTAATCGCTGGGTATTTAATATAGTAGATTTTTTAACAAAAAAGCCTTATATATAGTATATGCCGTTTACTTATTGTCAGTCATGTGGACATAAAAACCTATACTCAATGGATGTCCCTAAATTTTGTGGGGAGTGCGGAGAATTGTTGTCAAGCAAAGGCGACTCAACTAAACCAAGGACAACGGTTTCTCGAGCAAAGAATAAGCAAGGCGACCGCCTTCGCCAAGAGAGCTCGGACGAGCTGGATGGTACAGATATATACGAAGTCCCAACAATAGGGGATTTTAAATGTAAAGTATCCTCAGGAGGCTTGGGGAATAGAAAGATAAGCTTAGGGGACCTGTTGCCCCCTATAGAGGAAGCAACGGTTGAAGATTCGTCCAATGAAGCGCCCAAGAAAAAAAGACAAAGAAAAAGAAGAAAAACCTCCAAAAGACAAGGATCTTGATGGTGAAGCTCCCCAGTTCTCTTTTGAGGATAAATTCGAAGACATTAATCTGGAGATAAGAAAGCGACGGGGCAAGTGGTTTTTGGACTCCCTGTCCTGGTTTGATTTTGAGGATGTAGAGCAAATTATACGCGCTCATATTTTTAAAAAATGGGACCAATGGGATCAGAGCCGCCCACTAGGGCCGTGGATCAATAAGATTATTACTAATCAAATGAAAAATATTTTGCGTAATAACTATTCTAATTTTGTCCGACCTTGCCTTAATTGCCCTTTTAATCAGTCCAGATCCGGGAAGGATCCAGGAATAACCCCGGGCAGTTTGTGCGGCTTCACCTCAAGCGGGCTACAGGATAGCGAGTGCCCATTGTATTTAAAGTGGAGCAAAACTAAGAAGGCAGCCTATGACATTAAGATGGCTGTCACCATAGAACATCACACTCATGAGGTTGGCTCCATACAGGATACTCAAGTCGACATTGAGGAGGCTGCGGGTAAATTAGCGAAGGCAATGAAAGAGGCGTTGCCCGAGAAGCAATACAAGGTTTACGATATGCTTTACGTCCAACATATGGATGAAGAGGAAGTCGCTAAGGTGATGGGGTATAAGACGAGCGAAAGGGGTCGAAAAGCAGGCTATAAGCAATTGAAAAATTTAAAGAAAATTTTCAAAGACAAGGCTGCGTCTATTTTAGATAAAGGAGAAATTATTATATATGAAACCGCTGCCGGAGCTTACGGAAGATCAAAAGGCATTTATTAAAGAGAATGCTCCAATAATTGGAGATTTGTCCAAATTAACTAGAGACGTTTTTATGGACGACTCCCTTGACGGCAGAACAAGGGAGGGGCGACTTGTTAGAAAATTCATGAAGGAAGCGGGGATTGACTATTCTACTCGGCACATTAGCAAAAAAGATGATATCCAGCTCACAGAGGAGCAAAAGGAATTTATTCGAAACAACTCCGCCGCAGATGTGAGTAGCGTGGCGTTAGCAAGGCTCGTATTTGCCGGGGCAGAAATAAAACACATGAGCAAAGAGTTCTGGGCGGTTCATGATTTTATTCACGAGGAAGGTTTAGATGTTCCTAAAAATGAAACCGCAATGAACATTAAATATTCCCCTCCGAAGGCAGATAGCAAAATAATGAAGAAAATTCAGGATTGCGTCGGCGTCGAAATTTCCGAGGATAAAATGACGGTGCAATACAAACGATGCATAGAGGCTTTAAGGAAGTTTATGTCTGCACCACGGTTTCTTCAGGTAATTGAAACTTACACGGGCCTTGAGGACCGCAATTTGTTTGAGGCAGAATTTGTTAGGGCTACCTGGGATAAGCCGGATCTTACCACGGACGAAATAAATCTGTATATTAATGTTTGTATGGATTATATCCATTTAAAAAGAATTCAAAGCGCAATGGACAAACTCAATAGAATGTTTGATGAAGCGGAGGAGCAGCAAGACATGACCATTAGGTTGACTGAAATCCTAAAAACAAAAAGCGAAGAATACAATCAATGCGAAAAAAGAATGGAATCCTTAATCTCCAAGCTTCAGGGCGACAGATCCAAAAGAATAGCAAGCCAGGTTTCAAAGAACGCAAGCATACTTAACCTAGTGCAGCTGTTTCAGGAGGAAGAGGAAAGGGGTATCATGTTAAAGATGGCTCAAATGCAACAAAAGCTCATTAGCAACGAAATGGATGAGCTGGAAAAAATGCCAGATTGGAAAGCTAGAGTTCTTGGAATATCAAAGTCTGATTCCCTGTGATGTTTACTAAAGAAATATTCGGACAAAAATTTTATTGCCACTCCAAGGGGGTTGATAAATTTAATGACACTTCCGCTTTAGGGCTTTCGTGGAGACCAGGGAGGGATCCTCTTGCTTATGAAATTCGAGATTGTGTGATAGACGGAAGCAAGGGCGACGAGGGGCTTAAGCTGTCTTTTTGCTATGATGTTTATATTGCTGATTCAAAAATCATTGGGGGAACGGAGGACTGCGTTGATATTGTCCGGGGCGGAAATATTCAATTTGTTAATTGTGAATTTATATCAACTAACACAAAACAACATATTACCATAAAGGGTGGCGCGAGGGACATCTCTATATTGAATTGTAAATTTATAAATGATTATTCAAAATGGTGGGATGGGGCATGTGTTGACTTGGGAAATTGGACGGATTACGATGATGTGAATAGGCCGATGGTGAGAAATATTTCAATTAA